CCTCGGATTAGAATCCGGTCGCGAATACAAAACCATGGCCGATGTGCAGCAATATTTGCGTTATGGCAAAATCATGATTATAACAGATCAGGACATGGATGGGAGCCACATCAAAGGCCTCTGCATCAATTTATTCCACAGTGAATGGGCATCCTTAGTCGATATTCCCGGATTCATTTCGTTTATGAACACTCCTATTCTACGTGCTAAAAAGGGGGCACAAACCCTCGTCTTTTACAATCAAGGCGAGTATGACACGTGGAAAAACGGATTCGGTGAAGCAGGTCCGCAAGGATGGACCATCAAATATTTTAAGGGTTTAGGAACATCGACTTCGGCCGAATTCAAAGAGTATTTCGCCCATAAAAAAATAGTGGATTTCGTGCACAACGGCAAGACCAGTGACGATTCCATCGACAAAATTTTCAACAAAAAACGCGCCGATGACCGAAAACAATGGCTCGAAAACTACGACAAGGCCGCTTATTTAGACACTTCGCATAAGAGTGTGAAATACGAGGATTTCATGAACCGCGAGCTCATCCATTTCAGCACCTATGATTGTGCTCGTTCGATACCAAATATGGTGGATGGTTTGAAAATCTCATTGCGCAAAATTTTGTATTCGGCGTTCAAGCGCAAGTTGACCAGTGAAATCAAAGTCGCCCAGTTTTCGGGGTATGTTTCAGAGCACAGTGCCTACCATCACGGTGAGGCCAGTTTGAATGGTGCTATAGTGAATATGGCACAGACCTTTGTCGGCTCGAACAATATCAATCTGTTAGAGCCGAATGGGCAATTCGGAACGCGTCTTCAAGGTGGCGATGACAGTGCATCGGAGAGATATATCTTCACCCAGTTGAATCCGCTTACCCGCGCACTCTTTCCCGACATGGACGACGCCGTCTTGAGTTATTTAGACGATGATGGCACCATTGTCGAGCCAGAATATTATGTCCCTATTATACCATTTGCTCTCGTCAATGGTATTTCCGGCATCGGCACCGGATTCTCGTGCTCGATTCCTGCCTACAATCCGACCACTATTGTGGGTTATTTGAAAAACAAATTGCGTAGTATCGGCAATGATTCGGTGCAGTTTGTGCCATACTATGAGGGATTCAAGGGGTCGATTCGCAAAATCGAAGACCACAAGTATTTAATCAAGGGCTGTTACGAGAAGGTGGGCGAAGACAAGATTCGCATTACGGAATTGCCCGTAGGCACCTGGACCATGCCCTATATTAGTATGCTGGAAGGAATGATGGACGGAGGTGTTGACAAAGCCGGGAAGAAAGTCGCGCCGACCCTCAAGGATATGGTCTCGATGAGCACCGAAGTCTCCGTAGATATTGTGGTGACCTTTCCGAAAGGGAAGCTCGCAGAGCTGGAGGGGGTCGTCGATGCGACCACCGGCGTCAATGGACTCGAAAAGATGATGAAACTGACCACGACGGTATCGACCACCAATATGCACATGTTTGACTCGAATATTCGATTGCATAAATATGGGTCGGTCGAAGAAATCATTGACGACTTTTATGGTGTCCGCTTGTCCATGTATGGAAAGCGAAAGGCGCAGCAAGTCAAAGACATGGAACAGAAACTCGTGCGCTTGTCGAATCGTGCCCGCTATATCAAGGAGACCTTAGATGGTGTCGTCGATTTGCGTCGCAAGAATGCGCAACAGGTGGAGGAATTGATGATGGGTCGCAAGTTCGATAAAATAGAAGATTCCTTCAAATACTTGATCAAAATGCCGATGGATTCGGTCACCATGGAAAATGTCGAACAAATTATGAAAGAACGGGAGGTTTGCGAAAAAGATTTAGCAACCTTGAAGGCCACGACGCTCGAACAAATCTGGTTGTCTGAACTCGACATCTTAGAACGCGAATATGCAGTGTATAAAACTCGCCGTGAAAAAATACAAGCCGGTTCGGTGAAGACCGCGGAAAAGAAAACCGTCATCAAAAAGGCGGCTAAAAAATAAATAACACATCTTTGTATATATTTTTTATGAATCCATGTTTCACACAACTCTCTATGGACATTGTCAAACATATTTTAGGCTATCATGAGAACATTGTTATCCGGGGCAACAAAATCATCTATATTGGCAAGATTGCAGCGGATGACCCGCGACGCATGTTGCTTTTGAAACGACCACTCATCAAAAACAATCGAGTAACCTTTCCACTATTACCCACCCATCGACCCGGCATACTCAAATGGTTTGTTCTCGTTTCTACCCGAGAAATTGACTACAATGAAGAAACCGATGAAATAGATATTGGCCATCATATCATTGAATTCTGGAAGTTGGAACGAACCATCGGAAGTCATCATAATCGAGTCCTTTCGACAAAGGTGACGAAAATTGTGTAATAGTATTGTATTTTCGGAAATCGATATAAAGTTTTCCGGCTACATCATGTAGGGTATTATGAAATCGAATCGTGCAAACAAAACACGGAATGCCGACGACGACGAAGAAGAAGACGAAAAGGAAGACGATTTGTCGGGTATTTCCAGGGAGAATAACCGCATTCTCTTTTACAGTGAAATCGACCGGAAGAGTATTTTGAAATTGATTGGGCTCATCAAAGAAGCCGAAGAATATTCGATGATTTTGTCTATGCGGCTCAGTATCGACGCCGTGCCCATTTATTTGCACATCAATTCGGAAGGTGGAACGGTGTTTGATGTATTTATTGCCATGGACGTGATTCGTAATTGCCGTGTGCCCGTGTATTCGGTGATTGACGGAGCAACTGCGTCGTGCGGGACGCTCTTGAGTGTAGTGTGTGCAAAACGATATATTCGTCCATCGGCCTTTATGCTGATTCATCAATTGAGCAGTGAATGCTGGGGCAAAATGCGCGAAATCGAAGACGAATATAAAATTTTAGTGGAGCTGATGGATAAAATCAAAGCCACCTACAAGCAACATTCGAAACTCAAGAAAAAACAAATCAAAAAATTGCTGAACCATGATTTATGGCTGAATGCGGAAACGTCGATTGAGTATGGACTCGCCGACGAATTATGGCTGAAATAATTTTGTCATCCTACTATAGTAGCATGACAGAAATTGCCCTGAAATATATACCGAAACGATTGACGCAAAAAGACCGCAAGAAACAAGCGGCAATGTTGCGCAAATCGCGCAAACAGTATCGCGAGGGGAAATATTATACACGTAAGCGCGTTGCGTCTTACAAGAGCAAACCGTCGAAACACGTCGCAAAAGCCCGTCGTATCTACGGCGTCGATTCGATTGCGCCCTCGAAAGAATTGGCCGAAGCCACGGGGTGCTCCATTGATGCTATGACACAAATCGTCCAGAAAGGTGAGGGCGCCTATTTTTCGTCGGGGTCTCGTCCGAATCAAACCGCTCAATCCTGGGGAATCGCACGTTTAGCAAGTGCCATTACCGGCGGCAAATCCGCTGCGGTAGATTATGCGATATTGGAAAAGGGTTGCGACCATCACATGCGCGCATTTAAGATGGCAAATCAATCGCGGAAAAAACATGGGTATGGACAACGTCGCGTAGCAAAGACAGTGCTCTAGAGATGCGCCGTTGTATACACCGCACACACATTGAGTAATATACCAATGAATAGCGCAAATCCAATGGGCCAGTTTTTAGCCATAAAATGTTGCGTCATTTTTGCAGGCAGGTTTTGTTCGAGTTCGAAGTATTTCCCCTCTTTGCCACATTTGTTTTCGTCATTACGACAGGAACTCGCGAAATCATAGTCGATTTGGTCGCTGACAATGTCTTTCGATCCGAATTTTTCACACCGATTTAGCGTCGATGTGAAATCGTTGTATGTGCTAGGTTTGTAATACATACAATTTCGGCAGGCAGGGATATCGATATTTTTGATGACTCTATTTCCGCGAATCAGGGGGAGTGCGACTAGCCATGTAAATCTCATTTTGTGTATACAAGTCTCCTAGAGTATTTAGATTGTTTTGCAATAAATCATCTAAACAAATCGTCGATAGTAGTTATATCAATGTCTAACATTTTGGCCATGTTACCTCCGCCCGGGGATACAACTATCCCAACGATTTCCCGTCGTGCGCGCTTAGAAGATTTTTTCGGGGATGATGCATGCACACAAAATAAAAACAACTATAATCAAAATCAATGTCATAATGATTCTATATCAAAAAATCAACAAGAGTTTGGGCACAAAAAACGTATCAAACCATGACGCACAGGAGCAAAAAGCCAGCAACAAATTGCACCAAAGGGCTTTAAAAAAGGTTTCCGTGGATAAATTGTTCAGGCACTATGTGAATGACGTGACATAAATATGTTGCCGACAACAGAATACCTAATTATTCATATATCGTCATCAATTGCTTGATAGTCGGACCCATATTTTTTCGGTAATGCCTGATGTTTGCAAACAAGATGCATCGCATACAACATCATAACCATTACTGCAAGTAATGACGTCAATATAAATACTAAGTTGATATAGGTATCGACTAAGATAGTATATTCAGTTTCATAGAATTCTATCATTGATTCATCAACTACATTATTTATGCTACATAATGTTCGCGCATTTTCCGGACATAAATCAGTGGCGAAAATTTCGGACGGTTCAACAACTGATTTATAGGATTCTTCAATCATTTTGATGCCATCGAGTTCAATCGTATAGTGTTCTGTGTCATAGACATAATGTATGATTTCATTACGGGGAGATGCTTCCGCATAAACGATGGCCGACCATTGGTCATAACCGTCGATTTCGGTAGTATTGGTCCATGCATTGTCAGTGGCGAGACCCATCAAGGTGGGGAGCCAGTCGGTCACGTGCATTTTGCCCTCGTAAGTTTTTCCACGCAAAGTGGCGTCGATGAGCGGGCTATGCACAAAAGCATTTGACCGAACACCGCCATTGTATTTGTCGTATTTGTTGCCGCGAAACGGATAAGATGTGCCATTGACGATTCCTTCGCCGCCATTGTCTCCGGCGACCACCAGTATCGTATTGTTATAGAGACCATGCGATTTAAGTGCGCACGTCAGATTCGCAATGGCTTCGTCGAGCATCAGATTTTGCGCACAATAAATGGCGGCGTCGTCAGAATAGGAAGTCGAGCACCGCTCGACATAATTGTCGGGGGCTTCGCGTGGAAAATGGACGAGCTGTAGGGCATAATATAAAAACATAGGAGTAGATGGATGATTTTCGGCATGGTCGGCAATCATCGTCTGGACTTTTTCATTGAATATATAGGCACTATGGTAATCGGAATCCAAATAGGCGGCGTCGGTTTCCAGAGTATCACCATCCTGCAAATCGAGAAATCCGCCATATGTTTTGTTGTAGTAATCAATATAACCACTATAGTATCCATAAAACTTGTCGAATCCTCGATAGAGGGGTGTGCGGGCATAAGACGAGTAGCCTAAATGCCATTTACCGACTAAATAGGTGCGGTATCCAGCGGATTGCATGCTTTGTGCCATCGTGGTTTCGGAAAGAGGTAATTCTGCGTCATCATTTTCGTCACAGTCTTCGAACCCGAGTCGTAGGGCATATCGGCCAGTCATGAGGGCACCGCGGGATGGAGTGCAAGATTCGTGGGTGAAATAGTTTTCGATGATGATGCCGTCATTCGCGAGCGCGTCGATATTTGGCGAAACAAAGGGCATGTAGGTCGAATGATAGCCGACATCATTGTAACCCCAGTCATCGACAAATACAAAGACAATATGGGGCGCATCGCTGTAAGAATAGATTTGTTCGACGGTCACTGAATAAGTATCGTTGATATAAGGACATATACCACCACATTCGTCGTAAGATGCATTGATGATAGTGCTGTTTGTATCTGTTCCGGAAGTATCAGGTTGCACCAGGCGGTCTAACCATATTTCCGAGAGTTCGGCGATTTGTGCAATAGATGTGGTATAGGCGGGGTCTTTCGAAATGTCGATGGATTCCGTGGGATCGGCAGTCAAATTAAAGACATAAGACGTTCGGGTTTGCCACACAAATAGGAGGAATAATATGGTGGGGATATATATCATTATATGTAGTGGTATATATTATACAATGTCTAAATCTGTTTTGACTACACAAAATTGAATATTTTGTATGATGTTGTGGAAACTTATCAAATATGTATAACACGATTCTTTATCTTTTATCGAAATTATTCGGAAAGAGTTCCGCAAAAACCATACACGCTCGACGTGAATCATTTATAGATGACCCGTCACCACAGGAAAACACGAATAATGGTCCTTCGCACAATGGAAATTTAATTGTCTCTCGAAACAAATCACGAACTGGGAGGGTGCATCCCACATATGACGAGGAACCTCATGTTGAATAAAAATAAATCTATTTTTATTCACACTCACTACAAATACACAGAAAACGCTCTGTATAGGGTTCGAACCTACGACCTAACGGTTAACAGCCGTTTGCTCTACCACTGAGCTAACAGAGCAAATATGAAACTACCATGGTTTCACACAATAACTAGGCCCGATTCTTTATGTTGTTTTTCCGAAAACTCATATATTTGTAATTCACATAGTATTCACATAACATCACAATTAGAAACCACTGCATAATTGCAGCGAATCATTTAGAATAAAAACATGCATTATATACATATGAAGAATATTACGAAATGGATATTGCCGCCTAGTCCAGATACATGTGGCCTATGTAATTGTCAGACGGAAACGACCCTCCTAATATGTAGGCATCGTATTTGCGAAAACTGTATCGAAATCCAGGCCATGTATTCGCATGCGATTCCATGTTTTCAATGCAAAGGAATCTGTTGGCATGCTTCGAAATCGAATGTAGGGAAAAAACAATAGGGTAATGAATCGATTTTTTGTGTAATAGAATTGTATTACACAAACCTGTTAAAAATAAGGTTTCAATTCGAGCTGTTTGTAAGAACGGTCGTTTGCTTGTGGGCGGTCGAATGGCATGACTAAACTACTCTGGTCTTGGCAATATTTCAAGTAGGCGACGGCTTCGCCATGGACGAATTTGACACAATAATCGAGAACAATATCATTTAGGCGTTGTATTTGTTCAGGAATACGGTCGGGGTAATGTTCGGCGTATTGCAAATAGGTGCTGCGCATGATGATTTTCAGGGCGTCAATGTTTTGTGGCGGGACATTGATTTGCATAGGTCCGGACATTTTGTAGACACCGGCGCGAATGCCGTTTTGCAAAATGGTGATATTGGCTTCTGAGAAAAACGCCTGGGACAATTGACTATTCTCCCAGGTGCCATTTAGTGCACCTCGATATTCGGTTGCCTTGTTGGTGATGGCGATTTTTTCTTGCATTTGGAAGCGGATATCTTGTGGGGGTTCGGCAATAATATCGACGCGTCCATTATATTTAGCAATATTCAAAATGCTTTTATAACTATCTTCGAAAGACGTTGGATTTAATGACATACTTATAGTGGGATGAGAAAAAAGAACTTGTGGAAAACCGTCATTTCTTGTCAAATATGCGCTAAATATGTATGTTCTCATTTCGTCCGGACGAATGTATAATATTTTTGTGGTCTTATGATATAGTATGGATTCGTTTCAAAAAATCGTTTTAGCAATCGCCACTGTCATTCTTATTTTGATTTTGACAATTATTGGTGTCATGCTCACAAAATATAAAAACAAGGTCGTTTATCCACCTGTTGCAAACACCTGTCCCGATTATTGGAAAATTTCGGCGGATGGTCTCAGTTGTTCTATACCGAGCTCTTCTGCGGTAAATGCCGGCAATATCTATAAATCCGATGGAAGTCTAGCCATTTCATCAGCCGATACCTACGGATATGATTCCACAAACAATACCATTAATTTCACCGACGGTGGATGGAGCACTTCAAAGAGTGCAGTATGTGCACAGAAAGACTGGGCCGGAACCTATAATGTCATATGGGATGGGGTCAGCAATTACAATTCATGCTAAATGATAATCGAAAGTCATTATCATTTATTTCTTGGTTCGGGTGACAAATTTCACAACATTCGCCTTTTCACCGAATGTGTGGTCAATATCGCTTATGTGTATTGGCTTTTGCACCAGAGTGCAAAGATATGTAACCGATTGGTTTAAACTAGAGCCGTGGATAATGGCTTTATTATCTACTTCCATCGTGGAATATTTCAATCGACGCAAGTTCTCTATGGCCGGATGCAAATCCGTGATTTGCATTTGCACGGCATCGCGCAATGTTTGTTTGTTGTTTGTTTGCTCATAATCTTCCACCATATGTTTGATAACAAGGGTGATTTTTTCGACATTCTCAATCGCATCATTCATTTGTCGTTGGCGTTCTTCGCTATAATAAAGTTGATTGTGATTGGTCAATAGTTCTTTATACATGGAACTGTCGCCCGTGTAGTGTTCTAATTTCTTTTTGAAGATATTTGCAGCGGCGGCTTCTCCTATATAATTAAAGAGAACATCGAGCTTTTGTCGGATGATGGATGTCTGTATTTTTTCGGTATCTTCTTTGAACAAATACGTCATGTATTCTTCGTCGGAATACCCTCCGCGATACAACTTGATGTCTAAATTACATTTCGTTGCCCGGTTGGTGTCGCCACACATGGCCACATAATATTCGTCTTTTAGCTCAAATATTGTGCCTACTGGACGCTTGCAATTCACGCATTTCGGCTTGTATTGTTGCAGCAATGTTCTCCCAATCTTTTTCGTAGCAGCTTTGCGATATATGTCTTTCCGTATACTTTGATTATTTGTGTCATATTGATTCTTGAGTTTGAAATACTGATGCAATGCTTCGATATAATCGATTTTTTGGCTGTCTGTTTCGGTCGAGTTCTCTTCACCCCGTGGAGTATAATCCGCAAAGGGTGTATTCTCACTTTGGATATCCACTAACGATGCTGGGACGTGTTCAATGACTAACATTGGATTGTTTGAAGCATGTAAAATACGTAGTTTCTGGCAGTTCTCTAAATCGAGGATTTTCAATTGGTTGTTGGTGACATAGAGTTCTTCTAAATCTTCCGGAAGCTCCGACAATTCGGCGACTTTATTATTGGACAAGTTGAGAACTTGTAGTTTCGGCGTTGATTTTCCATCAAAATAGGTCAAATAATTGTCTTCGCAAACGATTTTTTCGAGTTTGTGTGATAGATTGTCTAGATTGGTCAATAAATTGCGTCCGACAATCAAAGTTCTCACTTCATCTGGCAAATTGCGAATCGATGTAATTTCGCCTTCGCCGAGTTCAATATGTTTGATATGATTGAATCCACTTTCGCCTAAATAGGCGAAATCGAGGTCGCCATGGAGAGGTTCTCGAATGACGAGTTCGCTCGTCGATTTCGACAAGTTCTCGATAATGCCCATCAATTCATCTTGTGCGCTATTGTTGTCGCGGCGGACATTTTCGCGTTCGCTTTCTATAATATTCATATTCTATACAATATGAATATATGTTTCTAGGGATTTATGTGCGCAACCGTTCTAACATATCGTATTCGCTTCGGTCTTGCACCACGGGTAGGCTGGTAATACTGGAAAGCGGATGTTCAATGCGCTCGTTTTGATAAAAGCGTATTTTCGACAAAATATAAGCCTGGTCGTGCACCATCTTGTTGTATTGTTCTTCGGGGGATAATTTGCGCTTGTAACAAATATAAAGGGCTGAGCCGAAGATGCCTAAAAAGAGAATGAGAACGCCGATATTCAGTGCCCATGTGTAGATGTTCACGCGGTTATCATGACAACGATTCAGGGTATTGTATAAAAAATGTTTGACGCCGGGTTCAATCAATCGGGGTCCACTATTCATGCTCTATACATACTAAGGATGCAAAAACGGGTTTATTTTTCGCTAAATTCTCAAATAAGCTAAAACGCCTAAATAACAAAATATGGCGATAAAAATGGCCGCCAGCCATATGGGGACGACTGTTTTATGGCGGTATCCGACGCCAAAGGGGCGAAATCCTCCGTCTTCATTGTATAATAGTTGTGGTTTCAATAGATGTATCATTGAAAATATCACTAAAAACATAAAAATAGCAATATGGACCTTATACACTCGCACAATTTGTTTCAACATAGTTATATTATGGACATGTTTTTTTATCGACATATTCTATAGAATGCCGGCATCCCGCCGAAAAACATGTAAAATATACAAATCATGTGCACACGTTCCTTGTGGAAAAGTCATGAATCAATGCAGTCCGGCATATTGTTCCGACGGTTCGAAAAACTGGGCGTTGTGTAATATGGCTCATTGGAATCCGCGTTACCGCAAATATTGCAAAAGCGAATCACGGTGTCGCAAGAGTCGGAAAAACACTATATCTACTGACCAGGTAGATGCGAAAGAATTGCATCACAAAATGCCCTACATATGGCGTCATCTCGACCGTAAAACCCGGCGCAAGATGGTTGCTTTAGCAAGAAAACCAGTGTCGGAAATCGACATCAAATACATGAAACCATAAATACATCATCTATATGTTGTATTTATGCAATAGAGTCAATCACTAATTGTCGTAAGCGAAATCATCGTCGCCTTCGTCCCCATAATAATTTCCGTCTAAATAATCGTCGCCGAATGCGGCAATATCTAATCCATCGTCGTCGTATTCTCCCGCCGCTTGCTCGGCATCTGCATACAAATCTTCGACCGTCATTTCGGCTAAATCCACGTCCAATACATCTTGCGCTAAATCGGCTTCCAATCGGTGCAATATATCATTTCGTTCGCGTTCATACGTTTGTTTATCATACGAAAAGACGCCTTTTTGAATACCTACATTCCAGCGTCCCAGTTTGAGTTGTTTCAACATATCTTCCGTTTTGCGTTCGTCCTTTTCCATGTTCTCTAAATAATCCGTAATGACTTTCTTTTCCTCTTGTTTTGATTTCCGGATTTTGCGGGCAATGTCGCTATAGGATTTGTCCATCATCGCCTTGTGTTCGAAATCTATAGTAATAAAATCAATCAGAAGAGAACAGATGCGTTTGCGAAATGCTTCGCGGTCACCGCCTCGAATATCCACGTTCTCTAATGCACCTACATCATCCCCCATATTTATATCCATGGTGCTGGGTGCATCGATGCCTTCATCCATCATTTCGCGACGTTCTTGACGGCTCACGACCAGGTCATAGTGCATCATATCGTCGTCCATAGCCATTTTCATATATTCGTATAACACAGACAAATAGCAATAAGAGTGCAACATGTAGAGGGTTTTCTTGTCAAACAATTCGAAATAGGTCGCATCGTTTTTGTGAATAGGTGTTTCAATCGGAATATGTTGCAAAAACAAGTGCAAATTGACACATTGTTCTCCGATTTGATGGAATACTTGTATGATGGAAGCGTCGTCTTTGTATTTTTTGAGTGATGCTAAATGTTTGCACATAATATTCCAGATATCCTCATAGTGATGTTTCGACAAATTCCATTGCACATTCACTTTCGGTTTCTGGGTTTTGTATAAAATCGTAGATGGATATACCTTTGCCATGGATTCGACCGCATTGCGCATAAAGTGACACACGGTATATATGGCATCACCCTCTTTGTCATCACTCTGCCATTTAGTGATGGTAGCTAAAAAAGATTGAATCTCATTGATTTTGTCTAGTTCGACGGACCGGCATCCCTGAATGAAATCCACAATTTCCTTCAACATATCACCATTCACTTTGCCTACATATTTGCGCAAATTGGTTAATGATGGGTCTTCTTTTTTCATGTCGCGAGGCTTGTAGCCATCAATGACTTTTCCCAGCAAATTGCGCAATGGGTGTGGAATCACTTCCGAATCGTATTTTTCCATGGTTTCTAAAAAGTCGGTGAGTGCAGCAATGGCAGGGGTTTCGGCGCTTTGTGTTATAGTAATTGTATTGCGTTGATTGACTTTTCCCATGAGTTGCAGGAGTGCTTCGGCGTCGAATTTTTTGCCGTGTTTTTTCAGGAATTCGGTTTTTTCTTCAATGGACCAGAAGGGTTGATATCCCGCGGGTCTTTCGCCACAAAGGGCGGCAAATTCTTCGGGGACGGCGAGTCCGGGGCGGTCATAGCGGCAATAATGGATAAATGCCGCGTAAATGTTTTGCTCGATTTGTCCTTTTGGCATCTCGGGGCGGATGGCCCAGGTGGAGGCGGGATGATAAAAGAAGGGGGCAGTGGATAATTCGCGGACATCGTTCAACGTTTTTCCTAAATCATTGGCTACGTGAATGTATTGTTCGATGGCCGGATTTTCGGCCATAAAATAGGACAACGGATGAGTCGATTTGTTCGCCTCATTGCAGCAGGCGTTTTGCAAAAAGGCTTTGCCCGCGGCGGTTTGCAAGAGTGCGTTTTTCTTGGCTACAATGTCATAGATTTGTTCTATGACACCATAACCGTGCGCATTGATTTTCGATTTCAACATGTCAATGTGTTCGCGTTGTGATTTGCTGCCCTTTTTCAAGGTTTCGCGCAATTCGGCCTTGAAATCCGACGACACCGTGCGCAATCCAGCAATGACGCCGATGGAAACCATAGGTGGCAAGAATTGTCGCCATTTTGAAACCGAATGTTCTTCCGGAACCACTTCGTCGGGTTGGAGAACTAAATAGGCGCGTTTGTTGGCATACAATTCTTGCACGTCATTGCGTTTGGTAATATGTTTGTCTAATGCATCTCGGATACGTGCGGCAATGGCCGAGACGTTGAGTTTTTGAATCGATGCCCACGGCGCCTCGTCGGTTTTCGAACCATGTAAGACACATGCAATGTATTTGATACCGGAAACGTCTTCGATACCCGTCATTGGATACCCGGCAAACGATTTCACACATCCGGGGTAAATTTTGCGGGTTTTGATAGTAGGTATAGCACATTGCGCTGCTACTAGCACACATGCACCCACGATACCAATGATGGATTGATGTTTATAAATCGGCCATGGAACTGGGACACGCTCCGCCTTGTCGGTTTTCTTCGCCGCTTCGTCGACGCGTTTTTTATACGAATCTTCGCTCAAAATGACGGCGCGGTTGCGAATCAATTCGAGCGCACAACGCAAGACGAATTCTTCGACAAATTCGGTTGGTATACCACCATTATAACAAAGGGCAGCAAACACATTGTAGGCCATTTGGTCATCGGCATCTTCAAATTCACGCCCTTTTTTGGCCAGGGTTTCGGCAATGACTTGCCCCACATCTTTCTCTAAAATACCGTGGCTGACGATTTTGAATCCGGCATCGTCATATTCGTCTTGCGCTACAAAATCGTTCTTTTGCAATTCCCAACCACTGTATTTGTCGATAATGGCATCACCGTCATCACTTTGACGACCATGACTATGACACAATTCGGCTAAAGTTTGTTGATAATCCCCATACACAAAGGCCTGTGCTAGCATCTTGATACTGACTGGTAATAATTTGACGTTTGTTTCTTTGCAATAGAGCCATTGTGCTTCTTCTTTCAATTCGATGACCATGGCTTCGCGACAATATTCGGTGACAAACGTGCATAAATCGTTTTGCTTTTTGATGAAATCGTCTTGTCCCATAATCCAGTCGAGTAATTTCGCATAAGGCGAAACAATCAAATCTTCTAACTGTGTCTGTTTGCCTAATTCGTAAGACACTAAATTCTGTTTATAGGCCTGAATTTGTCTCAATGCAGCATTGCGCGAGATTTGTTTGCGACCGCGTTCTAAGGTATTTTCGAGTTGCTGTTCCATTTCTTCGACCGTGATGGCTAAACGTTTGTCTAATTCGCCGAAAACCTTTTCGTGGGACAATTTGTCCATTTTTGCATGAGAACGTTCCATCGTATCGCATTGTTGATTGACCTGATTCTTATAACACGAAGTATCTATATTACAAAAGAGGGATTGGTTGTCTAAAAAGGCTTCTTCGCTAATACTTTCGTCGCGCACCCAGTGGTCGTTCATGCGCTTGTAATAGTGGGTTTTGCCACGAACCCGGCCTTCATGCTCGATTTCAGCTAATTCCCGTTTCGTCAATTTCGATGGGTCCACGTCTTTTGGCAGTTGAGGGGCTAATTCGAGTAGGGCATATTCGCCGGATTTCACGGTTTTTTTGCCAGCAATCATCGTGGAAGCTAATTCTTTCGCAAATACACTATTGCAATCGTGTTTGGCAATCAAGTTCTCAGCTAAATAATCGACGAAATCGGTGGGAACCATTTTCTTTTGCTTGTCGGCATATTTCTTCAAAATGTGGTAAGGGGTATCGTCGTATTCAGTGTCATAGTAAATGTTTTCGATATTGTTGTCCTTTTGTAATTCGGTAATGGATGTGTATTTTTTCGTCAAGAATCGGCGGGCGCAATCGGTGGGTTTGATTTTGTCGATTTTGCTCATGTCTTCGACGTAGGGGTGGTCGAGCGCATCGAGAATTTTATGGGGGGTGGTCAAGGACAAAAGCATGCGCGAGACCAATACGTCGAATATGGCGCCGCCATCCATTTCCGCGATTTTGAGAAGAATTTCGGCATTTGTATAATTGGCTAAAGCATTGACGTCGACCTTGTAAGCATCGCAAAATACCCCTAATAAATCGGATTTTTCGGCAAAGGTTCTCATCACCACATTGGTGAATTTGTTCACAGGCTTGCGAACATTACGCATCTTCATCATCTCTTGCTCTTTTTGTGCAATAGATGTTTTGTATGCTTTGACCTGGTGTTTGATGAAAAAACGGATGGAATTGTATTGCTGGTAGGTGATGTCTTCTGCATAAACATAAAAGGGTTCGAGAACCTGGAGGGCATCAACGACGGAAAGGGGTCGATTTGCCATGTATTTTTGCATGGTTTGAATGAGGTAATGGGTTTGGGGTAAAATGGCGTTCAAGAACTCTTGATAGTCGGGATGTTCCACGTCTTCGGACACTGAATAATTGACGATTTTCGATAAAAAACGCATGTTCTCGTCATTGGGGTTTTCAGGGTCGGCATAGGGAACCGCTTGATTCAAGTCTTCCAGAGAGTGTTCATGCACCTTGGTACGTTTGTTGAGTAGGCGGAACAATTGTAATGGATGGCGGGCTAGTTCGGTGCGGTCTAATATCGAAGTGCCGGGTAATTCCACGCGGGATAGGTGCATGATGGGTTCGGGCAACATCAAGACGGATTTGAGCGTGATTTTATCGGCGGGCATGAGCGGTTTGCGCAAAAAGATTTTTTGTCCATGTTTTAAGGCGACGGATTCAGGGCGCATAACGCCTAAATTATATCGTTCAATGACAAATCGAGTAGGAATATCCGTATGAACAGCACCTTGACGTGGATATGACACAACGGTGCGAGAACTTGCGCAAAAGTTCTCTAGATTATGCACAATACAATCAATATTGGCTTGAATTTCGCGATGATGCACGAGAACATTGTGTGCAGGATTGGTGGGTTCTTCATAAGGTGTCATAGTATCCGTCATCGATTGAAACATGCGAACATATTTGAGACCTTCTCCGACACCGGTGTTTTTCTCAAAATCACGCTGAGCGGTATATTGGTCATACACCGCATCTGATACTAATACAGTGGCCACATCTTCGGCAATATCTTCCGAATATTGACGCGAATTTTCAATATACATTTTGCGGCGATTTTGCACCACGGGTATGGCCCACTGGATGCGGGTATTTAGGTTGCCGAGTTTTTCGAGCAAAGGTTTATGTCCGGCGCCTTTGATGGCCACATCCACTACATTGCCATTTGCGTCGAAGGTAGAGAACTTGGCGCGGAGTTCTTTGAAACGCTCAATGAGCAACGATAAATTGTCCATGACGCGTTTGGTGCGTTTGCTGTTTGGAATGGTCGATAATAATTCGTCCATCAAATCAGTCACTTGCACATCGACACCGTAGCGTTTCTGGCTTTCCGGAACTTCGACCTCGACGGTAATTTCTGCGAGTTCGTCGCCGAAAATATCCGCGGCATCTAAATATATTTTGTGGAGAACATCGTGAATATTTTCGTCGGATTTGGCGTTTTCGGGTATCGAAATGATGGATTCGCCACTTTCAGTAAATGCGATTGACGCTTCGGCAGCTAGCGCTGTATCGGGTTCTTCACCGACGTCTTCTAAGTCCATGGCCGAAAGAGACGACTTTGCACTGGCGGGGCGTTCACGAATGACAATCGAGCGAATCGGAATAGTAGCCGGAATACCCTTGTATTCAAAATCAATGTATAACACTGAAATCGCCGGGTAAGTCGTAATCTCAATCATATCTTCTTCTAAATTCGTAATTTCACCGGTAACCACGGTCGGAAATTCGCCCCCGAAATGAATATCGACCCAGGTTTGTGGTAGCAATTTATTTTGTCGGGCATATCCCGCCTCTTCACTACGACCAAGCAGTTTGATTTGTGTAATAGATTCGTCGGATAAATAACGGCCATCGAGAATATTCAGCGTTTTTTCTGCAAACGTGGTCAAATGAATCAGGCGGATATTCTGCTCGTCAATATATTCAATCATAAAGGTCTGTTCATGATACTCTTCGTTCGCCGGGGAAACAATTTGTATAATATCGCCGAGTTCCAGTTTGACGGAATGGTCATCATTGTTTATCATGATTGTTTCGTTTTCCATACTATATAGTTACTATATAGTATTGTTCTAAATTATTACGTGGATTCTTATACAAAGAGAAAAGGCAATTAGAGAGAACCTGGCATATATTCTTAGCAATGTCCTTTGAGAGAGTGTGTTATAGAGATTATGTATTAGAGTTGGATTCGCCCCAGTTCTCCGAAAAGATTGTTCCGTCGAAAATGGTGGAACACGCGGCCCTCTCTTATGCGGTCTATCATTATGACACCGATATTTTATGTTTCGACGACCATTTTCACGGTCAGTTTCGCTCCGTCGTGTTCTCCCATCCCGAAAACCGTCTCCTTTCGTTTTCTCCTCCTAAATCTGCAGTCAATGAACGATTCATGGAGGAAACGCCTTTCCTAGATGATGAACATGTCACCGTGAGCGAGAAGGTGGAGGGCGTCATGATCAACCTCTTTTATGAAAAACGGAATGGTCGTTGGACCCTGGCCACGAAAACGACTGTAGGTGGAAATCGCTGGGTATTTGAACCGAAAAACGACCCTGCATATGTAGGCAACCGGAAACCGAAACCCGAAAAATCGTCGTTTTTGGCGATGTTTTTGGATGCATTACAATGTTCTCAACACGACCTAAATGATTGTGCCATTATAAATGAATTGGACACACAATATTCCTATTCCTTTGTATTGCAACACCCCGACAATACCATCACTCGGCGAGTAGAAAGACCACGCGTCTATCTAGTGGCAGTATATGATATAGACCAGCAGCATAATCGTGCAGTAGAGATTCCGTCCTATGTCTATGAGAACTGGCCGATTTTCCTAAATGTAGGCATAATTGAATTCCCCACAAAAATCACCGAATCATCCTATGACACCATTCGCAAAAAATATTGCGCAAAACATTCGTCCTATGTTGGTCCAGGAATCGTCGTGCACAATTATGCAAAGGGTATGCGAACCGTCTTTGAGAACGAAGCATATGGCGAATTACGAAACGCCTATAAAATCAATACGATGCTCTTGTATCAATATTTGTCTTTACATCGGATTGACAAGATCGCCGATTTCATGAAATATTTTCACCCCTACCGCAAACAAATGGAAGAATTTAGGCGCGCATTCGACGATTTCATAAAATGTCTGCATCAGGCCTATCTCGATGTTCATGTTCTCAAAATCATAAGGGTCGCCGACCTCAATCATTCTATAGCACCCCATGTAAAATCTTTGCATAAGAACATCTATTTGCGATTTATCGGGACACGTTTAGCAAAACGCATTACGCGTGAAGTCGTGCGCGAATATGTTGAAACGATGGAGCCGCGCGAGATGTTGTATTTGATGACGCATCATCGTCGAACAGCAACTGTTGGTCAGTAGTGTAAAATAAAAGAGACGTTATTTTACAATGGTCATGCATCGTTGCATCAATGCAACTTTTTCATCGATTTTTGAAACGACGCATACGCATCGCCTAAAGTATCATAATGCACATATTTGATATGGTGGGATTCACAGAATTCTCGCACAATATGCGCGATTTTTGCATAATGCACATGACACATATTTGGAAACAAATGATGTTCAATCTGATAGTTGATACCCCCGAAAAAAACCGCCCACCACCGACATTGTTGCATAAACCCGGCCGAGTTATGGACCTGCATTTTGAACCAGTTGTTGCCTTCATAATGGTTGTCGACTTTTGATTCATAGAGGTCGTGGTCGGCAAACACATTGATATAATACAAAAAGCTATGGACCATCATATACAGAATCGTCGGACATAGACCCATGAACCAAAAAAGGTTTAATTTTAGAGCTACGAATAACATGTCTACATTGTCGTAATATACAATCTTCGGCAGGCGGTATTCTTTGCGCTTGACATTGGAGGAATGTTCAAACGATGCAATCACATACCATATGGATTGCAAATAATGCTGTCCAGGGAAAAATGCATACAGTGCTTGAATACCCGGAAAATACTTGACCTTGAGGTTGAAAATCGACCATATATCATAAATATTTGCATCCGGGTCATTTTGCAAGCCCGTGAACGAATGGTGATAATAGACGTGATGATAGAACCATAGATGATGATTCCATAATGTCCAGCTGTTCCACACTTTCGAAATCACCTCGTTTGTATGAGGATTTGTCGTAATGGCATAATGGGATGCGTCGTGCAGAGTGGTGAAAAATTGCGAAGATTCGCAGGATGCCGCGACCATTGCAGCGAAACATTTGACGAGAGTATGATACGTAGAACAAGTCGCAAAAGATAAGGCACACATATAGACCCCTAAGACCAGCACATTTATAAGCAGCCATGACGCGTCCGCCTTGATATTGGCGCGCCCGGGTAACAATGTCCGAATCTGTTCGACGCATTGTCTGTATTGTCTGAAATCAAACATGGGTTCTTCATCGCTGCCGGCAACTTGATACTTTTGGAGAATCGTTTCGATTTGTTGTATATCAGAAAAGGCATGATATGTTTCAAAAAGCGCGCTAATGTCCTTTTGTCCGCGGGTTTTTTCTAAAATGGCTCTGCCACCTGGGTGTTGCTCCAGAAAAGAGGTCAAGTCATAGGTTTTTCCATGGATATGCCATAAATCATACATCTTATCTATGATACTCATACATATGATGATATGTTTAGGTCAGTTAGGGATTTGGAATAATTGTTCAGAAAAATATATAAACAGAAAAGCGGTAGTAGTATACAAATGACATTTGTCGAAATACTTATCGACGCCATTTACGAATATGTTGATAGATACATCATTCTCGATGATACCTATATTGACGAAACCGAAGAATCTTATGAATCCGACGAAACTGCGTCTGTATCGGACGAAGATACAGACATCAGTGATTTATCTAGTGACAAAGATACAGACATCAGTAGCGACGAAGATACAGACATATCTAGCGACGAAGATATGACTTGTACCTACACGATACTCACATAATTCTATTACACTATGCGCAAAAAGTGTAATAGAATGATTATAAAATTGAAATGGTAAAAGGAAGTGGGAACAAAAGGAACCGTTATATCAACAATACACCCATGGAAAATTTTGAATTTATATTAGACCCATCCACTCGCGACATGATGGCAAATGGGCATCAAGTCATTTCGCAACTCGAATTATGGTCGTGGTTGCGAAATTATGAACCCGAAGAAGGACGCGGATTCATGTTTTCGTCGTCATCGAATCTAGACCGAATCATAGAAAAAATGGAATCCCTACCAAATGCTCCGGGACATTCGGGGTCATCGTTTGGCTATACGATGCGTCATTTGCATTTTATTGCACAACGCGGTATGGATGCTTATAGAAACGAAGTAGCGTCGCACCTACGCCCCACTATACAACATGGATAATTTGCTTAGATTTTGTAGATATTTCATAGTGAATTCTTTTTCTGTTGCATCCATATTCGAGACGGGTCCGCGTAAAGTATCAATCACCCTCATGATATCTCCGGAATTTTGCAAGTTTGCTAAATCTTGGGAATAATCCTTTTCAAAGAAAAAGGTAATGTTGCCGGAATCAATAATATCGCGATATGGCGCATAAATAAAGTTATACCATACCTTGATAATGGCGGTCGGATTTGCCCGTTTGATGGTTTGAAAGGATGTTTTGGCGGCTTGGATGTCTAAATTGTCTGGGAAGATGCGAATGACGTCATCTAAAAATTCGAATAAATGTGTATTGAAACTGCGTAAAAGTGTTGTTTTATCGGCCATGACGCTAAGTTATATGGTATGTGCCTAAATGTTTATATCGATTTTTGCGTATTATATATTTGATTGTGGCACGTAGGGGGAATTGGTAGGGAAGTATTTCGTAACGTCTTCATTGCGACGTTGTTCTAAAGTGTCTAAAGAGACATCCCCGCCGACTTTGTCTGGGCGATAATTATCCGGAGGTGTTTGAATCAACATAGATTCGCTATCGGCCGATACATAATTGTAGAGGGCACGCTTTACACCACGACCTTTTGCACTCAATTCTTCGGGTGTCAAATCGTAGGGCGTGAATTTCTCCGATATGATATTTGTGCTACCCCCCGAATAAGACCCAATCGAGAAACCGGTGGGCTCGCCTTGATGTCGAGTGGCCGCGTCGCGCTGTTTTTTAATAAGAGGGTGTAATAGGGGTAATATGTCATCGCCTAAAACGACCTTGAAATTCTGCTTCACCAATAAAAGAGCCGGAACACTATGGACATTCGGTGGCATCATGATGGTCTGACCGCTTTCTAAATGCACGCGGATTTGACCAGTTTGTGGGTCGCGACTACGCTTGTCAATACAAATGCAATTGAATTGATTCGTCAAATTTTCTTTTGCTAAATATTGTAAAATTTTTTTCGAATGTTTGCAATAATTACTATAATACACAATATCCATGAGGTTTTTCTATAGTGTTCGATACTATAAAAAAAACGATGATTTTACTTATTGGGTATAACGAGTCGTAAGTTACACCGAGCCTACACACATCGTGTGTAATAGGCGGTTCTGGAAGTAGAAAATACCATATGCAACTGCTGCGGACAACATTTGCACATAGAAATCAACACCCTTCTTCTTGGTGATACCGATGAAAAGGGCGGATAAGACAACCAGAATTAAAAATACCATACCGACGATGGAAAGAATGTAGAAATACAAGCAGTATTCCTTGCTAAGAGGGCCGAATAGGTTTTGCATAGTAGAGTTCTCCATGGGTGGATTATAAAATAGATGTAGATATTTTCCTAAATAGTCATGGACGCCAATTGTTCTAGTTTACAATTGTATTTAGTGTAGGTTCTATACAAACATAAAGATAATTATATATTTTTATAATATATGACAATGGACAATGCAACAACATGGAAAATAATCAATTCCCATTTCGAGGAAAATCCGCAATCTTTAGTAGCCCACCACATTGAGTCATTCAATGATTTTTACAAGAATGGAATCCAACAGATTTTCCGCGAAAAGAACCCATTGCGACTTTCGTCTAAATTCGATAAAACCATCGACGACTACAAATATCAATGTATCATGCATTTCGGCGGAAAAGACGGTTCGAAAATATATTTCGGCAAGCCAGTGATATACGATGACAATGATGCGCATTACATGTTCCCGAACGAAGCCCGTATGCGCAACATGAATTACGGCATGACCATTCACTACGACGTCGATATTGAATTCATCCGTATTTTAGACCCCGGTGAACAACCCACGCTGGTCGGAACTGAAGCATTAGGCGCAGAAGAACTCAAAACTGGTGGCGGTCTAGGCGCCGACCTCATTGACTATTCTGAAGAACACGCTGCATATTTGCAAGAACGCGTCGCCGGAAAACTCAAATCCAGTATGACCATGGAAGACGTCGATGAATTCCTCGCAAAGGAAGAAGACGCGTCGATGAGTGGTGGTGCACCTGCCCCGCGCAAACCCGCGAAAAAAGGGGTCGTGGCCCAGGTCACCCCTGCCATTGCCGCTTTATTGCGCGAAGCAAATGAACAATCCATGGTCGGACCCAATACACAAAGATTTTCTATTACACTTGACAAAATCTACCTCGGACGATTCCCCATCATGGTGCAATCCGATTTCTGTGTTCTCAGTGGATTGTCTCGCGAACTCCGTTATTCCATGGGCGAATGCCGCAATGATTTAGGCGGCTATTTCATTATTGACGGCAAAGAAAAAACCGTCGTTCCGCAAGAAAAATTCGCCGACAATATGCTGTATATTCGCGATGTGCATGGCGACGATTATTTATATTCCGCCGAAATTCGGTCGGTCTCGGAGAACGCGTCGAAACCCATCCGCACATTTTCCGTGAAAATGGTGTCGCCTAGTTCTACCTATGCCAACAAACAACTCGTCGTCAATATTCCGAATGTCCGCAAACCCATCCCCCTTTTTATTGTATTTCGCGCATTAGGTATCATCTCCGACAAGGACATTATTACCATGTGTTTGCTTGATTTAGAAAAATACGAATCGATGATAGATAGCTTTATTCCATCGGTCCACGACGCTGGATATATTTTATCACAAAAAAGCGCGCTCGAATTCATCGCCACATTTACGAAAATCGGAAACGTCACCTATGTTCTCGAAGTGTTGGCCGATTATTTCCTTCCTCATGTGGGCGAAGTCGCTTATATTCAAAAGGCGTATTATTTAGGCTATGTGGTATTCCGTTTATTGTCCGTATATCACGGACTCGAGACCCCCACCGACCGCGACAATTTCAAATACAAACGCGTTGAATTAGTCGGTTCTCTCATGTATGATTTGTTCCGCGAATATTATACATTGCAACAGCGCCATATCCATTTAGAATACGAAAAGACACTCTATTACAACAAGGGCACCTACGAAAGCAATTTGCAAGCGCTCGTCCTTGATAACAAAAATCGCGTATTCAAAGATTTAATTGTCGAAGAAGGTTTCCGCAAAGCCTTCAAGGGTAACTGGGGTTCGCAAACGCATACCAAACGCATCGGCGTCGTGCAAGATTTAAATCGCCTGTCCTTCAATTCCGCCCTCAGTCATTTACGCAAAACGAATTTGCCGATGGATTCGGGTGTCAAACTGGTCGGTCCGCGTGTTCTCCATACTTCTCACTGGGGATTCATTGACCCTCTAGATACCCCCGATGGTGGCAATATCGGTCTGCACAAACAACTCGCCATTACCACCTACGTGACTCGAGGCATCTCACGAGAACCTATCATTCAATGGTTGCGTGAAAAAGTATCGATGAGAATGGTCGAAGATTGTGGTCCAGCTCAGCTCGCCTATATGACAAAAGTCATTGTCAATGGCTATTGGGCGGGGTCGGTAGGAGAACCTGTCGAAACTGTTAAAAAAATCCGGTTTTTTAGGCGTAATGCCTTATTACCGATTCATTTGTCGGCCACTTTTGATATCAAACAAAACACCATATTCGTTTATTGTGACGCCGGTCGATTGTCCAGACCCATCTATTACAAGGATGAACATAGTGGTCGCATGTCCTATGAGAACAAGGCCGTCGAAAAACGCGTAGTCGACGGGGATTTCACCTGGTCACAACTCGTTGCCGGATTCAACGAGAAAAAACGCGAAGCCCGATTCCATATCAACGAGCCCCGCATCTACGAACTCTATGAACTCTATGAAGGTATCGGAAAAGAAACAAATCCGAATAAACTCGAGCGATTTTTGACGGAAAAAGCCGTCATCGATTACATCGACCCCAGTGAAAGTGAAGACGCGCTCATCGCCGTGAGCACCGACGAAGTCCTCATTGAAAAACATACCCATGCCGAAATCCACGAATCCTTAATACTCGGTATGATGTGCAATCTCATTATTTTCCCTGAAAATAACCCACCTGTGCGTAACTCGTTCTCTTGTGGCCAGAGCAAACAAGCCGTATCCATGTATCATACGAATCATCATGTGCGCATGGACAAGACCGCCGTCGTCCTAAACAGTGGTCAAACCCCCTTAGTCAAATCCCGCTTCACCGAACATATTAATCACGAGGAAAATTCATATGGTGAAAACGCCATCGTGGCCATTATGTGTTATAGTGGTTATAATGTCGAAGATGCGATATTGATTAACGAAGGCGCGCTCAAGCGCGGTCTATTCCGCACCACCTATTACACCACCTACGAGACCCACGAAGAAATCGACAAGGACAAACAGGGCAATGTATTATCCACGAAAAAATTCACAAATATCGAGTCCGTCGAAACCGTCGTAGGAACAAAACCCGGCTATGATTACAGCAAACTGGACAAATTCGGTATGATACGAGAAAACACGGAAATCAATGACAAAACGGTGCTCATCGGCCTCACCTCCAATGTCGGCGACAAATTCGTCGATGCTTCGAAAACGCCGAAAAAGGGACAGCTGGGAATCGTCGATAAAACCTACATCACGGAAGGCGAAGAAGGCGAGCGTATTGCAAAAGTCCGGGTGCGCGAAGAACGTATTCCGAACTTGGGAGACAAAATGGCATCGCGTTCCGGTCAAAAAGGAACCATAGGTATGGTGATTCCAGAATGCGACATGCCCTTCACGCGCGATGGAATACGGCCCGACCTGATTATTAACCCGCATGCGATACCGACACGTATGACTATCGGACAACTCGTAGAATGCATTACCGGTAAAGCGTCGGCGATTTATGGCGCATTCGGTGATTGCACGGCCTTCAACAACAAGGGGTCGAAAATCGGTGTGTATGGAGAACTCTTGTCACATGCGGGTTTCCACTCGAGTGGAAACGAAATCATGTATAATGGCATGACGGGAGAGCAAATCGAGACGGAGATTTTCATGGGTCCGACCTATTATATGAGATTGAAGCACATGGTCAAAGACAAAATCAATTATCGCGCGCTCGGTCCGCGCACGGCTCTCACCCGACAGCCGGTGAGTGGTCGTGCGAACGATGGTGGTCTGCGCATCGGTGAAATGGAACGTGATGTAGTCATCTCCCACGGCGCCACGAATTTCTTGACGGAATCCATGATGGAGCGTGGCGACAAATATTACATGGCGGTGTGTAATAAGACGGGTATGGTGGCCATCTACAATCCATCGAAAAATCTTTTTATGAGTCCATGCGCAGATGGTCCAATACAATTCACGGGTTCTCTCGATGGCAAGTCGCTAAATATCGAAAATGTTACGCGATTCGGTCGTTCGTTTAGTGTAATAAAAATTCCTTATTCCATGAAGTTGATGATACAAGAACTACAGGCGGCGAATATGCAAATGCGTATTATTACCGAAGACAATATTGAGCAAATTGAGAACATGTCGTATTCGCGCAATATTGAGAAATTGACGATGAAACCGGGGGCGACCTTTAGCGATGTGCAGAATGACGTCAAGGGACTCATCTATAAACAGCAGAAGGTGTTACAGACACCGGAAAGTGTGGATGAAGGTGTGATGGATAAACAACTAGCCGTCTTTGACCAGATTAGTCCGGTATCCCCACCTTATGCACCTGGTTCTCCTGTATATGAGCCAGATTCGCCACCTTATGCGAATGCATCGCCTGCCTATGAGCCAGATTCGCCACCTTATGCAGCTGGGTCGCCTGCCTATGAGCCAAATTCCCCACCTTATGCACCTGCTTCAACTGATTCATCTCCGTTTTCGTTTACCAAGAAATATGGGTCGCCTTCTCCGGAAGACCAGGGGTCTCCAGAATTTAACCCCGATGATTCTCCACCGTTCGCGCCAGCTGGCGGAAGCGAACATAACCTAGGGGATGTCGTCTATTTGCGCGGGGGTAAAAAGGCCAATTCACCCTATCAAATTATCAAAAAGGGCGATAAATTTTTAACCGTCGAATCCATGGACCCGTCCAATTACGAAGACGATGCCATACAAGTGGTCATGCCATTCGAAATATTATTACCCCATGAAATCAATCATGCAGCACCGATTGCAAATGCCTTTGAAAAACCCATGATTCGACATGTTGAACATTCTCAAGAGCAACCATCCTTTCTGTCAAAAGACGGTATTGTATTTGCACCGGTCATAAGAATTGTGAATGGCAATGATAATTCGACGAATGATGGTCAACCTGCTACAGCAGAGTCAACTCAAGGAGGAGACACCTTTGCAGTCCCCGTCATCAAAACCGTGAGTGGCGGAAACGCAACACCGGCTAAAATAGAAAACGAAGCACCTGCAGCTGCGCAAGCGCAAGAATCGTCGAGCTTAGGCGCTGGAATTATCGATTTCGCCAAGAGTTTTATTATCAAAAAGACGGGCTAAAACCCTCACTTCAATTTGAAGTTCAACAATGATAGAAAAGTATATAAAAAGAAACGACTAATCTTTTGTATAATAGTATGTTGTCTCGCTTTTCCAGACGCGCTTTCGCCTCCACCCCCGGCACCATATCCGCCATCGACGTGTTTGAAAAATCATGTTATTACAAAATCGATTTCAAAATCAACGAAGAAGCTTCGGCGAAAGAGGCCGTCCTTCGATTCACCGCATTCAATATTGGATGTTTAGCCGTCACCGACGCATCCAATAAAGTCGTCGGCGTATGCTCCGAGAGAGACTATATCAACAAAATAGCGGCGCTGAGTAAATGCGACACGACCACCAAAGTCAAAGATATTTGCACCTATAGTCCAAATATCATTATTGCCCGCAACGACGACAGCATAGAAGCCTGTATGCGCAAAATGATGTTCAAAGATATCCGCCACTTGCTGGTGGTTGATAAAAAAACCGACGAATTCACGGGCATGATTTCCATCAAAGACTTAATCAAAGAAATTATGAAAAACAACCACGAAACGATTACCCGATTAAGTGATTTCAAAGTCGGTAAGGGCGCCTTTTTCGGAAGTGAATAATCGTAACCATATTCCCATACACAATACTATAACACTGAGAGCGCGAGAATTCATATTTCCCTCTTTGTATTCCCATAAAAATCCAGCCGCTTCTAGCAAATAAGAAATCCGTATTATTTGTTGCGACCCTAAGAGTCGCATCAAACCATAAGTCGCAATCCAATATGCTAAGTGCCGTTTTGTAGCCAATGATAAATGATTCTCAGGTAATCCGTCCAAATAAACACTGGTTTGTTCATACATTTGCAGGTGTAAGTGGCTTAACGAATAATCATTCAAAATGGAGAGAGAACATGCTACGTCATAGAGTCCGTTGAGTTTTGCGAGAAGTGTCATAGATATGATTTAGGCGAACCATCTATATGGGTTTTCCAAAAAAAATTTTTCGTTTTTTCGCCCGACCCGTCAAATCCATGTTTCCCTACCATGTTTCCTTCACAGTTTCCCTACCATGTTTCCTTCGCGGTTTCTCAACCAAGGAAGGGTTCGTAAGGGAAACCTGGGTTTCCCTACAACCGGGTTTCCCTACAAAATTGATTCTAACCATCCACAAAGACATAAAAACAACACACTATATATATACAATGTCCAACGCCAACCGCATTTTAACTCTTTTCAAGGCTCGAAAAAACATATTAGAAATATTAGATGACCTCGACTACGAAACGACCGACTATGCCGGATTTAGCATCAATGAAATCGATGCCATGTATGTTAATAATCAGCTCGATTTATTAATGAATCATCAATCCAACGGCAAAAAGGTCTATGTCAAATTCTATTTAGACGCCAAACAAATCCGTCCGGCGAATTTAGACAATATCATCGAAGATTTGTTTGTCATTGACACCGTCTTGACGAAAAACGACACACTCATTATTATCACCGAAGACGAGCCGAACGATACCATCATCACCAAACTCAAATATTTGTTTGACCACGACGGGATTTTCGTAGTGATTCACAACATCAATCGTCTTCAGTTTAATATTTTGAATCATAAACTCGTGCCACCCACCGAAATCATACACGACGAAGCGAAAATCGCCGAACTCCAGAAAAAATTCAATATCAAATCCCTGCAACAATTACCCGAAATATCGCGATTCGACCCCTTAGCATTAGCCATGTGCATGAGACCGGGGCAAATATGTGAAATCAACCGCAACAGCGCAACCGCTTTATCATACAAATATTATCGCATATGTGTATAAAATAATTCCGCACCTTATTGTATATGTCATCTATTATTACCGTCGCTTATAGTCCGAACGATTTTTATTATACTACATCGAATATGGTTCCATCATCCGAACAATGTGCCATACAATATGCAGACGCAGCTGCGTGGAACGAAAAATGCAACAATTGCTATACCAAACAAGTCAATCCCAGTTTTACCGGAAATTGCGACGTTTCATGGAATGATATTTCCGCCAACTGTTACAATTTTCAATTATGCAAAAATCGAACCATGGCAGATTTAGCGAATACACAACAAAACAAAAATTCCGGCGCAGATGAGCGATATGCAAATGCACGCAAAGAATATGATTTTGAGCTATTGCATACCGTCAATCATATTAGTGGAATAATTATCATCGGATATTTGACCTATTATTTTTTATCACAAAAAAGTAGCGTCTAAGTATATACAAATGTCATCTGCAAATACTAGAAATTTATTATCAAAACAAGATATATTTCAATTAGAACAAAATGTCATGGCAAAATTGAATAATTTCAATCAAACCTATGCCACCTATATGAGGTGCGGTGCGACCGGAAATTCAAATCAAAATTACGTTGATAAATCAAACTGTCCTACAACCATTACAAAAGAAAATGTAGACAATGCAAAATCAGAATTAGATGATGCCATTGCGGAATTAAACGCCGCTATAGGCACACCTGAACAGGCCGGCACAAATGATAGCACCGGTGGGAAAACCCCCGCGTCCTATGCTATGAATTATAATTATGTAACAAAGCATTACTATAACAATTTAGTCAAAACGCGCAAAGACATTGACGATAAACTGGCCGAATTATACAATACCTCCGAAAGCACCAGTAGTTTTTATGATAAAATGTACATGTCCACCATGTATTCAAAAATAGTATTGACCGTTTTAGCAACATCCATTATCTATTATACCATCATGAAATTACGCAATAAATAATTGTGCGAAGATATACATATTATTATGTATTTATTATATAAGAGAATGAATACATATAACATAAATGGTGAAGTAAGAGAAGGCTTAAATGGTCGACACAGCAAATCCAATAAGAAAACGAAACAACCCGACCAGCAAACGGCACAATCAGATGCACAAACCCAGCAATATCAAACAACGGCAACCACATATACACAACAACAAGATACACAAACGGCTGAACAATCCGCAAAAGAAAAAGCTGATGCGGATGCAAAAGCAAAGGCCGATGCACTTGCAAAACAAAATACAGAAAACGATGCCAACAATGACAAAGCGAATGCCGACATTAGTAGTTATGCGACCAAAATGCTAGATAATGGATTTCAAAAAACATTTGCGAATTTTTTATCATCGGTGCAAGCAAAAGAATTGTCCGACGCAGCATCCATATCAACGCAACCGGTCGTTACTCCCATACCGGCCACCATCGACGCATCCGTCTATAGCAAACAAATAGACATCCAAACACAATTAGCCGACGCGGAAAAACATTATATCGGCAAATTCGGATTTACAAAATTCCGCAATAATATCACACAATCGTATTTAGGAAAATGCGCCGCACCCGACGAAAATGCTACCAATGCATACAATATGCAATTATTAGACAATAATTATCACACGCTACATAGTTGTCAAATGAACGCCGCGTCACAAAACTATAGTAGATTTGCATTAGTGAAACCGGACCCCGCAACTACGAAAATCGACGACGATTTGTATCAATGCTATGTTTCAAATGACCCTCTGCCAGCAAACGATTCTTTAGACTATGTGACTGTATGGAGTCAAGTCGCATCCGCTGCAAGTGTCGATGCTAGCACCGGCGATTTTATGGTTGGTTCAACCAATCTATCGAATATAGCAAACAAATTCAATCCATCTTTTTGCGGAACAACTCCCTGCACTTATTATTTAACACTGCAAGACAATGGAAATCTAGAATTACATCGTATCATGTCAACCCAAAACGGACCCCAGGAAAAAATCGTATGGCAATTGTTCTCGGACTATAGTGTTATAGATAAGATTAGCAAGGTGGCCGCGACCACCAACAATGCATGGAAAACCAGCAACAATACTACATTAGCCCAGGGGAAATCGATTCCGACCGATGTGCCTTTTTTGACATCTCCGAGCGGATTTTTTAAATTAGAAATCAACAATGGAAACTTAATTTTAAAAGCCTGTGTATATGCATGCAAAAGTAGTGATGCAAGCTACAAGAAGAGTATCAACGAATCCAATATAAAATTATACACGAATGTCAATACCGACCCTGCAAAAGGACAATCATATTACATCTATCAATTGAACACGGCGGGACCGAAAGTAAATACTACCTATTACGAAGTAAATGGCGGCGACTATAAATTATTACAGCCCATTGACCCTGCAAATCCGGATTTGCAAAAAGGAACAAACTACACCACTTACAATGGGTTTTATCCGCAATCGACATCTACGATTCGCACCATCACTACCGACACCATTGAGGATTGTAAGAACGCATGTTCTCAAAACGACAATTGCAGTGGAATATTCACCCAGACGAATGCACAAAAAAAGACAAATTGCACGTTGGCGTCAAACACCACGCCTTATTTTATGCCAAATCAAACAAAACCTTCCATAAATGATTCTACCTATTATATAAGAGAGCCGAAAATGAATTTAGCAGATAACAAATATAATATTCCAAGTGATGTATTGGTAAGCGCCACTTCTGATAAATATGCATCTTTTAATATGGGTAACACCATTTCAACGAGCGGATATGCATATGGTATGCCATCCATACCTTCATGGGCGGCACTAAAACAACGAGAATATGAATTGCGCATGGGTAATACCAGTTCATCGTCGACAAAAGAGGGGTTCGACACTCACGGATATTATGATGCATCGGCGGCATGTAATGATGTCGGAACTGGATGTCAACCGGCAATTCAAAATGGGCAAATTACGCCATTGATTCAAATCGCCAATGATTACGATAATCAAATCAAACAAATCTCACAAACCTACGTAGACATGTCTAATAATTTAGACACCTATTATGCAAGACGTGCATTATTAAATAATCATCCCAAATATGATTTTAGTGCAAATCCGGTATTTACAAAAGAAGACAATTCATTAGTCAACGCAATGCAACAAGACACCAAACAAATGGCTCTACAACAAAATAATTTATATATTTCCGGAACCATTCTCACAACAACATTACTCATCACCGCCATATATTTAGGAATGGATTAGACCCTAACAATTCTTCACACGAAAAACAAATATCATAACAATATATAGTTATTGTTATGAGTGATAATGGACCACAAAAAATGGATTTATCAGGAGTATTTTATATTCAGCAACAATATTTAGCAGATTTATCGGCCATTTCTGGTAATGTCGCCAATACAAGTGATTATTACAAAGATTTGCAAGGACAATTAAGCAACTCTTACACTTATTTTGCAAATGCAAATACCTCCAGTAGTTATGTGTTAGACCATCAAAAGCAAATGAATGAAATTTTGATGCAAGAAAACGACCGATTGCAACAGAAAAAAATAGGCGTAGACGACGCGATTACGAGTCAACGACGATTGATTGAACTCAACGAGAGTTACCGCAAGAAAAATTTGCAATACATCAATATCTTATTAGTGATTGTTATTGTGGCATTGATTTATTTAGGACTGGTTCTATTGCGACGCAATTTTCCAATCATTCCTAAAATGGTCTTTAATGTGTCCATTGCCATCTTATTTGCAGTCGGATTGTTATTGATTATTATAATTTCAGCAAAAATGAAGAAGCGCGACGACATGAATTTCGACAAATTAGCCTTTGTTCCACCACCTGATACTTCTGGAAATGTATATACTTCTGGAAATGTATATTTAGCTACGACAGGTTTAGGTTCATATTGCATGAATGAAAACTGTTGCAAAGACGGAACACAATGGGATGCAGAGAAAAATGTATGCGTCGTTTCGGTTGATTTATCCGCATTCACATTATTGTCGGATGCTTATCCCGTCGGAAACAATCAAGTGGGTGGATTACAAACGGTTCCTTATTTCCCTAGCGAATATGAATATTATTCAAAACTATAAAATCTCATTCTATAATAAATGGAATCTATTATAGAAGGCAAACGAAAAAAATCAATATTTTCTCGTAAACCGAAAAAATCAATATTTTCTCGTAGGAAACCAGCACGTGTCAAGATTCGAAATAGCAAAAGTGATTATATCAAAAAATTAAAAACACAAATTGACCAGCTCACCGGTTTAAAAAATCGATTATTCGCTGCAAACAATCGGCTAATCAATAAAAACAATACCTTGTTAGATAGCGTGCAATACTTTCGCACGACGATTTTTGGCAACAAAGATGTAAAAGGGTTAACTGATGCACTAAATGAGGAAAAATTACTCAATGAAAAATTACGCACTCAAGAATTAGGGCAATCCATCAAGGAAGGTTATGCCGCCGGCGATTCTGCCTACAATGCACTAAATACGGAAAATCAAATCGTGGAAAATCAACTCCGCGAAACTGCCAATCAACATAGTATCGATGACCAATTGTTCAAATCGTTAGAGGAGCAAACATTGACCTTGAGTCATCTAAATGTTATATTGTCGTGGATTTTATTTGGATTTATTCTTGCTTCCGCATTTTTAATATGGTTTAGTGATATGGGTCTAAAAGACCGTCTCGTTGCCGTGAAAGTCGTCTGGTTATACGTGATTCTAGTAGAAATTGCCGAATATATTTTATTTTATGTATTCCGGTATCTAAAATCATGGTTCTGGGGCACACCCTATGATGCCAGCGATTTCTGGAAATTCCCTACACTCACTGTGATAGATATACTGATTATTATCTTGATTTTCTTGTCCTTGTTTGTGCACTAGCGAATAGTTACTTGGTTTCACTAGGTTTCACAAGGTTTCACCAGGTCTACCATCCAATGGTTACCAAGGTTTCACCCGGTCTACCATCCAATGGTTACCAAGGTTTCACCAGGTTTACTCATATTTTTTTCATAAAAAATATGGATAACGTCTACATACCACTACACTTCATTTTTATCTATATCATCTATTTCACTATCACTATTGGAAGCGAGTGTTCCCGCATGATTCGTTTCATAATTGATTCTGCAACCAACCCATGCCTTATTTTTCTCGTATTTTCCATATCGTTTATCCATATACGCATGCACTGTTTTTGAGCTAGGACGTCCGCGCGCATCGCGACCATAGGTGGATTCATACCATGTTCCGAATTCGGTAGTGACCTCCGTCTTGTACATCTTACCTTGTGGGTCCATAATGACCTTGTCCTTGATGAAATCGCCTACATAATCTAGACTGTCCTTGTAGGAGTTACTGGATGCCATGACGCGGTCACAATCCTTGACAATACCATTTGTCTTGAATACGATTTCAACGAGCATGGCCGTAAAGACGTATTTCCATTTTTCGAATTTCTCGTCTTTCAAATTGCGGTCAATCAAGAATTGATAGGGTTTTTCGGTATCACCTTGCACTGGATTGTCGCAAAAGAGGGATACGAAATCTACCACGCGAATACGACGCCAGGTGCCGTGGTCATGACTCTTAATCACCATGAATGCGTTCGAGCACACGACGAGTTTAAATTGTGGAAGGAAAGTCACCGATTGCAACATGTATGGCGCACGGGCTTGAATAGGGTCTAGACCACTGGTCAATTGTTTCATGACACCCTCATTCAATTGGTCGCCTTCCGATGGCTCTTGCATGACGGCTAAACGAACACCCTTTAGCGCTAATAATTCTGGTGCTAATCCACCGATTTTTGTGCGGCGGTCAGTGACTAATGACAATGGCACATCGCCCTTGTATTGTCCTAAACAAAGTGTCATCAAATCAGTCAAGACGGATTTGCCATTTTGACCGGCGCCAATATACATATTGAACGTCTGATTTGCCGACGATGTGCCAATCAAAATCGACGCTAAATGTTCCCACATGTAATCGTGTATTTCCGGAATCGGAAACAGTTTGCGCATAAATTCGCGGATTTCCTCCATCGTTTCTGCATCACGCGCTTCATCAATGGGTATATAGTCATTGTTCGTGCATTTCGACAAATAATCTTCCGGATATCCACGACGAAAACAATGCGCCTTGAAATCAAGGACTCCGTTTTTGAATGACATCAAATAAGGATTTGTATCTAATTTCTCTACGAAATTGGCGTCATAAAACAATTCCTTTGCCTCTGTCATGATATTCTTCTTTTCATTCGCCCGGCCTAATCGCTCACAAATCTTCAATATTTTATCAGCATAATCTTGCATTCGTTTGGTGCGCTCTTCGTCGGGTGGATTCAAACTCGCCGCCTGTTCAATGAAGGATTGCGCGCGGTTCCAGTATAGGTCGCGCAACGTCGTGGAAATGGCTTTTCGCAACGTGGTTCCCGAATCATTTTCCAGCCACATATGACCCTTTAGGCGATACCAGATATTGTTCTTTACACTCACACAGACAAATTCCGATTTATACATATGATATAATACGTTTGCAATATCGAAATCTGTGCAACCTCGCGAACTCTTGTCATTGCTAATATTGTCTAATGTCACCGCCTTGACAGTCTGGTCAATATAAAAGTCAATACACGTTGCGCGAACACGTCGGTATGCATCTGGTGCGTCTTGTTTCACCCAGTGCATAATTGAATGTTTGGTCAATCCTTGCGGATTTTTCAAATCGAATCCTTGCCAGCGCGAGCATAAATCCGGAATGTTGTCGTGAAATGACCAGTTCTCGGCCATGGCGCTAAAGGCTATCCATACAATCAAGAGGCGGTCGCTAATGTTTCGCAATGCCCAGCCCACGCGAATCCATTTCGCAAACGAACCGGTTTCGTAATAAGATTCAGGCAATGCCATCACGTAATTATAGGCTTCTCGCAAATCATATTCTTGCGGTTTCAAGGTGTCGATAAAATCATTCACCATGTCTTGCAATTGCTGTTGGTTTGTAATGTGTAATAGTGATTCATTGAGGGCGGATTTCGTGAGCCGGTTCTGTGATGGGATTCTCGACGGAGATTTTCCGCCTATGGTTGTTGTATTGTTGCGGGTTTTCAAATATTCGCCGCTATAAATGTAGGAAGGATGGCTCGCGTTGCGGGCGGACAATTGATATAGATTTTGCAATATGTCGAATTCGTTGAGCTGGATGGTATTGCGCATACATTCGCCGTCGTCGGGGTCATAGGTGATTTCATAAATATGTGTCACTTTATAGACGTCGTGATGGGGCTTTCGCGAACCGTAGAGCTGCCATCCGGTGGCACCCGTCGTAATGCTGGCATCGATGGCGTCTTCCCAGCTATTCGTGATGGGCAACTGGCCGCACGAATCTTCGCCGCTAATCAATGGTATGACACGTTTGCGCAAGTCGATTTGGGCCTGGCGGTCGGCTGAAATACCGATGACAATATGAATGCCATCTTTCGTAATGTTTTTCTCTTGCACTCGATTCACTGCGTCTTTTTCTTGGACGAAAACGAGGAATCGAGTGTTTTCGTCGAATTGATACATGGTTTTCAAAACGCCTAAATAATTATCGACGACTTCTTCCACATGCCATAGTTCATATTGTTTGGCAGTGACCGCATAATCGTAGTGCAAATCAATGTCAATTAATATTGGTCCGCCATTTTCCAGCTGTTTTTCCGTCAAATGTTCCGCCACGCCTTTTCGGATGATTTCTTCGCCATAGAGTCGGAGAAAGGTAGGATATTCGGCGTCTGAAACGTGAAACGACCCGCCGGGAATTTTGCCCCCCTTGTCCTTGTCCCCGATACGCGTATTTGTAATCGGCTGGGGATTTTCTTTGGTGACATAATGGGCATTTAGGAAATCGATGTATTCTTTCGACGGTTTTCCTGGCGGGGCTGCTCGTTTCGGAGCCGCCCGTTTTTTATCGCCAATTTGCGGCAAATGAACACTTTCAGTTGCCATGTTTGAGGTGTAGATATAGTATTGGTATATTTTTATATCCTTTGAAAATTCAATTTTATGTTTTAATGGTTGGCATTTTTGGCGTTTTTGGGAGGTTATTATCCGCAAAATTGAAAACAAAACAAGTCAGACAAAAATAATATACACATAACCATATATACTATATAATGAAATTCTGCACTCACTGTAATAATATGCTGTATATCAGTATTGACGAAGCTGATGGAAATCAACTCACTTATTATTGTCGCAATTGCGGGGCAAAAGATGAGAATTTGACTGCTGAAAGTCTTTGCGTGCTGGAAACCCATTTAAAAAAGGGGGAACAAAAATTCAACCATATTATCAACAAATACACCAAACAAGACCCTACCTTACCACGCATCTATAATGTGAGATGTCCAAATGCATCTTGTGTGACAAATAGTTCTGACGCAAAATCGCCCGCGGAAGTGATATACATGCGTTATGACGACGATGCGCTCAAGTATTTGTATATCTGCGTGACGTGCGATAATGTATGGAAAACCGACGACAACAAATAATTCGGGGGACAAAATTGAAAATAAAAATGTCTTTTTTATTTGCAACAATTTAGAACAATATACTATATACGAATATGAACGACGATAAATACGCCGACGAAGATGACTTTTATCCCGCAGACAAATCCATTGTGGTTAAAAAAGACCTGGAAAAGGATGAGGACGAAAGCGATTCGGATGCTGGCAGTGGAAGTGATGTAGGTAGCGACGACGACAGTGATGCCGGTAGTGACGATGGCAGTGATGCCGGCGAAGAACCAAAACATATCTTCACGAAGGCGATTAATGCTGCCGCCGAAAATAATGCCACCATGTATCCATTAAGCGACGACGATGACGATGACGAGGATGACGATGATGACGAAAACTATTTACAAAAATTCGACGAGAGTTTGAAGGAACACGTCATTACTGACCATCACCCCGAATTACAGCACCACAATTACGACGAAATCGAGTCGTTGTGTGTTGTTACAAAAGATGACCATGGAAACATTATCGACCCTCTTCATCGCACCTTGCCTTTCTTGACAAAATATGAAAAATCGCGTATTTTAGGAGAACGCGCCAAACAAATCGGTGCGGGGGCGAAACCCTTTGTGAAAATCGACAACAATGTCATCGACGGTTATTTGATTGCTTTAGCCGAATTAGAACAAAAAGCCATTCCCTTTATTGTGAAACGCCCATTGCCAAATGGCGGATGCGAATACTGGCGACTAAAAGATTTAGAAATACTCGCCTAATATAGTAGATGCTTCGACAAATATGGTTCATTTGTTTTTTATTGGTGGTCATTATTCTGGTGAATGTGGCGTGGCCGCCGACTGTGCAGGAAGGTATAGATTCAAATATCAACTATTACGCCTTTGTCCCATCTATGAATAAAAAATCCATAGCAAATGTGCAAAAACAAAAATCGAACCTCGGAAGTCGCTTGAATATTGTTCGCTACGTTTCTCAAAGACCGGACGCTCAGCGCTATTACTTACAGCAACTCGCGCAAATCAAACGTATTATCAAAAAAATGGACAACGACAATGCGAAATTCTTGTCGGTGTTTTTCGAAGACGGCTTTACCATACAAGAGTCGGACCTTAGTCGCAAACTCGAAAAAATCATCGACAATTTAGGCGAAAAAGAATACGATTTTTTATTGTTGGGAGCAAATCAAAACATGCAGGGCGACCTGGTGAAAGATGGCGTTTATCGCATTACTACAGAAGTTCCGTTTACAAATGTATATGGCTATGTCATTAACAATATGAATCTCGACAAGATGGTCTCGAAAATAAAAAAAGCAAAGGGAAGAAGTCTGGTAGACAAAATTTCTACCTTGGCAAAGAATCATAGTATTGTGGTGCTAGGGCTATATCCTGCTTTAGTTACCGGACTATGATTTCCAGTGTTTTCCACAATCTAGACAAGTCACGAAAATCGTGGCCGGTTCATCCGCTGACCGGGTTTGCAATTCGTAATACGTGCATTTTTTTGATTTGCATTTTTTGCATGTGAACATGTCGGTCGATGCTTGAATATTGGTGGTGAATTTCGAGGCGTCGCGTTTGATTTTTTGTTCAATGAGGGTCGCCCATCGTGCCGGATTCAATTCTTGATGTGTCATAAAGGCGATGGTTTGAGGGGCAATTTCGTGATTTTTGAGTTGTATGAGGAGTTCTGGATTTTTGATATTGAAATAAATGGTGCGCAGGCGGTCCATGTAGATTTGGGCAAACGACGGGTTTTCCCATTTTTTGACGATTTTGCGGGTGTTTGATTCCTTGATGGCATAGTTGTAGATGCCTTTTTCTAGATTGATGGAAATCGTCGTATCTTCTATGATGGAGGCAAGTTTTGTGCGAATTTTCTCGCGGAAAGTATCGGGAGAATGGATTTTATACATGGTTTAATGTGTGATTGAATAGAATAGGTGATTCTTCTATTCAATTTTATGGTCAAATATTTAGTGGAATAAAGAGTGATTCCGTTTTTACGCACCATACTTTGGTATCACCTTCGCTGAAAATAATAATAGACGAAAACGGTAGCAAAGATGAATTTTCTACTCTATGTGAAGACGACTCGAGTGGTTTTTTCATTTCTGGAACAACGGGCTCTTTGACCACGTCACTTTCTAATAGTTCGTCTAATGAATCCTCCGAAGACTTATCCGATAATATATCGTCTACATCAATGGTTGAATTTTCCGAAGAACTTTCATAAGAATTGTCGTCAGCAACCATAGACTCTTCGGACGAAACAGAATCGCCTAAATCTTTTGAGGGAGAACTTTCCAAAACAGAATCGCCTAAATCATTTGAAGGAGAACCTGGCAAAACAGAATCACCTAAATCATTTGAAGGAGAACCTGGCAAAACAGAATCGCCTAAATCATTTGAAGGAGAACCTGGCAAAACAGAATCGCCTAAATCTTTTGAGGGAGAACCTGGCAAAACAGAATCCTCTGTGATATGACTAAATGGTTCGGATTCCTCATCTACCACAGTTATATTTTCCATAAAGACAGCACATCGCACATATTGTTGAGGAGAACCTTCCGGATGTTCCTTGACAAAATAGTAAAAATGCCCATACAATGGATGGAAACTCCGTGGTTCTAACAAAGTTAATGGATGTTTCATATGTTCTCGTCTTTCCACATCATACAAATATAACATATGTGGCAATTCCATCACTACATTGTGCTGGGTTTCCACTCGGGTCATGTAGGCATGTTTTCCGAAAAAATCACTCACAAAAGAAGACACAATATTTTGATTCGAAACTTCCGATACGATAAACCACATGGTTTGTTTGCGCAACATAAAGTCTACAAACGATGTCATATCAAAGACTACCACGATATCGTTTTCACCACATTCGATATATCCGCGATATAGTTTGTTTATGTTCTCGAGTTTGTTCAAATGACCTTCGATGACAAAGGAGTCCAACATACATTTTATACACGCGTTGAGGAAATAGTTTTGTGTATTTTCAAAATCGAGTTGTTGAGAACATTGAAACTGAAAATGCGGAAAAACCCACTTGTTTTCAGAAGGCGCCAATAAAAATTGCAAAAAGGGGAGCGGGTCTTCCTGGTAAGAACAACTGTGATTCATGGCAAACGTGCAAATGTGGATGTTTTTTGTGTCATAGCATGTGTATTCTTTTGCTAAACGATTCTCATGCAAATAGAAAAACTCGCGATAGTTGTAGTTTGTGTCGGTGTGATAAATGTATACGCTCTCAATATCGGGACTCGAATTCCAGCTGCGATTCGGAGAACTCTCTGAACTCAAACTAAGATTTTCGTCGAATCCGTGCTCTAGGGTCGGGTTCTCGATGACATTGATGGATTCGCTAGAGGCTGTTTTTTCGTAGAATCCATGTTCTAGGGTCGGGTTCTCAATGACATTGATGGATTCGGCGGATTCCGAATCTACCGTAGTGATGACATTCTCGGGTTGTTTTTCTAAAGGTGTTATCGTCGTTAACCTAGAAAACATGTCTTTCACGGAATTCATCATATTGTATAATAGATGTGCATATTTTTATATTTTTTATGCCATTGAATATCTACACCTTTAGAATGTGCGAAGGTGTCTCCAGCTCCTTCGTCGGAGCAAACGAATTATTCAATCGTGTAAACAATATAAACAAATCGCTCCATTATCAATAAAGTAGTAGTTACTATCACACCCCGCCCCCTCACCCCCAACTTATTTAGCAATGTATGATGAATATGGCAACATCGTCGAAGAAGACTATTCAGTCGACGACCATCGTTCTGTCCAGCAGCCTTCCGAGTCCGATTCTGCATCCGTGAATTCAGTCCAAAAGAAACAGCGAAAAATGATGGAAGAATTAAAGAAAATGGACGCCGGATATAACAAATTAACCCGTTTTGTAGAAGGAGCAAAAAACAAAATCGAAAAAAAATCAATCGACCTCTATGGCACAAATTCCACTCCGGGTTCAAATATACGCGGTGCCATCACTGGCTCTTATTACCGCGATTTCAAAGTCGGCTCGCGCGACGAAGACGTCTTCTACAAGGTGGCCATCTCCACCGGTGAATGCAAGAACGACATGATGTTTTTCTTTGACACTCCCGAGCAATATGAGCGCGCAATGTATATAACCATCCCACCATCCGAAAAAGAAGCCTGGTATGCGAAATTTAACAATGAACGCGCCTATCGCGAAAGTCAACCGCCACGCAAGAACTACAATTATTATTAGATATACTGATAGACCGTTTTTCACAAAAAATGTCATTTGTTGTGAAAATAAAATTATTCGAAAAGAATAATAGATGCATAGTATGTAAAGTAACTAATGATATACACGATTCTATTATTCTTTGTATTCTTATACAAATCGCGACAAAAACTCGAACCACACTATTGCACAAATATGTATGAACATGTCAACGAAGACATTACAAAATACAATGTAACACGAACGAAAACGAGTCTTGAAAAATTGTTAGCACTCAAACGTAAGATACGTTATGCGAATTATGGCGGCTTTGATGACCGCAATATTACCGAAGACGATTCCATCCATCAGATTGCCGAAAATATGCGCAAATACAAATTGCTAAAACTCTTGGAAAATGGGGCCATTGGAGAATTGCCGAAACTGGACGCCATTGAAGAATGGCAGAAAATCGACGGGAAATCATCGATAGCATCCGATTTGACAAAAGGCGGGTTATTTAGGGATTGGGAGTGGGATTTTTAGAGAAAACAAAATATCATCCTATTCTAAGAATGTCATCTTTTCAAATTAATAATTTTTCATTGGCTACTTATGGAGCTATTGGCCTAACCAGTGTTGTGTTAGCGCTCATTACGGTCTATGATAATTTTATACCCGAAGGCACCGAAACACCTCCTCCGCCCGGAACTGACAGTGCTGCCATTTTCAATTCATTGGTTCCGACATCCGTAGGTTCCATGTTTGGAACCATTCCACAAGAAGATGATAAGAAGGAATCTGAAAATGCAGAGGACGAAGCGGCGAGTTCATCGCTCTTTGGAACAGACAAAAAAGAGGAGTCGGGTGCCCCATCCATCTTTGGAACATCTGACACGGCCGAAGCGTCGAGTTCTTCACTCTTTGGAACATCCGATGAAATAGATGACGGTTCAATGATGGATTCGCTGATGGACAATGTGGAACCCTCCGCGACCGCACCATCGCTCTTTGAAACTGCTCCGTCAGAAACCGAAAAATCTTCCTTCGTCAACGGCGAATCCGAAGGCACACGTGGCGGGAAAAAACGCAAATCAAACAAATCCACCAAGAAAAAACGCTAAAAAACAAAGAAGGACTTTCTTTGTTTTTCGAAATAACCTTACACAGTTACTTTCTCCAAACACCGTTGAAAAAACAAATCGACTTGTGCCGGGTCCGCACCAATGACACTATCCGAGGGAATATAATTTGTATTACCCTTGTCATAACACAAAATCGCCGGAATGCCATTCACCATCTTTTTCGTCTTTAAAAAAGCATAGACTTCGAAGGATTCATCTACATCTATGACAATTGAGGTGACATTTTCAGGCATAAGATTTAGCCATTCATGAACCTGCGTTTCGATTTTTTTACATGGACCACACCATTCCGCACCAAATTTGATAATCACTAATCCCGGATTCCCTTGCAAAATTTCGGAAAAGTGTTGCACATTGCGAATTTCTGTCAAATGAGGCATCTATACATAATAGTAATCAATTATTTATGTAGGTTTCTCAATATTCACAATGATTTTCTATTATTTCATTGTGACAAGTATCAAATGATTTTTCGGGACATTTCACCATTCTAAGACGAATCTCTCGCAATACTTCTTTGCGTATTTCCTCTAATTCATTTTGCGACCACCAAATCTCGTTTGCTACACCATATTCATTGTATTCTTTTCGTGTATTGATGAGACATACACGAACAATACAATCAAATTTCACAGACTTTGGCATATATGTATAAGTTTGTAATATCTAAATATTTTCACACTATTTAGATATGACCCATAACCTAAATATATCCACTTATTCATTAGATGAACTACTCGGTCTCTTTGATATTTCATCGCATCATACTATTACACTCGAAGACATGAAACGGGCGAAGAAAAAAGTTCTCATGCTTCATCCCGACAAATCGAAACTCGGCCCCGAATATTTCCTCTTTTACAAAAAAGCCCTCGACATTGTCGCGCAATATTTTCAACATCAAAATCGGCAACATCTGGATGTGGCCGCGCAAAATACAAAATATAGTGCACCTGTCGCACCGAAATCACACAATCAACAAATCAATCAGTCAATTCAAAACATGGGCACTCAGCAATATCAAGAAAAATTCAACCAGCTCTTTGAAGAAAACATGGCGAAGAAAATCGACCCGTCGAAAAATGCCTGGTTCTCCAACAACGACCCCATCTATGAAAACGTGCAAGCCAAAAGCGCCAGTCAAATGAGCGAAGTTCTCGCAACCATTAAACAAAAAAACCATGCTATGATTCAATACAGTGGCGTGATGGACATGCAATCCAGTAGTGGCACCAACTTTTACGACGACGAAGAAGATGCATCCCACTATGTATCCAGCGACCCTTTTAGCAAATTGAAATATGACGATTTGCGAAAAGTACATAAAGACCAAACCGTTTTCGCGGTAAGTGAATCCGATTATCAAAAAGTGCCTAAATATTCTTCCGTCGACCATTTTGTCCGCGAACGGGGGCAAACCGGACCACCCATCGACAAATTCGAAGCCGAAAAAATACTGGCGCATCGAGAGCGCGAAATGCAGCAAAAGATGATGCAACGACAACATCAATCCAATCTTCAAACCATGCATTACGAAGAAAAAAACAAAAACATATTGTCGTCGTTTTTACACCTGACCAATAAGTAACCTCCCTGCCGATTCGCTTATTTCGTGAACAGAATACTCATACTAGGTTTCGGCCACCTCTTTTTCTGCAAATCAAGCATCGCGCCTCCATATCTTACATGTCGTCCTTCAATATCACTGTAATCATCGTATTGCACGACGGTGGCCGGAATAATCATATACCACATTCCACTATGTTGCAGCGATTTCCAATAAACATCCAATGCATAATATCGACGGTTCTGTGGTTCAGCCTTGATTTTTGCAGCACTTTCGCGAAAATTCTGAATCAGGGTGTCATAGTAATGTTGTTGCACAATATATCCCGTCGTCGTTTGATTATTGCCGACTTTGATGCAATAATCAGAAACAGGCAAATAAGGCGGCGCATTGTTTCCGCCAATGATGAGAACATCCCATGATATACCCGATTTTGCGAATTTTTCGGTGTTTGCGTGTAATAGTAATGGATTTAAAAAGGTAATGTCGTCTTCGCAAATGAACACGTGGGGGAGGTTGCGCGATTTCGCCGTTTCTAAACAAAGGATATGACTCATCGTACATCCGAGCGCGCCGTTTTCCATTTTGATGGCGTTGATGCGCTCGCCGGCAATGCCCATTTTTGCGAGTTCGCCTTGCACATGAGCCAGACGGTCAGGTCGCGACTCTAAATTGATATAAAAGGTATGTTCAAAGAGTGTCATAGTATTGTTTTAGTATATGTGCGGTTATTTTTTATGTTGATTTTTGCGATATCTTCTTTTGTGCAGTTTGCCTTCTTGTCCGCACATTTTTTCGAAATGTCTTGCGGAACTACAATATTTGTGGTCAGTCGTTTGAGAATTCGTCTCCCCTGTAACTAAAAAATCGTCGTGTTGTATCACAATCGGAAACTGTGCGCATTTACCGAATTTCGCTTCACCATTTTCAGCGGATAAAAAGTGCTGGCAATTGTAGCAAAATTTCGGGCGGAGGGCGGTTACCGATAGCGCGAGTAGGGCGAATATGAAGAAACCATTCATGTTACTAATAAGACCGCATTTTTGTTTATATCCTTTGTCTACATTGGAATAAGACAAATCGCGAGGTTTGTGTAGTTTTTGGTGTAAAATTGAAAGGCCAAATGGCATCAAATCAATTCTATAACACAAAACAAAACTGCTTTCCAAAATGTTTCAACCACAAAAAATCCGTAAAGACGTATTCGCCAATATGCTCCGCTTAGGTGCATCTGGTAATGGCCCCGAGGTCTATCGCGCGGTCATGACCGACAATGGTGCGTCACCCTCCGACAGTCGCGCTGGATTCTTATACGAAACCGTCGCCATCAATCTTGCCGCAACAAAATGCATCCCCGGTATCGATGATAAGCAATGCATGACCGGGCAATTGCAGAACCTCAAACCGGTAACAACAATGTCCACATTGCTCGACATTTCGGTCACTGACAAGAGCGGCGGCTGTTCCGATTTGACCCTACTATGCGGTGACAATTCATTGGTCGCCTTTTCCGTAAAATACAAAAATAAATTCAATCCGGCGACCTCCGATGTTTCCGACATGGACAACACCTTGAAAGCCATTCCTGGGCTTCCTGGCTACAAACTCGGTCTCATGGTTCGCGACAAATCGCTTGTTCTCAATCATCGCTACACAAACTCATCCAGTATCCACAAAACCGTCCATGACCGCGTCGTCGCAGATGGACTTTTGTTTGATGAAACCGATATGATTCGCGGCATGCAGGTCTTTTGCGACCGATTTGCATCCCATGCATCTTCTTCCATCGACGAATTCATTGAACATGTGAATGCCCATTATTTAGCCTCCGGTCGCAAACAACTCGTCCGCAAACTCCACCAGCAAATGACGTTAGAAAAATTCGTCCAGAATGTGGAAAATGGTCATCGCCTACATCTCATTTCTCACAAACCACGCAGTGGCAAATCCCTCTCGATTCTTCTAATTTGCAAATATCTATTACAAACTCGTCGCCGCATTCTTATTATGACCTCTGTTCCCGCAACCATTGACAGTTTCGTCGATGATTTGCGCAAATGGCAAGATTTCAAAGACGTGGCTTTCCTAAAGCAAGACGAATTTTCAAACATCCCCGATGATTTTCGTGGCATAGTTTTATGCAGTGTCCAATATTTGAAAACCGGGGTTGCCAAAAAGAAGGCGCAATTAAAGGCCGCCGGGTTCGACGTGATGATTCTCGACGAATCCCATTTAGGCTCTTCTACCGAAAAGACGCGCAATGACATTTTATTGTCCGGCAATTCCACCGTCGACGATATCCGCACCGCCATTCCAGTCACCATTTTCGCATCGGGCACTTCCGAAAAAACCCGCAAATTTTATCGCATACCACAGGTGGCCTGCCACGAATGGGAAATCGAAGATGAAGCTTATATGAAGTTGATTCAAGCCAATGCATCAGCAAACAGCATCGATACTATGACACAACGCCACGGCCCCCTTTTTGCGAAATGTCTCGAGAACATCACCCTAAATCACGATTATTCTCAACATCCGACCCAAGTTCTCATGAAACACCAGTTCCCTCAAAGTGTCATAGATGATTTGATTGCTTACAATGCCAGACACGGAACGAACTATGGCTATTGTGCCAGCTCCCTCTTTGCTCTCGACCAGGTCGTCGATGACGCCGGACAAAAATCCTACCGAAATCAATTCGAAATCGCTAAATCCACCGATGGCGAAGACCTTTTAGCCGGATATTTAGACGCCATCATTTCGTCGGACCGCATGCGACCAACCATCATGAAATCAGTCGAAGCCACCCAGCACGCCTATCAATCACGCAAATCCACGAAAGATGCACCGCTCATGGTCATTGTATTCTTACCCACCCATACTCGCAACAATACCATCGACCAGTTACAAGAAACCCTATGGACGTTCTTGCATAAACACAAGCTATGGCAAGATTATAACGTGGAATATTCGAATTCCCAGGGCGATACCAACAACGTCACTGAATCCTACAATGATTTCATCCAAACCTGCATGGACAATACCCGATATCGCAACAAAAAGGGGTGCATTTTGCTATTAGGCAATCAAGGAACCACGGGCATCACCTACCACGATTGCGACGTCACCATTTCGCTCGATGATGGCCAGAACCTCGACCAACAAAAACAGCGATTCTCGCGCGCCTTGACCGAAGCCCCCGGCAAAACCATCGGCATCAACGTCGACCTCAACATCCAGCGCCACTACCAGATGATGAGCGACACAATTCAACGCCACCGCCGTATTACAAAGACCACGGCCACCAATTGCGAAATCCTCACCTATTTGCTAAAGAACAAAATCTTCCTCTTCAATCCTCAAGACCTCGAATATGGCACCGTCACTGTCGATGTCATCAAATCATACTATAACACTGAATCAACTTCTATGTTGCGCAATATTGACGACAGCATTTTGTTAGAAGGCATCGTTTGCGAAGACTATTTAGGAAACTTGATTACTACCGATTTGCGTCGCACTCTCGGTCAAAGTCGCGGAGCGAATGACTTGCTCGAGGGATTGAATCAAGATTGTCCAGAAGGTGGTATCGAACGTGTTATAGTGAATCGTAAAGAGACGATTTCCGAGGATGCTGCTGCTTCTGCTAACGCATTAGCCGAAGAAGAGGCTATCAAAGAAACCATCAACCAGACCTTAGAAGCCTGCAAATTCATCTTCCCCGTCCTAGCCCTATTGTCGATTTCCATTGGCATACCATGTTTCAAAGCGATGTTGACCGATGACCGAACAAAACCGGTAGTCATTGCCCTCTTGCGCGAAAAGAAAATCAATATTGATACTACAACCAACTTAAAGCCAAATAGCTATACTAGTGTAACAACAATCATGTCTTCGATTATTGACAGCAATCTCGAAATCATTCACAATATCCGCGAAATCTATGCGAATGCATCTCCGGATAAATTACGCGACCTCATTGCCCACCATTTTGTTCCTTCCGACGAAGAACGTAGGGCAAATGCCGAAGTATCCACACCCGTGGTCCTGGTGGATGATATGCTGGCAAAAACTCCTCGCGGTTATTTTGAAACGCCTAAATTTGTCCTCGAACCTTGTTGCGGAAAAGGCAATTTCGTCCTCGGTATTTTCGAGAAAATGTATGACGGGCTAGAAAACAGCGGCCTTTCCGAAATCGAGCGATGCAAAACCGTGATGGACCATCTTTATTACAGTGATTTGACGGCCATGAATGTCTTTATCACCACCGAGCTCTTGAAATGCCATATCCAGGCCCATTGCGGAGTCGATGCCGAAGATTTCGCCGAACTCGGTATCGTCTTCCACAGTTCCGTGGGAAATAGTCTGTCGATGACCCAATGGCACGGTTTGTTCGATATGGTCATTGCGAATCCACCTTACAATGATGATTCGGGCAACAAAGGCAAGGGTCATAACATCTGGGTGAATTTCATTGAAACGACCTTAGACAAATGGCTAAAGCCCGACGGATATATGTTGTTTGTCAATCCATCTGTCTGGCGACAACTCGACCATCCTCTCTTGAAGAAGATGATGGAAAACCAGCTCGTCTATTTAGAAATCCACAATGTCGATGACGGATTGAAAACCTTCAAATGCTCTACGCGTTATGACTGGTATCTTTTGCAAAAAACACCTGCCTACGGAGAAACCGTGGTCAATGACGAAGAAGGCGTTTCCCAAATCATCGATTTGCGAACATGGTCTTTTATTCCCAATATGAAATTCGATGAAATCAAGGCATTGTGTGCAGCAAACACCAGTTCCGGTAACGTGGTCGAAATTATTCATTCGGAATCGGATTATGAGGTCCGCCGCAAATGGATGTCGCACGACAAAACCGACGAACATGTGCATCCGGTGATTTACTCGATTAACAAGGAGAACGTGCCATCTTTCAAGTGGAGCAACACAAAAAACAAGGGTCATTATGGAGTCGCGAAATTCGTCTTCACGAATGGCGCTGGGTTCATGTGTGATACAAATGGCGAATATGGTATTTCACAATGGGGTAGTGGGATTGTCGATTCCGTCGAAAACTTGCCGCTCATTGAACGCGCCTTCCGCAATCCGCGCTTCCAGGAAATCAAACGTGCTATACAATTAGATAGCTCCAATTACAACATCAAGGTCATGCGCCTCTTCCGCAAAGATTTCTGGAGGGCCTTTGCATAAATATTTATCATAAAAAATACCTCTAGGGGTATTTTTTATTCCAGTGTTTTACTTTTTTATACCAGTGTATAGAGACACCCCGCCCCACAAAACAAATGCATCAAACCATGCGATTGTATGTGTTTGTTGCAACACCATTCTATATTCGAAAAGTAATTGCTATAATAGGCCGACACCATAATTCCGGCAAGAATTATCAGAAAAACCACCACATCTATTGGCTCGTTAATCCGAGAAAAAAAATAAAACATAACAGTCATCATGGATAGTTTTGCAAAAAATGCGTCATAAATATGAATATCCGACTCTTGCACTGGGTCATACCAGAATAATAGCGAGAACCCAATATTGATACATATCAGAAATAGGAGAACATATTCAAAAGTAGGAATCGTCTCATGGTGAAATAACTTGTATAATACATAAGCAATCGGTAAAACGAAAATCCAACTTGTGATACATAAATAGTGGTGATTTTTCCACATTACTACTACTATTTGTGGATAAATTAATTACAATTGTGAGAACATAAAGATAATGCACATATATACATATTGCTGCGCATTTTCATGTCCACTTTTTTACAGTTATCTCTCGACGAAAAATTCGCGACCCTTCGTGAACAGTTTTCACCCGCAAATGAACCCTACATGGCGTCCATCTTTGAAGAAATGATGAACACCGCCGCCGACAACAAATCCTACGACAAAATGGTCGAAATGGGCGACCGAGTCATCCAACAAATCAATCCCTATGCCTTCACCAACATCGCACCCACCCTTTTTGCCGGCCTCAAAGCCATGAAATGGCAAACCAAACAATATGCCCTCGTCATGCTCGCCAAATTCGCGCAATACCATCCCACCATTGTCGCACAAAATATGCCCGAAATCATCAATCAACTCATTGCTATTACACAAGACGCGAAAGCATCCGTCAAGACCCAAACCCTGGAAACATTTCGTAGCGTATGTAGTGCTATAGAAAATGTAGATGTGAAACATTTGATACCCGTCGTCATTTCGGCGTATATGAATCCGGCAACCGAAACCCAGAAAGCTTTAGACGCATTAGTATCCACACCCTTTGTCAATGATATCGACATTCCCACTTTAGGATTTTTCGTCCCTCTACTCACGAAATCCATGCGCGAGCGAAAAATGGTCTATCAACGCCGCGCCGCTGTCGTCATTGAAACCTTGCTAAAACTCTTGAAAAATCCCGTCTATGCCAAACGCTTTTATCACATTTTAGAACCCGTTTTGACCCGTGGTTACGAAGAAATCGCCGAAGTCGAAATCCGCAATGTTTGTCAGAATTCGCGCGAAGTTCTCACCAAGGTCTATGAACTCGGCAACAACAAGTCCCTCGAATCCTATACCTTAGACGATTGCAAGAAAACTTTTGCGAAATTTGTCGGCGACGTGGCCCCCGACCAACAATATTTAGTCGATTATTCCATCGATTTAGTATGGAATTTAGTGCAAAACGAAATCAAGGACACAACTATATGGAAAAAATGCATACAACCCTATATAGTGTCTAGTTCTCCCGATGCCGTGGAACAAATCACCAACACCATCATCGACACCATTACCGTCGAGGAATACAATCCCGAAGACGACGAAGAAAATTTATGCGATTGCGTCTTTTCACTGGCCTACGGCACACGTGTTCTATTACACCAAACCCCATTCAAGGTGAAAATCGGACGCAAATATGGTCTCGTCGGACCAAATGGCGCGGGTAAATCGACACTGATGAAAGCCATTGCGAATAAAAATCTACAAGAATTCCCCGAAAGCCTCAAAAGTGTCTATGTAGAACACGATATTCAAGGAAATCACGACGAAACCAGTGTTCTCGATTATGTTGCCACCGATGCAAAAGTAGTGGAAAATGGCACGATTACCAACGATGCGATTGTCTCTGGATTACGAGCGGTCGGATTCGAAGACAATATGATTTATGGTCCCGTCACCGCGTTGTCTGGTGGCTGGCGTATGAAATTAGCGCTGAGTCGCGCCATGTTGCTCAATCCCGATATGTTGTTACTGGATGAGCCAACCAACCATTTAGACCAGTTTGCCGTAAAATGGCTGGTCGATTATTTGAAAGGGTTGACGAAAACCACGTGTTTGATTGTATCGCACGATACCCGATTTTTAGACGCCGTATGCACCAATATTACCCATTATGAAGGATTGAAATTGAAATTTTATCGCGGAAATTTGTCGGATTTCGTCAAACAAAAACCCGAAGCCAAACAATATTACGAATTGACGAATCAAAATGTCTCGTTCTCGTTTCCTGAACCCGGTCCTTTAGAAGGTGTCAAATCGCTGACCAAGGCCGTTCTCAAGATGAAGAATTGTTATTTCCAGTATGCAACCGCTCCGAAACCGCAGTTGATTGACGTGAGCATTCAAGTATCGATGGCCTCGCGCGTGGCCATTGTCGGCGTCAATGGAGCCGGTAAATCGACCCTCATCAAAATTCTGGTCGGTGAATTAGAGCCGAACAGTGGGTTGATAGACCGACATCCGAACGTTCGCGTCGCCTATGTCGCCCAACACGCTTTCCATCATATTGAGAATCATTTAGACAAAACACCGGTCGAATACATTATGTGGCGTTATCGTTCCGGATACGACAAAGAGCAAATTGCAAAAGACAGTTTGACCATGTCCGAAGAAGAAATCGCCGCCATCAAACAAAAGGCGAAAGAAAACAAACATTTAGTCATTGCGGAAATTTTGTCTCGTCGCACCGGGAAACGCGAAAATGAATATGAATGTAAATCCGAAACTGATATTACCCAGTGGTTTGTCAAAACGGAATTGGTCGAAATGGGCTATGAAAAGATGGTCAAAGAATTCGACGAAAAACTGGCGATGGAAAATATGTTGGGTCAGCGCAAATTAACCACCGGTGAAATCCAGAAACATTTAGACAATTTCGGCCTCGAACCACAATTCGCGCAACACAGTAAAATAGGTATGTTGTCCGGTGGTCAAAAAGTGAAGATTGTGCTTGGCGCATGTATGTGGAATTTGCCCCACGTGGTTATTTTAGATGAACCTACTAACTTTTTGGACCGCGATTCTTTAGGCGCTTTGACCGGGGCCATCAAAACCTTCAAGGGTGGATTATTGTTGATTTCCCACAATGAAGAATTCTACAAGGAAATTTGTCCGGAGAAATGGTTGCTCGATTCCGGCAATTTGTCTGTCTTTGGTTCAGAATGGATGGAAGAAGTTGAAAAGGCGCGCAAAAAGGCGGAAAAGGAAAATGCGAAGAAACTGAATTTCGAAGAAGCCGAAGTCAAAATGGATGCTTTAGGAAATACAATTGTGGCTGCGCCCGTGAAAAAGGAATTGTCCCGCGGTGATAAAAAGGCATTGCTAAAGAGGAAAAAGGAAATGGAAAAACAGGGCCTCGATACCTACGAAATCGACCAGTTGTTAGGTCTCGAATAAAAAATGGTAAAACAGTATAAAGCGTAAATGACTATAGATAGTAATATGTTACGACGTATTAGTCAAAAACTCGTTCGACATTATCATGTTGCACCAAATTCAAATAATCACTGGTCCCTTCTAGATATGCAAGAACTAAATAAATCATTGAACCATCCATCGCATATACATATGGCAGAAACCAATCGATTGCTCAAAAAAAACATCATTCTACTTAAAGAAAACAACCGATTGCTCACACATATAAATCAATTAATGCATGTCAATTCTGCCATTCCAGCGCGAGTCGAAATTTTAGAAAAAATCGTGCATAAATAAAAAATTACCCTTTAGGGCAATTTTTTATGGGGGGTTTTTCGATTTTTTAGTGAGTTTTTTCGATTTTTTAGACGGGTGTGAATACGCGGAAATATATGTGAGAATCGCCACGTGATTCCCCGAGCACAGTAATTTTAGTAGTTTTTGCAGTTTGAATCTGAGATTTTAACCATTCATGTAACACTTCATTATCCACCATGCAATCAATATCTGTATTTGGTGAAGCGGTGTGGATTTGCATCATTCCAGTCAATTTCATCAACATAAACGAACCATCTACATTGCGGACTATTTTTTCGTTTTCGTGTAATAGGGTGATGATTTGTTGCAATAAGGAGGCATAAGTTTCAGAAGGAACGTCGGGATTGTATTCTTTGTAGATTTCTGGTTGGTCGACGATGCTGGCAAAGAGTTGGGATGCGGCTGGGGTAAAGGCGTCTTGAATGAGTTGGCGAATGCTTTGTTCATCGCGGAATATCATGAATTTGCAAATGCGGCTGAAATTGCTGCCGGAGATGGTGTGCGAATCGACGCATGGAGTTTTGATGACGTCGTCGGGATTTTGTTGAATGGAAGCGGAAGCGAATATGGTAGTCATTGTTTGCGTTTGTTGTGTGTTTATTTGCAAACCAATAAATTGGCTTTTCAATTTTCTAGTATGACCTTATATGCCGAAACGTGCATTGTTAATCGGGATAAATTACAAAAAAGGGCGGCGAGTGTTGCGCGGGTGTGAAAACGACGTAGCCACCATGGAAAAATTGTTGACCCCATACCAGTATAGTGTGACGAAGCTCATCGGTGAGCAAGCTACTTATGCAAATATTATTGCAGAATTTACGAAATTATTGAGCGAAGCTGAGGCCGGCGATTCGCTGTTTTTTCAATTTAGCGGTCACGGAAATCACATTCTCGATACAAACAATGATGAAATCGATGGTTATGACGAATATTTGCTGACGAATGATTATTACGGAATCACCGACGATACTTTGCGGAAACTGATTACCGCTAACCTAAAGGCCGACGTCCAGCTTTTCGCTTTGTTTGATTCATGTGTCAATGGCACCATTTTTGACCTGAAATATAATAGTTATTTGATGACGTCGATTGACATTCCAGAAACCGCGTCGAATGTCTTTGCCATTAGTTCGTCGACCGATTTCCAGAATAGCTTAGAAAAACAGAATGGCGACGCATATGAAGGTGCCGGAACATGGGCCTTTGCGCAAGTCATGACAACGAATCAGGAACCTTTGTTGCTAGATGTAGTCAAGCAAATGAGAACCTTGCTGGTGTCGAAAGGCTTTAGGCAATATCCGCAATTGTCCTGGGGTAAAAAAATCGACGTCGAACAGTTTCGTTTGGTGTTATAGATATTGTGCATAAATCATATCTATAACACTATATATATGGGAAAAACGGGGAAGAAAATACGCGAATCAAAGAAACGGATGCGTAAAACAAGAAAATGGGTTCGCAAATCAAATAAGAAGAGGGGAGGAGGAGGCAGTGATATTGATGTCGGTTCGAGAATTCAAATAAATCAAACCATCTATGAAGTAATTAAAATACTACCGGAAGGAAGTACATGTAAAGTGTTTAAGGTAACCGAAAACGGTACTAATGAACTCTATGCAGTAAAGGCCATATATAAAACGAATAAACTAATAAATGCGGCGAACCATGAAATGGAAATATTGAATTTGTTAAAAAAACATTGCAGCGAATTTATATTGTGCATAAAAGACCATGATTTCACAAATCAACGGTATAACTATATTGTAAGTGAATATATCGATAATGATTTATTAGGCTCTAACACTGAAGTAACTGCTAGGCTAGTCGATCAATTATGCAGAGCAGTCATTAAATTGCATCAACTTGGTATTGCACACCGTGATATCAAACCGGATAATATTGGTGAAAAAGGCAACAATATAAAAATGATTGATTTTGGTAATGCTATATATAAGAATGATTATGACCCGAACAATTATACAGAAGCGGGTACATACTCATATATTTATCCCGAATTATATAAAACCTCATCGCCTAGTTTTGATCTATTGCAACAAAGTGATGTATGGTCATTAGGTATCACCATATTTAATCTGATATATGGCATATATACATATATGTTTGTAAATGGGGGTATTATGAATATACCTGACCTGAAGATACCACCATTGATAGACAAATTTATAGAATTTGCTGCGAATCCAACAGAATACAAAGAAAAGAATAACCTAAGTAAGGTGCTAGAACAAGAAGCAGATAAATTATTCAATGAAATAATGGTAAAAGCAGATGCATTGTTTGAACAAGGTAAAACAGAGGGTTTATACACTATCAATTTGCGAGAAATACTTACCGGTAAACCAGAAAATCAAAAAATATATGTTCCATCGACTGCACCATTCGACTCATTACCCGTGACCGCTGTAACATATACTCCCGGAAAGTTATTATGAGCGCACCATTTTTCGCCAGGACGCAATGCGTTGCACCGCCTGAACTTGTAATTTCGCCGCTTCTTGTTTCGCATAACCACTCATCAATAGCCCATCGACATCATATCGCAAGACCCGTTTGTCGAATAATTTTGCCGATTCTTCAAAGGCAATCGGTAGCGACAGTTCTTTCTGTTCCATCGCATATACCATGCAGCGGTCGAAATCATACGCCGCTAACAAATCAGCTTCGCGCACGACATGGTAGGCGCGTTGATATTCGCCTAATTTAGGAAATCCCCGTTTCTGCACCGTAGAATACGACATGGTGGAAATGATTTGCTGGACTGCATCGATTTCATGTTCGTAGAGTTGATTGGTCAATCGTAAATAATCGCCTATGATACTCACGCCTTCGCCTTCTTCCATGTATTTTTTATCGCACATATCATGCACAATGGCAGCCGTCATAATCACCTTTTCTTGGCCATATAATTGCGGGTAGTGCAACGCTTCGGATTCGTAAATTTTTTGTGCATAGTGTAATACATCCATACTATGGGATAAACCGTGAGATTCGTCAATCTCATATTTTGCCGTCATGGCTAAGACGAATTGAAAGAGTTTGCTAAATAAAAGTGTCATATGAATCTGTTTGTTGTAAATAGATTCATAAGCGAAGAATTATATCAATTTTCTCACATCATTTCCCAACAGAGTCGTATTTTCTAGCAATTGTTCGACCAGGGCATCCATCAATTCGCGGCGTTCGGTCAATATTTGTTTTGCTTTGTGGTAGGCCTGGATGACTAAATCGAGACTTTCGCGGTCCATCGTATCCTTGATTTTCTCCGAATATGCATTTCCCATCGCCATGGAACGTCCTAAAAAGGGATTGCGGCCATCCCCCACATTCTCATTGTAAAAGACCTCCAGTTTTTTGCCCATTCCGTAATTCCCAATCATCGTCTGGGCCAGCGAATTCGCCTGTTTCAAGTCTTGCACCGCCCCTAAGGACACATGGTCGTCTCCATAGACGACGGATTCCGCCGCTTTTCCACCCATGGTAATAATCAGCCGCTTGTTAAAGAGGTCTTTTGTGTATAATCCACTGTCGGTGATGTTTTGATATTCCGAGAAAATCGTGTATCCACCCGCTCCATTGTAGGTGCTCTGAATGGTGACTTTCTTCAAATCGAAATATTCAGGGAAATGTGCGGCTAAGAGGGCGTGACCGATTTCGTGAATGGCCACCCGACGTTTCGATTCATCACTACGTATATCACGTTGTTTCACTAAACCTACAATTAGTTTGTCAATGGCCGATAGCAAATGAGTATTCGTAATGACCGTGGCACCTTCGCGGGCGGCATAAATGGCGGCTTCATTCAACAGATTTTTCAGCTGGGCTCCCGAGAAACCAGTCGTGAGTTCGGCCACAAAATCGAGATTGATTTCGGGGGAGAGTTGTTTGTTTCGCGCATGCACTTGCATAATGGCTTTGCGCGATTCGCGGTCGGGATAAGGGACGGTTAATACGCGATCAAAACGTCCCGGTCTTAGCAAAGCCTGGTCTAAGACATCTTTGCGATTCGTGGCGGCAATCACTAAAATACCGTCATTGTCGGCGAATCCGTCCATTTCGGCCAGCAATTGATTTAGCGTTTGCTCGCGTTCATCGTTCGCCATGTTGATTCCGGCACCGCGTTGCCTCCCGACAGCATCAATCTCGTCGATAAACAAGATACATGGTTTGTTTTTACGGGCCATATCAAAGAGGGAACGGATTTTCGAGGCACCTACACCCACGAAAACTTCGACGAATTCACTTGCGGCCACACTCACGAAATTCGCATTCGCTTCACTCGCAATGGCCTTGGCCAATAGAGTTTTCCCAGTTCCGGGAGGACCCTCTAACAAGACACCGCGCGGGATTTCGGCACCGGCGGCCTGGTAGGCCGTCGCATTCTTCAAATAAGATACGACTTCAGTGCATTCCATCATGATTTCTTCACTCCCCGCGAAACTCGTCAAACTGACATTCGCCTTTTGCATCGCGAATTTATCTTGATTGATGGACTTGCGAAGACCGGGTGCACCACCCATTGGCCCGCCACCGGTTGGACCATTTCGGAATGCATTTAATAAAAAGAATAAAAAGACTATCTGAAAAAAGTTATTGCCGACGAATCCCAGAACATCGAGGGCTAAATTGGAGATTCCTTGTTGTGGATTGTCTAAAAAGAGGGTTTGCACGTCATTTTTGACCGCGAGGTCTGTCAAACTATCAATGACAAATGGATTGATTCTGGTGGACGTAAATTCGGATAGTGTGCTGGGGTCCGCATGTTCTACGATAACACTGTCTAGCTTCGTGGTGAAGGCGATTTCGGAAATCTGCTTTGACTGGATTTCTTTGATAAGAGTGTTAAAGGGTTCTTGTGGTAAAGTATTCACAAGTTGCGATGCCTCGCGAATTGTATGTGGAATCATGAGAGCGTCGATGCTTATTGTGCTAGCAAGTAGCACAAACAATAATACAATATTGTTCATCATATTGTATGACTAGAGTGATAGTTTTATGTCGTTATTGCTAAATCTATATTGTTTGTGTTATAACGAATGGTTGCTCATTGCCATGACCGTGTCCATTTTATCATAGAGTATATCAATGCGTTTTGCAAGTTCAGACATTTGTTTGCGTAATTCTTCAAGTTCGTGATTGACGGCCCAGTTCATGGTTTTTTTAACACTCGGGTCAATCGCTTTTGTTGATATGGCCGAGATGGATGGCGATGCAGAAGAATGGGACGAATGTTGCGGCATTTTTTCCTTGACCAGTGTAATATCATATTCGCGTTGTTTGATTTGGTGCTGCAATAATTCGTCCATATTTTGAATCGCTTCGTCGTTGATGGGTTCTTCAAAGTTTGCGGGTGGCGGGACGGGTGGTTTTGTCATGAGTTCATAGTCATTTTGTCTAGAGGTAAAGGCGTCGGTGACCTTGTATGATTCGACTGCCTTTGGTCGCTGTTCGACGACTATTTCGGGGAATACTTTTTTTTCTACATAGAGCGAGGCAGTTTGTGTTATTTTTTGTATATCATCCATCATGTAGGCTATGGTTTGTCGATTGATAACTTGGAGGTCGGATTGTGTCATAGGTAAATATTGCGCCTTTTCGTAGAATGAGCGGATGACATTGGAGAACCATTGTTCTTTGTTGACCGGGATATCGCGGAATTTAGGCGCTTTTTGAATCGTATTCCATAAGAGTTTCTGATTTTCGGGGTGAATATAGAGCGACATGATAAAGATATACACATGCATATGTTTATATGATTTTTAGGCTGAATCTTTTTTCTCAGATTCCTCAGCTGTTTTTTTAGGAACTGTTTCGACTTTGCGGTTGTTTTTGATTGTCGTTGTTTTGAGAATGGTCGATTTAGGTTCGGTCTTCTTTGTTGTGCGCATTTCGTTTTTCAACATTGCGAATATTTCATTGACGTCGAATACCGTTTCTTCGCCGGTTTTCGTATGCGTGACTTCGATATAAGGTTTATTGTTGACAATACGTTTTCTATAATTCAATATAATAGTATCTTCTACCGGAATATCATTGACAAAATACATCAATATGTTGTTGAGTAGATTTTGAAAATTTGCGGAATTTTTATCAAAATACAAGCCGCGTTGGTCGACGTCGTCCTTGATAATGGCAAAGACGAGGTTCTTCATTTCGGCTAAATCGCCATAGGTTAGTTCGTCGGGTTGTTTTGATTTAATATTTGTTTCATATGTAGAGAACCGGTCTTGCAACATCAGATATTGAAATGAATCTGTTTGGGTTTCCATAAAATGATTGATGATGTTTTGATAGGATTTGGCTTCTTCATAGGCATCGGCTTCTAGAATCTTTGTCATTTCGTGCGCGACCACGGGTTCTTCTCCACCGCTTTTGCCATGTAATCGTCGGGTTTTTTTATTGTGTCTTTTAGCGCGACGTTTCAATTGTGTTTTTTTCATAGTTATAGTAGAATGATATTTTTTTGTGGGACCATTGTATAATGAATAAAGCTATTACACAAATCTTTTTATTTTTACTGTTGACCGTATTACTGCTTAGTTTCTACATGTTTATTGCGACGATTGTCTATAAATCGACTGCCTTCAAGGGGATTTTTTCCACCTGGCAATTTCCCATGTTATTGGCGCTCTTTTTAGACGCGTCGTTTATCGAATAATGGGCTCTTGATTGCACTAAGAACGAACAAGGATATAAAGTCAACGTGATTTATCACCTATAGAATGTCAGAATACATACAAGCCTACGAATACGAATCGAATGTGAATCCCTTACTAAATAATGTTCCTATCATTACCAAAAATGTCAATGACTGTGGTCTAGGTATGCATTGTATTGACAACGGGTCGGTCTACCGTGTATCATACAAAGCAACCTCGCCGAATTTATTAGCCAGTTTTATCATATTAGATGAAGATAAAGATGGTAATGAAGCACATCAATTTCGATTTGATGCATCTAATGGCATTTTAGATACAGAAATCAATGCTGCGTCCCATTTGTTTTATGTATTGCAGGGGAAATGCCGATTTACCTTTTCAGAACAAGTCTATACTCGGGGCGAAGAATATGGGGAAACCTATATTGATACCATATACAAAGAATTTATGGTGGAAAGTGGTGAAATCTTTATTTGCCCCACATTTCTAGCTCTAAAAATAACAAATATGCTGGAAAATGAAAAAACCGAAATCTATTATGTCAATGACAGTCCATTGCTAAATTATTTGGGCGCCGAAGCACAAAACAAAGTGTTTCAACCATGCGTATATAATAATGCATTTCTACAAGAAAAATTGCAAGAGTTATCGGACCCTAAGAAAAATCGCAAAGGAATCTTGCTGAGTAATACTGATACTGAACGCATTGGCATCAATACGATTACTCCCACCTTGTGGGCATTATACAACGAGTTACCACCAAATACTGCGCAACGACCACATAAACACAACTCGGTTGCTCTGGATTTATGTATTGGGTGTTCGGATAGTGAAAATGTATATACATTGATGGGCGATACACTCGACGAAGAAGGAAATATAGTCAATCCGACAAAGGTCCACTGGAAACAAGGCGTCATGTTTACTACACCACCTGGTCTATGGCATTCACATCATAATGATGGTATTACGTATGCCTATGTTTTGCCAATACAAGATGCGGGGTTATTGTTGTATCAACGGATTTTAGGTATTGTTCTCAAATAGTGTAGATATTGATTGTATGAATCAACATCTAATTGTTGTAGTATTTTGAACGGTAGTTCTCGACATATTTGTCCGGAATGTTTGCCGACTTGAAGAGCATGATTCGCTTTTGCATAGGCATGTTTTGTTCGAAACCCGAATCGCCCGTCAACATGGTAATATTAAAAAAGAGGGAATACATGCCACATTCCGTATTACCCTTTTGATGCTGGCGATTGGTATTGGTATGACTCTTCATAGCAAGTCCCGCCTTGATGCCCTGTGTTTTGATGGTTTTCATCAATCGCTGTATTTCAGGAGGAGGGGATTTCCCGCCACTGTCGAAATAAAAGACAAAAGGGTGCGCTTTGTCTAAACAGACGAAAAGCGATACCCAATGAGAACCCGGCATATCGTGTCGGTCTAAATTAAAGACCATACCGATTTTGTCGATTTTTTTAGCAAGCAAGGCTGCTATGTCAATGTGGCAGAGTTCTTCCCATACACATATTTTTGTTTGAGATGGCGGACCCTTGTAGGTATATAATTCGCTAGCCGGGACCATGGTGTCATAATTGATGGGCGACGGGCCGATAAATCTAAAGTTCGGATATGCTTGCTCATATTGATGCATCACCTTGCGTATGTCTAAATCTGTGAGCCATTCGTTCTTGTTCGTTTTCCATTCAACGGGCTGGTCAGGGGCGAAAATGAGTGTGTCGATTTGTTTCCGCAATTCGGCGTCTTTGATTTCCGCCAGCCAGCAATCCTCCTTTTCGCAATTCACCAGACGGCGATTTAACGTCTGCCAGATTTCGCCCGGATTCGACCACGGGATGTAGTCTTGGGATGGATGATTTTTGTTATAGGATGCGCGAATGAGTTCTAACATTTCCATCGTATAACACGTATTTGGAGAGGCCTTTGCACCGGTAACGATCGGACTGCAATTCATTGATTTTGGTTCGGTTCTTTTGCGGGTTTGTTTCCGATGTTTCCGTATAAATTTATGTTTGGTTGGCATTCTACTATAGGGTGAGATTTGTTTAAATAACTAAAAAAATGATTCGCCGCCTCTTAAACGTAAAACGAGATGCAACGTGGATTCCTTTTGCACATTGTAATCGGCTAAAGTGCGACCATCTTCCAGCTGTTTTCCGGCGAAAATCAGACGCTGTTGGTCAGGTGGAATGCCTTCCTTGTCTTGGATTTTGGTCTTGATGTTTTGGATTGTGTCGGTTGATTCGACTTCTAACGTAATGGTTTTACCAGTAAGTGTTTTGACGAAAATTTGCATCGTAATATAGTTATGTAGGAGATAATCTTTACATCGTTTATAGATTTGATTTCTTTCTTACAAATGCGTCCATGGAATACAACGGTAACATGGACGCTGCAGCCGATTTTTTGACAACGGATTTCCCCCAGTAAGAGCTCGTCGGCTGTAGAGGAGTCGCTTCGTCCATTTGGTCAAAAAGCGTGTCGGCAGGGTCATCGTTCTCATACGAATCTTTTTGCGGACCGGCGAGTTCTTCATAATCGAAATGTTGAAAACATGTCTTGATGAAGTGGTCGAAGGATTCATTCACGGCAGTGGTGATTTGTTTTTCCGGATTTTCTAAGAGAGTTGAGAACATGGACATTAGTTTTCGTTGATTTTTGGCGATTTTGTCTAAATATTCTTGGTTCTCCGAATATTGTTGGGGGTCCGCTTTTGCTAAATATTTATTGTATTGGCTTTTGTTGCAAAACATTTGCAATGTGAGTTTGTCGAATTCCGACATGGGTTCTGACATGTTTGTAGTAGGATGATATTTTGTTAGGAATAAAACGACCTAAAAGACTTCGTCTAGTAAAAACAACCATTTTAGCATGAGAGGTCTCATGTTCTCCACAAGTCTCTTTCTAATACCCACCATCTATGGTTTCCGAAAACAACAATATGTGCTCTCAACCATAAATCTCATCACCACGATTGCCTCGCTACATTATTGGCGAGAACCTCTTCCGGGTGCAATCAAAAATTTCGATTTGGTCATTAGCAAACTTGCCGGAATCGCATATTTTTGGTATGGTTACAATCATCTCGATAATATACACATACGACTCGCCGGATATGTAAATGGCGCTTGTATGCTTTTATTGTATCATGCCTCGTGTAATACATATGCGCGTTGCCTAGCCCATTGGAAATATTACCACATGGCCTTTCATGTTTCCGTCGCGATTGGACAAATGTTGATATTGTCAAACGAGCTAACGGTATAAAAACAAAACAATACTATTACACAATATGGACAATTCAGTGTTTCGAAACGGATATCATATAATGGCATCATCCCCTCTGGTCTACCTATGGTCAAATGATTTGTTTTTCACTGCAGCGCTCATCCTCAAAGTCTATTCGGCGAATTATTGGTATTACTATGCTTCGCATTATGACTATATCAAACCGCCTTACACCCACCTCAATGCCTTCAAACAGTTTATTCGGTTCACCGATAGTGGACATCTCGTCTCCCTATTGTATTGTATGGTCAATAAATCCTGGTTACCGATTGCCTACAATGTCCATGGTATTATTACCGGGGGATATTGGTTCGGGAAACTCTTTTTAGATATGCCCGATGCGGATACGAAACCGATTGACGGTCTCAACCCATTTGTTACAAACACGATGAGTTATATGACCCATGTAGTGCCGTTTGCTATGATTGTGCGCGAGGCAATGTCTTCCGATTGCTCGGATGCCTTTTCGACGACGAGTTTGTTGCAAACCTATCTATGGTGGTATACCTGGTTTGTCTGCATTTATTTGCCATGGCGGTATTATACGGGTGATTACGTATATTCAATATTCAAAACCGATGCAAATTACTGGGCAACGGGTGCATTTACGGCTGGAATGCACCTATTTGTATGGGTACTCAATCAAAGTGGGTCGGTTTTGTGTAATAGTTATTGATGTAATCCATATAGAGCAATGTTCTTATGGAATGCATGATGGAAACCGGTCCTATTTTTCTCAAAACGGATGATGGCAAAATCATCAATATGCAGTGCATTCGATGGGTAAAGAAAATGAACGATTGTATGGAGGTGTGTCTGAAATCGAGCGGTTGCACGAGTATGTTTGGCGATACACATAAAGTGTGCAAAATGAAAAACCCCGGGAGCTATGCGAAACTCCATGCCTATTTTGAAGAATGATTCTTTTACGTAATGCAAGATTATTACGTAAAATGTATGGTATTTATGGTTGGTTCTTTTTGGTGCGGTTTTTCGCTTTTTCGGCGAGTTTTTGTTGTCGCTCGGCCAGCTTTTGTGTGCGAGCATGTTCTTTTTGGGCTAGTTTTTCTTGTTTTTTTGCCGCTTTCTCGTTTTCTTTTGCGAGGGCCTTTTGTATTTTCTGGGTTTCGCGGTGACGTTTGGTTTCTTCTTGTTTCGCGAGTTTCATTTCGGCTTTTTCGGCGGCTTTTTGTTGTTTGGCTTCTTGTTTCGCCTGTTTTTGAGCGGCCTTTTCTTGTTCTTGTTGGACCATTTCTTCTTTGAGTCCTTCGAGTTCGTCGTCAATCAATTTCGAGTATTTTTCGACCAGGTCTTTGAGCAATTCACTTTCGAATTCCTTGATGAAGACGCCTTGTTTCCGTTGGGTTTTCCGGAGTGCCTTTTCCTCTTTTTGGACTTGTTTCGCGACCTTCGATTCTTCTTTCAAATGGTCCTTCATGGTTTTGCGGATTTGCTGGATTTTTTTTTCTTTTTTTTTTTGCAATGCCTTGCGGGTTTTGTTGATTTCGGCGACTCCTTCGGCATGTTCTTTTTCTAATAGACTCGCGCGTTTTTTTGCCGTCTTGCGCTCTTGTTTAATAGTCATACGTATAACACTTGATTCCAGTTCGTTTAAATTCGTCTTCATGAGCGATTTTAATTGTGTCATACGGCCCTTGTAGGCATTGAGTGCGACTTGCAAGTTTTGTTTGAGTTCGTCGATTTTCTGGTCGAATTCCTGGATTTGTTGGTCGAATTTGACGACGGCGGGATGGTCCTTTAGGGAATTGCGTAATTCGGACAAATCGTTGATTTTCTTGCCGCATTTGTTTTTGACGGCATAAAAGAGCGATTGCTGGAATTTCGCATATTCGGCGGGCATGTCTGCCATGTTCTCTTTGACCTTTCCGACAAATTCTTTTTTGAATCCGCGCTTCGAAGTGATTTCATCCTTCAGTGCCTTGATGGCATCCTTGACATTTTTGACGGCGTCTTTGGCGTCTTTGACAATCTCTTTGATATTGGCCTTGACCACCTTATTACACGCTTTCAGGGCCTTGCCTTCGTAACCTTCGCATTTTTCGGCTAAAAAGCCGAATCGGGTCGCATCGAGGTCCTTGAGGTCGTCGTCGATTTTGGCATTGTTTTCGTCGATTTGTTTTTTGATTTTGGCAATGTCGCTGTCCATGAATTCACGCACATATTTGCGGTCGAATTTCATGGCTTCGTCGATGTTCTCAATCAAAGGGGATTGTACAAAACGGACAATCGGTTGGGCAAATTGCCGGGCATCCTTTTCACGATTCAAGTAACTCACGTGTCCCGCAATAGAATCTAAATATTCGCGTTCTCCTTTTTCGGTGAATCGGCCATGTTCGTCTAAATAGGCGGCTGCGAATTCTTCGAAACCGTCTGGCATTTGGTAGCGGACGGGTTTCGCCAAATTGATGAGTTTGATGAGTTCCATGGGACTCTCCGTGATGGGGGTCGCAGTCATCAACAACAATTTGACGGAATCGCTTCCACTCATGGCATAGGAATGTTGCAGGGCATTTTGTAGCGCATTCATATCAGGACGTTCAATGGATGACAAATCTCCGCCGCCGTATAATTTGTGGGCCTCGTCAATAATGAGCAAGGTTTTGCGTAGTGGGTCGGCTTCGCCGTTTTTCTTGACCAGGGCCTTGTAGAAATTATTCGCTTTCGACACCATATTACTAAATTGCTTGTAGGACATGGGGCGAATCGACCACGATTTTGACAACAGACGCATGCGTTTGGCTTGTTCATCTGGCACAGTCAATCCTTGCTCAATCTCTTTTTTGATGGTTTCACTGCATACCTGGTCAAACATATTCTTCCAGATGTCGTTTTTCAAGGTGGTTCGAGTTACCCAAAGTATGGTGTAGCCTTGTTGTTCGAAAGATGATGACGCCGCTGCAATTGCGCTGCAGGTTTTTCCTGTTCCGACGCTGTGAAATAGCAGCATGCCTTTGATAGGATTTTCCGGGGTGAAATAATGGCGAACAAAATCTTGCGTAGCTGAATATTTGATGATTTCTGCACCACCGGTCTTCATGGATGAGTTGCCTCCACATTTGTTCTCCATTTTCACATCAGCCCATTTATAATCCCCAAAATGTTTGCGCACGTGAGCGCGCATGGCTTCATGACCCATCGGCTTTGTTTCAGGATTGCGTGGAGTAAATACGATTTCGCCGATTTGTGCAGGCAAACTCAAGACGGGTAAATCGTCGCGCACAACAATACGCCGTTTTTTCTCGACCTTTGGACCACTACCGCCCATCAAATCTTCGGCCGCTGGCTGCACGGAAAAACTATGAACAGCCTTGTTGAGTTCGTAATCGACCGAACCGAATACAGTCGCTCGCTCTAAATCATGCTGGAAATTATAGAGACGAACATCGATATTCATGGCCTTCAAATACAAATCAAACAAACTGGCGGAGCCCAGCATTTGATTGCGCACCGATTCCGGAACTTCCACATCATAAATAAAGACATGAAGCGGCCAGCCTTGCGTAGGATGAAATTCCAGGCCTTTTTGACCGCATGTGCGAGTGCCACGACCAATGACTTGTTTCTGGTCCGCCATATTGACCGGAGGCTCATAAATATGCACATATTTCACGTCGAATAAATCAATACCTTCCTTGTAGCCACTATCCATGACGATAATACGAGCTAATTCACCATGAATATTGTCTGGACGACTGTTGAATTTTTTCAAGATGGATTTTTTGAGGCCAACACTAATCGGTTGGTCGTATACACCGATGGAAGCCAACAAGAAAAAGTTATTTCCAGAAGACTTTAGGAGAACTTCGTCGTCCAAAAGTTGGATTTTTCCATAGATTTTTGTTTTTGATGCGCCACCGAGTGTTGCTGGTTCCTCTTCTTCGGCCGTATTTGCTGGGTTCTCGGGAAAAGGTGTCATAGATGCGACTGTATTTGCTGGGTTCTCGGGAAAAGGTGTCATAGATGCGACTGTATTGGTTGGGTTCTCGGGAAAAGGTGTCATAGATGCGGCGGTTGCGACATTTTCGGCAGATGGTGTGACAGATTCGACTTGCTCGACCGACTCGGTAGCAGCAGCAACCGAAGCAGCAACACCCTTTTTCAAAGGTGCGACATAGCCTAAATTCATGCCACTGGCCATCAATGCACCGGCGACAAGTTTCGCACCATAAGTGCCCGATTTCACGTCCGAAAAGATAAAATGTTTATATTTGCGGCCATCGCGAGCCATGTCTTTTTTGTCTAAATCATCTATTTTTTTAAGAAGTGCGTGAAGTTTAGACGAATGAGAAGGGATGTCTTCTAGCAATTTTTTGGCGTCGAATTCGGGATGGTCGAATTTGTGTGCATTTGTCCCTTTGCTCCAGTTCGATTTCTTGCGCACGCAGTCGGCGTCATACAAGAACAACGGGTTATTTTCCACGATTTTCGCCATGTTCGGTATGTTCTCAACATCACGCATCGAAACTGGCGAAGCCGACGTGGTGATGGATTCACCTGGGCTACTACTATTATCACTATTTATAGAACTATTTGCAGACATGTATATAGTTGGAGGATATTTTTTTAGATTTTTTGCAGACCCTCTTCGACAATACTATTACACAAATAGCGACATAGATATTGATTCGGGGGCAACAAATATCTTGCCTAAATATATAATGCCAAGTGGATCAGATTTAGGTGGAGGCCCATACAATGGATATTCTCCAGTTCAAACAATTAATAATGCAAAATCAAGTGACCAGGTGATGATGAGACGTGTATTGCGCAATGGATGGAACACTGCATATGCTACCGGAACTGTCAATGGCAAATCTCGCATCGTTACTCCGTTCCGCGCCGTCAATAATTTAGGCGATTTCTTAGGCCGTGAAAATTACGTTTGCGGCGGACCTAACCAGGTCAATGCTTCCAAGCCTGGATGGAAAGGTCGTATTGGTTCCATCATTTCGAATTGTGATAGTTCCGGTATTCCGTCATCCACTTGCAACGTCAAGTATGTGCCAGATTCTTCCGAATACACGAAATTTCGCAAGTTGCAAGTTCATAACCAAAACTACAACGACAAATCGCATGGTGGCGATGACCACAATGCCTCTTTCGTGGATTTAATGCGTGTGCGCAGAAGGTAAGTGTTTGTGTAGAAAAATGTCCATAGATAGTATACAATGGACATTTTTCGATTTCGTAAATTTGCAGTCAATAATGGTATTGCCTCGGGACAAAAGGCGATGCCTATGAAAGATTCCACTTCCGATGGAACAGCATCCTTTTCCCTATATCGACACAATTACAGCGAAGCGCTCAATGTGCAAACCGTGTCTGAAATCAACAATAAAAAATGGATAGGCGGAAACCGAGATGCATCCCAAGTGGTGAAAAATCGTCGTATTTCCCAGGTCGGTGTCGGGTCGCTGAATGCATCCGGTGATAATATGAAATTCGTCAGTAATTCTGACCGCAGCGTCGTTGACAATGCGCTCACTCGCGTTCGCGCAGGTGGAGCAGTCGTTCCACGAAAAGTGGCATCCAGTCCGCACATTCATATGACCCCATCATTTACCACAGCCGTTGCCACATCCAGCAACAAATAATCCTATATCACTAAAAAAAATCCACCTATAGTATATAATATATAGTATATTATCCATGTGGAATAAATATTTAGTCGAATTTTTAGGTGCCATCTTTTTTGTCTATGTCATTTTAGCCACCGGTAACCCATTAGCCATCGGTGCTGCTTTAGCATTGGTCATTTTACTCACTTCTAATATTTCCGGAGGACATATTAATCCTGCCGTTAGTATTACCATGGCCGCCGCCGGCAAACTCCCATCTACCGAAATCGTGCCATACTGTATTTCACAAATTTTAGGTGGTTTAGTCGCTTTGGAATTATACAAACGCGTTCGCATGTAATCGAATGATTTGATTTTTTGTTACCATGGATGGTAACAAAAAAATGGTTTATTTGCGCAAATAGCGATACAAAATATACAATCCCACTACGGTCAATGACCCGACATAAAATTGACTCAATGGCTCCATTTTCGATTGCTGGAATTGTTTCACCGCAATGACATCAAGAGAACCATAGGCCGGATTTTCGGATTCCACGGGACCGGGCAAATCCTCGTCCTCGGAAGACTCCGACGACTCCTCATCCTCTTTTTCTTGTATATTGGCCGCGGGTATTACATATTTCGCCTGGGCCATCGTCATCACAATGGGTGGAGTATCCGCATCGACATCTGCGAACGTATACTCTTCCGACCCATCAAAGGGAACCGGTTCATTCTTTGCTAAAGTTTCTGACGCTATTTGATTATACATCTTATATACTAGAAGTGTATTTTATTAGCCACTATTACACCGAAGAAAGAGACATAAAGACTTTTCTTCTACCATTGTATCATGTGCGGCATATTTACACTCTTAAATCATCATTATGACGGAGCGGTTGTGCGAAAACAATTCGAAAAAGGTCGTGGCCGAGGTCCAGAACATTCCGTTCTCAAATCGGTCGGCATCCAGGTCACCATGGGATTCCATCGTTTAGCCATCAACGGCCTAAATATGGAATCATCGCAACCCATTGAACACAACAATATGTTTTTGATTTGCAATGGTGAAATATACAATTATCACGAACTCTATCAAACCATGGGCGTCCAACCATCTACGCAATCCGACTGCGAAGTCATTCTATGGCTCTATGAAAAATACGGTATTGAACAGTGTTTGCGGATGTTGGACGGCGTCTTTGCCTTTGTGTTGTTAGACCAGCGTCTACATTTTGGAGAATCGCGTATTTATGTCGCCCGTGACCCCTATGGCGTCCGACCTCTCTATCAAATGACGACTCCTTCGGGTGTGCTTGGATTTGCTTCGGAATTAAAAATGATGTCGGATTTCGACGCCGAATCGACCATTCGCCATTTTACACCCGGGACTTGGTCCATGTATAAATTGCCCACGCAAGTGAATGCATCATGGCTACCAGTGCAGTCTGGCGTGCCCTATTGCGCCATGGGATTTTGCAATTCAGAAATACTCGACGATTCATTGCGGATTATGGATAATATATGTAATTACCTAACCGCCGCAGTAGAAAAGCGGTGTTGCACGACCGAACGTCCGATTGCATGTTTGTTATCGGGCGGCCTAGACAGTAGTCTCATTACTGCGCTGGTCGCAAAATACCATCACAAAAACGGATTGCCTCCCATCGAAACCTATAGTATTGGCCTAGAAGGGTCCGTCGATTTACATTATGCGAAAATGGTGGCGGACCATTTAGGCACCTTGCATACCGAAATTATATTAACCGAACTCGATTTTTGCGAAGCCATTCCCGAAGTAATTCAAGCCATCGAATCCTATGACACGACTTCGGTGCGCGCGAGTATCGGAAATTATTTGATTGGGAAATATATTGCGGCCCATAGTGATGCAAAAGTGATTTTCAACGGCGACGGTTCCGACGAATTGTTGGGCGGGTATTTGTATATGAAACATGCGCCCGATGCCATTGAATTTGACAAGGAATGCCGGCGGTTATTGAGTGATATACATATGTTTGATGTGCTCCGCTCCGACAAATCGATTTCTACCCACGGGCTAGAACCACGCACGCCCTTTTTAGACCGCGCCTGGACACAGTATATCTTGTCGCTGCCATGTGAAGCGCGTTATCAGCCAGAGATGATGGAAAAATATTGGTTGCGGCGCACGTTTTCACAAACGGGGTTGTTGCCACACAAAGTCTTGTGGCGGCGCAAAGAAGCCTTTAGCGATGGGGTCAGTGCAACTTCGCGCTCCCTATATGAAATTTTGCAGGAATATGCCACCGAAAAAGTGGGTGCTATAGATATGGCTAAATGTCCATGGACCGTGAACCCTCCGAAAACGGCCGAGCAATATTATTATCGGTCGATTTTCGAAGAAGCCTATCTAGGACGCGGGAGTGTGATACCTTATATGTGGATGCCTAAATATATCGAGGCGGCCGACGCCAGTGCGCGCACATTGTCTATATACGCCAATAAATAAGGGGGTTTGCATCAAACGTGATGATTGATGCAAAAACAAATACACGATTACACATGTTCCACCGAATATTTTGCTAAATAACTTTCCAGGACGTTTTCGTCAAAGTCGTCTTTGAAGTTCTCAATCAATTCGTCGGGTAATGGTTTTCGGTCATAAATGGAGATGAATGTATCCACGTAGTCGTCGATTTGTTTGTGGAAACCCTTGAGTTTGTTAGTGAGCTCGACGGCCGCCTGGGCAAACGTATTTTTCATTTCTAATCGGTGTTGTATGCGCTGTTGTTCTTCGTGTATTTTGGCCTTTTCTTCGGCCTCTTTTTTCGCTAATTCATTCGCAATCTCTTGCAATTTCTTTTGCATTTGTTTTTCGCGTTCTTGAAACTTTTCTTCTAAATCACTAATGTAATCCATAGAACCATTGTCTGAGGTTACAATCATGTCTTTTGCGCGGTCATATATATCCGCTTTCACCGTCTCGATGATGTTACATATGTCTGGTTTTTTCAGCGCATCGAAACGTGCACGTTCAGGAGAACCGGGTTTTCCTTCAAATGTAGCCGTGAATTCTTGCACAATCGGAATAGGTATGGATGGACTGGTTTCCATCATGCGGTCGAATTCTTGACGACTCATTTTCAAAAAACTGCCACAATCCATGCGTTCAACCGGCGATTTCGCCAGTTCGATGCGAATATTGCGCGAAAATTTGTCCCAGGAAATGGCCGCCACCCGATGCGCTTCATTTAGTTCGGAGATTTTCAAGTATTGTTGAATGGTGGTCAAAATACCAATGAAAATATTTAGCGCACCAATCACCATTGGCGCAAAGGATTGATATTCCAATGGCAAACTCGCCTGGGCAAACGACGCGGTTCCACTAATGGTCGAAAGTGTAATCGCGGGTATGGTAAACCAGGCATGTTGTCGCGAATATTTTTGATGGGCGCGATTGTGCAACCATTTATAACATTGTGCTATATCACACCATTCGGCCATGATTTTTTCATTTTCCTCTGTCCATTCTACTTTTTTTTCGGCTTGTTGAGAAGGCGATACACTCCCGGTTTCGTCGTTATGTTTAGCATTCTCTTTCTCTTTTCCTTCTGATGGCATATATATTTAGTCTAGAAAATTCAAACGCGCTATTATTGTTCGGCGGCTTCTTCAATACGTTGCACGACGGGTTCCGTAACTACCAGTTCGACCGCTTCTTGTTGCTCCACTTGTTCAATGATTTTTTCCGCGCATTCGAGAACTTGTTCGGATTCTTGAATGATTTCCTCGATTTCGACGTTTTCTGAACTTGCAAACACACACTCTAAATCAATATTACTCATATCCATATTTTCACCTTGTTCGTTCTTGATTTCGGCCTCCATACTCTGTTGGAAATTCTGGATTTTTTGCACGAGATTTTGCAAATATTTTTCATGGGAGGCATGGAAAAAGGACAAGTAATTGATATAGAGGTGGATTTGTTCTCGTATGAGGGTGTTTTCGTATTGCAAGGTGTGCATAAAATTCGCAATGGTCATTCCGACATTGGAAGTAATCGAATATTGGTAGGCCGATTTTTCTAAATGATTGTAATAGGTGTGCAGCTCTTGAATGATGTCCATTACCGACTGGTGTATGTCGGTGATTTCAGCAATGGAATATTCAAAAAAGGGTTCTAAATCTTTGTAGACGGAGAACTTTTTCGGTTCTTCGGCGGATTTTAGAATAATGTTTTTCTCTTTGAGTTGGACAATCAAAATGTTATAGAGCTTGTAATAGTCGCCATACATGCGATTCACAATCAAAATAAGCGATTTCGACAAGTTCTCATATTCCATACTATGACACTTGTATTGAAAGAAGAGAGAGTCGAGACAAAACAGGAAAATCTTTTTGTTGTTGTTGTTTTTGATTAAATATTGGTAGGTGTTTTTGACTTCGCCGAGTTTGGTGTTGATGGCGTGTTTGTGTTCCAATGCGATTTTTTCTAGACTAATTAGATGTTTAAAATCGGTGTGTAATTGTTCGAATTGTATATTACTGACAAGAGACATCTATACACACCATGTATAAAAAAATAAAGATGGATGGAACGCGTAAAAAAGAGGGTGACCCCTCCTTTTTATTTGTTTTTTGGTAAGTTTTTATTTGTTTTTATTTGTTTATATGATTTGTTTAGAATAATCGGTATGTATTTTGTGCGGCAATGATGGCATCAATATCTTGTTGTATGCTGACATAGTCTTTTGCATCATTGGCCAAATGTGTGGATGGATAATATGCAGGATGTTGCGCATCAATATGCATTTGCGGATATGTCCATGGCTTATAATGAAGCAATTCGTCACAGAGGGCTTGAATCGATGGTTCGTATGCGGGCATGAATTCTAATTTTGGAAAACATTTAGGCGATTGAAAGAGGGGAAGGAATTTCGATTGAGCGGGTGCTGGTAGGCATTTTTGTGGTGCGACTGGCTCAGCCGTTTTTGTTTTCGTTTGGTTCATCCACGATTCGAATTCGTGAGTTTTTGCGCTGATTTGTGTAATAGAATTGTTTGTGATTGGTTCGCATACCCACTCAGGTAGGATATTGTCCTCCTTTTCAGGTAACTCCATATGATTCGTTGCTACGGAGTCGTCTTTTTCATCAACCCATGTTTCGGTCGAATCATCTGGGCTTTCTTCGCAGGAAAGAATGGGACGTTTGTCTCGGGGAATATAATCCTTGATTTCCCAGTAGTTATAGTCATCATAGACTAATTGCGCATGGCCGGTTTGTTTTAATTTTTGTAGTAATTTGCTGGCAAAATCGGTTTCGAACAATTCGACAGTGAGGAAGGCGAATGAATACGAATAATTGTTGCTGTTGAGGCGGCTACGCATGTCTAAATGGGTAATGTTTCCGACGTTCAAGTTCTTGAATGCTTGTTTCAAGAAATTGGCAGAAATACCTCCGACGATTCTTGGAATAAATACTTGTATAGCTGACATTGTTGTTGTTGTTGGTTTGTTTGATTGCTTTTGATTTATGTTCAAAAAAGCCTTTCAATTTTTCGACGATACAAAATTGAAAATGGAGGGCTCATGTAGATGTAGACAAACAACCATGGATTCGATAAGTATAATAATATTCTTGGCTTTCTGGCCATTGATTTTATACCCATTCACAAAATGGGTGAAATGCGTATGTGAAGGTATTCGAATTCATTTTATAGAACGTTATTACTGGTCACGAGTCAACAAACACGAGGTGAGTTGCAATTTATCATTGTTGTTGACACCGGAATTATTCGACGGGCCGTCGAAATGCATTCGTCTGTCGCAATCGATATGTGATTTTTCAGACAGACACAAAAAAACGCTGGTCGATGCCGTCATGCACAACAAAGATATTGGCACTATTACACTGAGAAAAAAACGAGACAATTATGCTGTTTATTATCACGAGGTCGTGGATGGAAATTCGCGACTCATTGCGCTACATGATTATATGAATGACAAGTTTTCCTGGAATCACAAACGATTTAGCGAATTGTCCGGGGAAAAACGATTGTTCTTTAGGGAATACAAAATAGGGATTCGAATCATAGACCCCTAAATACATATTTGCGTAATACCCATATAAAAAACTCATGACTATTTTGTATACTAGAAATGCCTTCGAAGAAGAAAAATGCTAAAAAAACAAACGCCAAATCTAATCCACAGGTCTTTGAACCACCAGCTGTTCCCGAAAATTTTGCGAATTTGATTGTCGATTTCACCCGCGATTTATCATTGACTTTCCCCGAATATGCTTCTATGTGGCAACAATGGACCACGTTAGATATGCCGGAAGCCGAAGTCCGCCATCTTTTTGATTATTGTTTGTCGGTGTATCCCGAGCGATTTTTCGACATTTTATATCAAAATGACGACATTTTCAAGCCTGACAGTGAAGCAAACACGCTTTTTTTACCGGGAATTGAATTCAAAACCCTCTATAATTGCGAAAACGTCAGTGAGAACACCCGCAAGGCCATCTGGAAATATTTGCAGGTGATTATGTTGGCTGCCGTCAATGCCGTCAAAGACAAGACGGGTTTCGGAGATGCCATGAATATGTTTGACGGTATCAACGAGGCCGATTTGCAATCGAAATTGGCGGAAACCATTGCCGGAATCGGGGAATTTTTCAAAATGGGCAAAGATACTGATTCCGACAGTGATGTCGAAGATGTGCCAATCGACGGGGAAGAGCCATTACCTCGAGGTATGCCCGATTTCGCAAAGACCTTTGATTTCGAGAAAATGGCGGGGTCGATGCCGGATGCCGAAAGTCTCCATGGCCATTTGAAGGGCCTGTTTGATGGCAAGATTGGAACTTTAGCAAAAGAAATGGCGGAAGAAATCTCGAAAGATTTCGAAAATATACTAGGCGGCGAAGGTGCAAACATCAACAGCACACAAGATGTATTGAAACAAATGATGAAGAATCCGAAGAAAATCATGGACTTGATGAAAACCGTGGGTGCGAAACTCAATACGAAGATGGACAGTGGCGAGATTTCAAAAGACGATTTGATGAAAGAGGCCACGGAATGGATAAGCAAAATGAAGGACATGGGTGGGTCCGACCAGCTCAATGCCCTGTTCAAAAACATGACCAGAAACATGGGAGGTTTAGGCAAAAACATGAAATTCGATGAAAGTGCACTGAATCGTATGACCAAGGAGCAATCGACCAAAGACCGTATGCGCAATCGTTTAGCACAACGTAAAGCTGCGGCCGAATTAGTGCGTCAAAAAGCGATGGCACAAGCGCAAAAGAATGCAGCAAATGCACAAAACGTCGTGTTAGAAGCCACTGCTCCAAACAACTATGTCTTTCGTGTAGACGGCGAAGGTCCACAAGAAAAATCGGTGAAAAAATCAAAAGCCGAAATGGACAAAGAATTAGACGATTTAGTAGCAAGTATCGGTGTTGAAACAAGCGATGCATCACAACCAACCAAAAAATCAAAAAAATCAAAAGGCAAAAAATAACAGACTAGTGTATAATGATTTCGAAATATATTAACGTCCCCATCTTTTTTGTGAGTCTTATCGTGGGTCTATTGATTGTGTATTTTACTATGCAAAACGATTTGCGCAAAATCTATGTGTATCCTACCCCGGAAAATGTAGATTTGTTGCAATATAGAGACAAGGCGGGCAATTGTTTTGTCTACAAATCTGTAGACACCCCTTGTCCGAAAAATGAGGCGAAACTTGCGAAGATACCGGTGCAAGTGTAGATGATTATTTTGTTATGAATAACCCTAGAACTATAAAATGAATTATTACACCTTTATACAAAAGTTTGGTTATTTACGGCGAATACATCTAGTTTTATTATAACGTATGATTTTTTTCACACGGCGTTTGGTAACGCCTCCTCTAGTATGTGGATGTTCTGGATGTGTTTTTTCAGGTCCGATGGTGCGGTGGGCAATGGGTTTCGCCGCTTCTACCCATGAGCAAAAATACAATGAGCGCAATGAGCATAATATATATACACAATATATATTATGATTAATGTGCAACGCTTACTAAATAGCAAATCCGGACAAATCGCCATTTCGATTATCTTGGGATTCGGCTTAGCCACCTTATTTAGACAAGTTTGCAAAGATAAAAATTGTATTACCTTTCATGGCCCCGTGATTTCTGCCGACGACATTTACAAACACGACGAGAAATGTCAAAAATATTCACTCGAATCCGTGAAATGTGATTCCACGAAAAAAATCATCGACATCGAAGAACGCGCAGACAAACAGAAAAAACCCTTTTTCGGCATCCTTTAGGATTCGTTAAACTATACAATCTTTAGCCGCCATATATTGTATAGTTTTCTCATGGCATCCACTACCCGTATTGCCGATTTACCTGAAAATATTACCATGTCGGTTCATCCGCCTATGCATCAAGGTTCTATCGCAGGAGGTATTCCTTCCATGAATACTCGTCAGCCACCCGAAGAACACAATCCCGTATACACGCAAATGAATGTGCATCCGAACCCCTACGGAAATCCGCAACAACCGCAAATGATGCCGATTCCACAACAAACACAACCCTACCTGCAACCACAAGACACTGGTCCACAATATCGTCTTCCATCGCGCGATATACCACGTGAAACCGATATGTATACACAAGATGCCGCGATTCAACCAAACTATATTCCTCCACCACCGAAACTCACTAGCGATTATATCCGCGACTATGCTGATGAAGTTGATGATGAAGTGCGCAATCACAAACAGAAAAAACACAAGGAGCGCATGATGGATACTTTTTTGACCGAATTTCAAATCCCTATTTTTGTCGCCATTTTGTTTTTCATTTTTCAAATGCCAGCGGTCAATACCCTATTGTATAAACGGTTTTCGTTTTTGTCGATTTATGGAGCCGACGGTAATTTTAATTTCTATGGGCTCTTTTTGAAAAGCGTCGCATTTGGGTCTGCTTATTATTCCTTGTCTCGTATCATAGAATATTTGAGCAGTATTTAGTCTTATGTATTTTTACGAAAATACATATGTGTCGACGTCATGGATATAGGGTTGATTTATTGACATAATCGTGGAAAGGGCACATGCATTATTCACATTTGATAGATAGACTATATCGTGCAGTATAACTGTCTTTCGATGCATACACTATAACGGAAAGTTCGTCAAAACGGGCAGCTGCAGTTCCGCTGATAACACCGGTTTTTGAATTGATTGTGATACCGGAAGGTAATGTTTTCGATAAAATTTTCCATTGGGTCGGTGTCATCTCGCCGAAAACCGAAGGCTTGAAGGAACTGAATTTGGTTGTGGAAAATTTCACGGATGGATAGCGGAATACAAATGGCGCGATTATAGATGCAGTTAATCCAGTTGGATTTGTAATGGAATAATTCGAAGCTAATCCACCATTTGTACCATTAGCTAGAGTAACTTTTGCGGTGACTGGTTTAGAAGTGCCTAAATCTGTATCTGCAAATGACCCATTTAAAGTAGTAGTAAGTGTTTCAGTTAATACCAAACCATTTAACGTTCCTGTGCTACTGAAAGAGGCAACGGTTGTGCCATCGTATATTTTATCAGCTGCAGTGACTCCTGTAATAGTCAAGAGTTTTGCAGTGATATTGGCACTAGTAGTAGGATTGACAGTAGGGACGGAATAATTTGAAGCTAGTCCACTACCATTACTTAGAGTCATGGTCGCAGTGACTATTTGACTGGCTATTGCATTTTTACTTGCAAATGAGGCACTTAAAGACGCGATTATTTCACTGTTGATAATACCACTGACGTCTCCTGTGATAATAGTTGCATCAGTTGTGCCATCGTATGCTTTATCTGATACGACAAGAGTACCTACGGTCAATAGTTTTGGGTCAATTTTGCCCGTTGTAGTAGTATCGTTAACTATATAGTTTCCAGCCGCAGTTCCACTAAGCGTTGTGACGATAGTTACTGTTTTGTTGTTGTTAATGCTTGCATTCGGAGTATCATAGGTAGCGGTTCGTGTGTTAATCGTAACTGTATCACTCGACACTATACCTGCAAGAACTGGCGTTCCACTAAGAGTTGCAGTACGATTACCGTCATATGGTTTTCTGCTAACCTCATCGCCATTTACCGTCAAGGGTTTTTTAGAGATAATGGCATTAGTAGTAATTGGATTTGTAATTGAATAATTTGAAGTTAGTCCACCATTTAGACCATTATTTAGAGTAACGGTTGCAGTGACTGTTCGACTACCAGCATTTGCAGAGTCAAATGTTCCAATCACAGTATGAGTGAGTGTTTCTGAGTTTACAAGACCACTTAACGTGCCTGTGTTACTGAATGTGGCAGTAGTATTACCGTTGTATTCTTTATTGGATGCAGTGACTCCTGTAATAGTCAAGGGTTTTTGAGTAATATTGGCAGTTACCCCAGTTGGTTGTACAAGTGAATAGTTTCCATATTGTTGACCTATAATCGTATAACCAGTTACCGTTACTGATTTACCAGGACCTACATTTTTATCTGCAAATACTCCTGTTCTACTATTTATATTAAGAGTTACATCATCTCCAGAAATTGGAGATATCGACCCTCCACTAAGAATTGCATTAGCATTACCGTCATATATTTTATCATTTGCAGTGACTCCGGTAACCGGCAATGATTTTGGAGTGATTGTTCCGGTATTAAATGGAACAGCATAATAATTAGAACCATTATTTGAATAGCTGATTATATCGCTGGCATTAGTAAGAGTTATTGTTACGGTTCCTGTTGTAGTCCCTACATTTTTATCATCATATTCCGCCGCTATAACAGGATTGCTTAGGGTAATTGTAGTGGCACCATCTTTTGCAGTATATACTACATTAGCGCCCCCTGTTTTAGACCCGTTATATACTTTACTTACACTTGTAATTGTAATGGTTAGAGTAGGCATAGTTTTAGAAACTATATACTATGCAAACATAATTCCAAATAACAAAAAAATAATTCTAACACCATTGCTACAGTCATTTTTACTTCCGTCGGAACACAACTTTTACAATATGCATTTCTGGTGGAAGTAAAGGTATACTGTGGTTGAAATGGTCACATTGTATTTATTGAATTCATGTTGTAATTCAATAAACGCATTTTCCTAAATCACAAAATATCCATAAAGCGCACCTTTTTCGTAGCACGAGAAGCCGGTTTACGAGTCTTTTTGACCCGTTTTTCCGTTTTACTGTCAGTCTTTTTCTCACTCTTTTTCTTAGAATCCGCATTTTGTGCCGGGATATACTTCAAAAACCACATTTCATATTCACGTGTCCCTTTTTGTCCAGCGAGTTCTCTGAATTTAGCCGTTTTTTCTGCACGAACAGTTTCTAGGGTCGGTTGTTTGCCATAGCAATCAATGCTGAATCGTTTAAGCAGTCCCTTTTGTTCTAGGCGATTTTCCTGTTCCACTTCAAACAAAAATTGTGCCATACATAAAATCCGGTCCTTGTGGAAATAAGGCTTGTCGGTATAAATAAACGCCAAATAAAAACTCAACATCGTATCGATGGTGGCGACGTTGATTTCTTTATCCCCTACATGAATCGTGTTATAGTTATGACATGCGATGGGTTTATAAATGAAAGCCAGGGTCTCTTTGCCCACGCGGATTTCGATGCGTTCGGGGATGAGTTCGCCGATGGCTTCGTGTTTGATTTGTTTGACGGATTTGTAGCCGGATTCTTGTAGGCGTTCTCCGAGAATCATGGCACAGCGGTCGGGGTCTTCGGACAAGACATCGAAATCGGGGATTTTATGGACAAATCGTTTGTAAGATTTCGGCATATAGCGCGAATACAGGGTGCTAGCATAGCCTCCGAAGAAGACGCAACTTTGCTCGATAAATACGTCGCGAACCAAAAAATACAGGGCTTCGGACTCGTCGGCGCCGGTTTCTAAATCGCGCTGGAAATCGATTTGGTCACATGCTATGCCTGATTTGAGTGGATAGTGTTTGTTCAATAGATTGAGGCGTTTGAGAACTTTCTCCCATCGCGAAATATCGCCCTCTGGACGCGATAATTCTAAATACATGGACATGCGGAGGAAATTCGGTGGGGCATATTTGATACCGGCGCGACTAATCGCATCTTTTTGAATGGCTTTGTAGATCGTTTCGTCTAAATCGGTAATGTCGGCCACGGGGATGAAATTGACGAAAACCTTGAATGTGCCGTGATGCACACCGGATTTCGCTTCCACGTCGGTATATCCGGCGGCATAATAAATATCAGCGAGTTCTTTGGCATCGTCTAAAGCATGGTCGGAGAAAAAATCGTAGTCGGGGATTTCGATGTCGCGATTGTAGAATTGGTCGTATTTCGGCAAAATGTTGTTGATGGCCGTGCCGCCATAACAAATGCGTTTTTTGCGAATTAAAAAGTCTTCGACGACTTGAATGATTTTTTTGACGTCTTCGCTATTGGCTTTTTTTTCACCCACGGCTTTTTCGTTTTCGTCGACCGCGTGTCTCAAAATCGCGAGCTCGCATTCCTGAAAGGTCATTTTATTGTTGCATATTCCATCATCGAATCTTTGTGTCATAGTATTTGTTAGTTATATTGGGAGGATATTTTTATCGCGTGTTTTCGGGGATTTGTTTGATTCCACATTCGCGGCAAAGTTTTCGCAAAACGGGGACGATTCGCTGTCCCGAATCCTCCGATGGTGCAAAGATGCGTTCCCAGGCTTCGTAATAACAGCTGTCGGCTCCATTGATGACCATGGTGCATTCAAAACACATATAACACTGAGAGCCCTGCACGTTTTGTCGGGAGACACTGCCGTATTTTTGGGGCGCGTCTTTTTTTTCGGATGCAGGTAATTTCGCGCGTTTGCTGGGTGGATGAGGATTCGTCAATCCGAGCTTTTCGGCTAATTTGTCTAAACTGGTTTTCGGTTTTTGTGACATAGTGATTGATTGATTCTGTTTTTTCGTCTAGAAACAGAATCAATTTTGTCTTTGTTTAGATGCAATCGAGTGGATGCCCTAAATAAATCGAATGGTCGGCCGTGTTGGTGTCTTTGAGCGCATATTGGTCGGCGCAAGTCACGTCTTCACAAGCACTGCATTTCGTGAGTTTGCCCGAGGCGTCTTCGAAGATTTCGCCACATGAATGGTAATAGTCCATGACTTCCGTGGGTGGAACGTGGGGAACCATATCGCGATTATGGGTGAATCGCCATAGGTTAGGGAGAACCTGGTTCGCGAAAGTTGCATAAGCAGCGTCGCCGACGCGTGGTTGACCGAAATTGTAGAGTTCGCAATCGATTTGCTTCGATTGAAATTCCATACAGGTGAGTTGAGCAACTGCTGCACCTTCCGAGTGGCCGGTAACGACAATATGAGTAGAATGATATGTCGATGCAATCGAAGACACGGATTTGTGAATCGAGCTAAATAACCGTTGCGTCATTTCATAAAATCCATTGTGGACATTGCAATTTGCACATTTTCCGGAAAAGCTTGTATAGGGGGTTTTGCGGACTTCGAAATCATCTATCCAGTTGCGAACCGAAGAGGACCCGCGGAAAACGACATAGGTGGTTTGAGTCGATGGTAAAATACCGACGTAACCTTGCATGTCGGACAGGGTGTCGTGGAAAACCGATTGGACGGAAAACCCCGAGGCAGGACCGGTCATGGTCATCGTGTTATAGTTTGATTTGTCGCAATAGGCTTGCGCCGACAAATAGACCGATGTGTTGGCGATTTGAATATTCATGGTAGCAAGAATGGGCGCCATGAATATTGTTGCTAAAAGAGCGAAATGTTGTATCATTTATGTATGGGTTGATATTTTTAGGGGAAGGTTGGACTTACCGGTGTTTTGCCGATGGATTCGTTTTTCATGGTGCTCAAATAGGAAATGGCATAGGCCATGGGGACAAATCCGGATTTGTATTGGTCAAATAACATTTCATAGCGAGTGAGCATATCGTCTCGCGCATAAAATTTGTAGGTAGTTACTTGTATACCGTAACTTAATACAGTTTTGATAATATCGGGATGAGGGTAGAGAGTGTCGAGGTCGGACATTAGGGTGTTATAGACAATGACATTGGTGCTTTTGAAATCGTTTTTCACATTGGGTGGATTCGTTGTCTGGCCCTGCAACTGGTCATAGGTTTGCAGTTTAAATGTGCTTCCGCCTAATTCACCATTGATACAATTTGCTAAATCTTGGCTTACTGTGGCATATTGGGGATTAATTGTTTTATTCATCATGAAAAGCGCATACCCCATTAAGGGTGGATTTTGAGTGGCATCGTTGATATAAGTGCTGCCGTCAATCTGGATGGCCTTGCCGGTATTTGAATCGACATATCGTTTACTCGAGAAATTGGCGTTGATGAGCGCGGCGACTTTGTCATAGACGACGGAATTGGCGTCGGGATAAATGCGCAATTCGATGAAGAGTGGTTCTCCGAAATTGGGGGAATTCGATGATGCAAATGCATTGGATGCGAGTGCATTGAACACCGTGTCGAGGGGGATTTTGTTATCACTGGCACTGTCGATGGCTTTGCTGTCGGTAATGTGTGCGACATAGGGAATATTGTCTGTGGTGGAATAAAAGATGGGTATGTCTAAATAACGGCATCCGCGTCGCAATACATATTTTATCATATCGGCACTGACATAAGTTCCCGAAAACGCACTGGAATACGATGCTTTGATGCAATATTCGCGCAAAGGAAGTTTTGAACGAGATGGTATGATATTTGTAATCGAAACATTTGACGCGGCTTTTTGCAAAGCAGTCACTTCATCAGTGGGCGTCATTCCTTCAACCACGGTCTGCATTTGCAATATTTTTTGACGGCGGTGTAATAATCGTAATATGACATAGATAAAAATGATACATACGATGATTATGAATAATAATCGGACTAGACTCATGATATATATTGGTGAGATACAAAGTATTCTGCAAAAAAACAAAATAAAACCATAGTATATAGTTTTTTATAATGGCAGGAGGATTATTAAATATCATATCGGTAGGAAATGCAAATGTCATTTTAACCGGCAATCCTACCAAGACGTTCTTCAAATGTGTTTATTCTAAATATACGAATTTCGGATTGCAAAAATTTCGCATCGATTACGACGGATTGCGCGATTTGCGATTGACTGACCCATCCACCTTCACCTTTAAAATACCACGCTATGCGGATTTGCTAATGGATACATACGTCGTCATTAGTTTGCCTGATATATGGAGTCCTATTTATCAACCGTCTTCTAGCAATAATTATCAGTGGGCGCCGTATGATTTTCGATGGATTGATAATTTAGGAACCCACATGATAAAGGAAATTAATATTACTTGTGGTTCTCTTACGTTGCAAAAATATTCCGGTGAATATTTAGCGGCCATGGTGGAGCGCGACTTCAACAGTGAGAAAAAACGGCTGTTTGATACGATGAGCGGTAATATAAGTGAATTGAATGATCCGGCAAATGCATTTGGACGTCAAAATACATATCCGTCCGCCTTTTACACTGAAAATAGTGCAGGGGCAGAGCCATCCATTCGCGGGCGCGATTTGTATATTCCTATAAATACGTGGTTTACTTTAGATAGTTGTTGCGCCTTTCCTCTCATTTCATTGCAATATAATGAATTGGTTGTGAATGTCACCCTTCGACCTGTTCAAGAATTGTTCAAGGTGCGCGACGTCTTTGATGCAACCAACAATTTTCCGTATATGCAACCCGATTTTAATCAAGCACAATTCAACATGTATCGATTTTTACAAACACCTCCGGCAGTGGATTTAAAACCGGATAATTATTCGGACAAAACCACTACGTGGAATGCGGATGTGCATTTGTTGTCAACCTATTGTTTCCTGTCGAAAGAGGAACGCGAATTATTTGCCTCACAAGAGCAAGTATATTTAGTCAAAGATGTATTTGAATATAATTTTCAAAATATCACGGGTTCAAAAATCGTGAAACTGACGTCCGCGGGTATGATATCTAGTTGGATGTGGTTTTTGCGACGCAATGATGCCTATATGCGAAATGAATGGTCGAATTATACCAACTGGCCTTATAAAAACATACCCCAGGATATACAGATTGCACCAGACACGACGAATTTTACAACAAATTATGTAGGGTCGGATGGCGAGATTTATGGTCCGGGTAAGAATCCACCCGCTACAAATGCAACCTATGGCACAAATACGGGTCTCTTTTATTCCGGCGATTTTTTCCAGCAAAATCACAAAGAAATACTCGAAACGGCCGGAATTCGACTCAATGGGGATTATCGCGAAAACTTGATGACACGGGGGATATACGATTATGTGGAAAAATATACACGCACGAACGGATTTGCAAAAGAAGGCATCTACTGTTATAACTTTTGTCTGCATACCAGTCCGTTTAAATATCAACCGTCGGGTGCCATCAATATGAGCAAATTCAAAACCATTGAACTCGAAATAACCACCTATATTCCAACGGTCAACACGGATTCAGCGACTTATGACTTATATTGTGATTTAAGTGGAAATTCGATTGGTGTGCGAAAACAAAACTGGCAACTCTACGATTATAATTTTGATATGACCTTGTTTGAAGAACGATATAATGTATTGTCTTTTATTGGCGGAAATTGTGGTATGTTGTATGCGCGATAACTTGTCGTCGTTTTTGTTCCTCAAGATATATATATTACTATAGTAGAGATATGGAACCAATAAAACCATTTAGCAAAGACACCTCTTTACTACCATTGGAAACCGAGACCGACAAAATATTGAATAAAATGAAAAAAATAAGTCGAGCAAAGAACAATTACAAAAACATAGATACATTGGACAATATTTATACAAAACCAACCGAATCAAAGGGGATGATTGGACAAATGAAAGATTTTGCAAAAGGTATTCAAGACTTGCAATCAAATTTGCAAACGCTTGAAAAGGAAATCGGAGAACATGAAGGATTTGAAGAGGGTTTCAACAAAGCAGAAGGGTTCGAAGATGAAGAAGGGTTCGACAATGAGGAAGGGTTCGACAATGAGGAAGGGTTCGACGATGAGGAAGGGTTTGATGATGAGGAAGGGTTCGACGATGAGGAAGGGTTTGATGACGAGGAAGGGTTCGATGATGAGGAAGGTTTTGACGATGAGGAAGGTTTTGACGATGAGACAGAGGGTTTTAATAACAAAGACTTTTCTCGTGGTATTAAGATTTACACAAGCGAATATGAAAATCCAGACGGTGGTGCAGAACCCGTTGATACTACATTATACAAACGATTGTTTCGATTCGCAAAACTGAAGAAACTATCAAAGAAACAATTACGAGACCTGTTTAAAAGAGGCCTTATCACAAAACGGCAATTTAAAAAATTAATGAAAATGAACTCGCAAACCACAACAACATCGAAAAAAAAATCAGGCAAATGCAAATCAAATCGATTTACGGAATACATCAGAAACACCATCAAATTCATCAATCGTATATTCAGCCAGTATAAAAAATATATCCGAAAATTAGCACAAGCCATTTATAACAAAACCGACGGCGCATTTGATAACCCACGTGTGAAGAGTCATAGAGATGTTACATTGCTCGCGGAACAAATTAATTATTGTATATCGGTTCCATTTGCGATTGTATTCGCCTATAATTGGTATTATATCATGTTTTTCAAAGATGAAGACAACCAAAAAATCCCCTATACATTTGCAGACGACGCAAATGGGTTTGTGAATAAAGGTATCCTCAAATATTTATTGACCGCTCTTATACAGCCCGTTATTTTAGTCAATGCATTTTTTCGAGGTCTATGTCCACGAATTCTCGATAAAATAATCGATTTTTTAGGATATTTAAAATTCGGCGAATATTTAGATTTTACAATGCTGCAAGTCATTGCGATGAATCCAATTGCACAATTCCTGGGCCTTACATGTGTCATACTCTATCTTTCGTGCAAATATTCCGACAAGGTATACAATTCATTTATTTCATTCATTGGACATGGAAAAGCAGCGCCGTATATAACATGGCTCTATTTAATTGTTGCCTATGACATCATTATAGGCTTTGCGCGTAGAAGTAGCACCATATATGGAAGTATGCAGGCTACTACGGACAAAATCGTGGGGTTACTGAAAACACTCATGTCCCCATTTTCGTCATTTGTCCTATGGTTATTATTGGTGGTGTTCTCGTTTTTAAATATACGGTTAGCTGGGCTGTTTATTATTATTTATTTATACATCACCTCCTATTTTGCCATTGGAATATTCAATGGAACCAATAATCAAGCAAACGCAACCTTTGCAATAAGTGCCATGAATACCATGTTTCGAAAATCGGTCACCAATATTGGTGGACGAAAATGTCCACCAAACCCGACCTTTTTAGAAAAACTCTTTGTCGTTCTCATGGAATTGTGTTATGATTGCATGATATACGTTTTATGGTTTGCAGTATTGTCGTATGGACTCTACAAATATGTTACTGAATTAAAATCGAATTCCTCTAAAATCATATTGTCTTCGGTCAATGGAGGCATTCTCTTCTTGATTGTGTTATACATTATTTTGCGAATACGAACAAAGATGATGAATCCTCTAGACATTAATGACTATGATAACATTTAGAGCGTAAAAAGGGTATAAATATTATTTCTTGATATACAAGAAATAGTATGCCAAAATCCAAACAAAAACCCTTTGTCAGCATATGCACCCCGACATTTAATCGACGACCTTTTATACCCATCATGTTTGAATGTTTCAAAAATCAGACTTATCCGAAACATCGCATGGAATGGATTATTGTCGATGACGGGACCGATAAAATCCAGGATTTAGTGGCCGCCTCCAATATCGAACAAATCAAATATGTGGCTTTAGACAAAAAATTGACTTTAGGCGAAAAACGCAATTTGATGCACAAACACACCAAGGGCTCGATTATCGTGTATATGGACGACGACGATTATTACCCACCTGAACGCGTGGCACATGCCGTCGAAACATTACAAGCAAATCCGCAAGCCATGTGTGCGGGGTCATCGGAAATGTATATTTATTTCAAACACATTCACCAGATGTATCAGAGTGGACCATTCGGACCGAATCACGCCACCGCCGCCACATTTGCTTTTCGCGCCGAACTTTTGAAAACTACCGGATATATGAACAGTGCCGCTTTAGCCGAAGAACGCGCCTTTTTAAAAGATTATACTATCCCCTTTGTCCAGCTCGACCCGCTGAAAACGATATTGGTTTTCTCCCATAATCACAACAGCTTTGACAAACGAAAATTGTTGGAACACGGAGAATCACCCGTTCTCAAAAAATCGCCTAAATCCGTCGAACTCTTTATTCGACAATCCAAAGAAAAACCGATACATGATTTTTTTATGAAAGACATTGATGCACTCCTAGACGCTTATGAACCCGGCGACCCGAAATACAAACCCGATGTTGCGCAACAAATGGCCGAAATTGACCGAAAACGCAAAGAAGGCGGCGAAGGTGCCTCTATCATGTTACAACAACCTGGAAAAGAACCGGTCCGTCTTGGACCACAAGAAATCGTGAGTCTCCTTCAACAACAACAAGAACATATTGAAAAACTCACAAAGTCATTAAAACAGGCAGAAAGCATCTATAAGTTGCTACAAGAACGAAACCTGCTATTGGAACGAAAACTGGCGGAATTCGAGAGACCTGCCGATGCAAACACGATTTTCGAATGTAGGGCGAAAAGCGACCCCGAAATCTTATAATTTGCACTCGTATTTTTACCAGTGCAAATATTGGAACTATACAGACTATCATTTCTATGGAAAATGTAAATGATACTCGAAATATTTAGCAAAATCGCCTCCGAATCATTATTGAGTCTATATCCCGTATTTGTCAAACATATTCGTCTGGATATTGCCCTACAGTTATGGAGCCGATTTTTCACCTACGTGTGCATTTCCGCATTTTTCGTCGATTGGTCCACCATTGCCACCCATCTTTTTTCGAAAACCGGCCTTGCCCTCGCCCTCGTCACCATTCTACATGTATTTTCATCTTACAAAGGCTTCCTCGAATTAGAAAGTGGTATAGCATACACGCTCTTTTATACTTATCCCCTACTTATTTTGTGGATGAGTGGAGAACCTTACCAACCACCCCTCTTTTTGGCTATTTTCGGCATCTTTTTGTTATGTTCTCCACAACTCCTTCAAAAAAGTCCACAAACATCTTGGACGGGCTATGTGATGATTGCCATCGCCGCCATTACCGAAGCCCTTATTTATTTCTTGGTTCGAAATATCAAGACGGAGAACAATTGGAACCACGTGTTTTTGTCCTATTTTTGGGGTGCTATAGGATTATCTTTGTGGAACCATCCATCGATTGTATCACTGGCTTCTCGGACCCCCTTATCCCAGGCTTTTGCCATCAATATGGTGATTGGTTTATTCGGCTATTTATTGCGTTTCTTTGCGGCATCCCGGTTAGACCCCGGGATTTATGCGCCGCTGTCTTATGTCGGTATTGTCATGGCCTATTTGTATGGCTTCGTGTTTTCGGGAGAACCGGTCACCTGGGTCAAACTCGTGGGAACGGCGCTGATTATTGCCGGAGCCTATGGGTCGTCCGTGTCGAAGAAATAATACCCTATGGTTAAAAATCGTCGCTCACATCATCATCTTCGTCGATAGTGCCGTCACCGGTTTCGCGTTTCACATTGCGGTCTAAATAACGATACATGCGTTTTAAATCCAGTTTGCTGATTTCATAGTTCTCAAAGAGTTTATCCACCACCGCCAATTTCTCGGATTTATTCATGAAATCGGCGCCGAAAAAGAGTCGGAGTTCCTGAAAAAAAGCGACTAAATCTTTCTTGTCCATGTCTAAAATTTGACACAACCCATGGACAAAAAGCGAATTGTTGTATTCCGTGGAATACTTGGTGAGAACCTTGGTGAATCGGATTTCGTCCACCTGGTTCTTTTGTTGAGGGAAGCTTTCGTGATATAGTTTGTTGTTGTAAAATGTTTTCATGAGAGAACTCATCTCATTAAACTGCCAGATTTGACTCTGAAATGTGATGCGGTCAATGTAATCGGCGTAACAGATATTGTCTAAAATACGCAAATAAAAGGGGAACGCCTCCCCATTCGGGATTTTCGCTAAATGGTCGACAATGTTCTCATGCCATAAAAGGGCGACAATGGTGCGGTCCGTCTCGTTCATCATACTATTGTGCTGGTCGATGGTAAACGATTTCTGCAGCAATGTCCGCGTCAATTCTTTCGCATCTTGATTGCACGATTTCGTCTGGAATATATGTTGCATAATCGGAATCGTCATTAATTCCGGCTTTTTGCGATACATGTTCTCCACGAAAAAGAGTTTGCGCATATCGCCTTGAATATAATCGACCATCATCTCTTGCAATTTGCCGTCTAATCCGGGTATCATTTGTGTAATAATTGTATTTATCTGTGGGGGTGTGGGGGATTTCAATTCAAATGTATTACACACCTTGACGAGTTCTTTGATTTTCTTATCCATGAAATAATTCCCGATACAAACAATGGGGTTGAGCGTCATGTTCTCCGATTTTTGTTTTTTCGTTTTCTTTTGACGAATGAGTTTGATTAACGAATTGATACCCCCCTTGTCGCCGTTATTCATACCGTCAATTTCGTCCATGATAATGGCGATTTTCTTGCGGGTTTTCGTCATCATATGGAGAACATTTTGTGTCCCCACATTGTCACTGGTAATAGTGTCGATGAGTGATTTGTTACGCACGTCTCCGGCATCGTATTTGATGACGTCGTAATTGAGTTCGGTGAGAACTTGCGTGACAAAATGTGTTTTCCCACATCCGGGAGAACCATAGACATAAAACCCTTTTTTATAATTGATATTGTTCAAGTTTTTTTCAAAGTCGCGCAATAATTGTTTGAGTTCATTGGCCGCTTTTTCGCGGTCGAGAATGTGTAATAGTGATGCTTCCATTGTTATTGTGAGAACATTTATTTTTATGTTGATTTTTACGCATTTGTATAATAACTATTATACAAATGATTATACCTTTTGAAGATTCGCCGAAGGGGGTTTTATTTGCTGAAGGCACTGAAATCCGCGGTGATTGGCATGAAATTGGCGCCCTTTGGAGGAAGGGCTCCGTAATACGAATAATCCGCACCGGCGGCTTGACCCGCGTAGCCATTGCCTTGACCTGGTTGACCAGGTTGACCCGTATAACCGTAGCCTTGACCTGCGTAACCGTAACCTTGTTGTCCTGGTGCATTGATTAGACTTGTCGCGACATTTTCTGCGGCATGAACGGTGCTTCCGACTAGATGGGTGGCTGCACCCACGGTTCCGGTCACGACTTTACCGGTAGTATCAATGGCCGTATTGACAATGCTGCCTGCGGTGTTTACGGTATCACCGATGACATTTCCGGCCGCATCTACGGTATTGTTGACCACGCTTCCGACTGGACCGGTGGTAGTGGTGTTTCCGCCGGCAATCGAGGAACCACTATTGTCTTTTGTTCCCGAACCGCCGTGACCTCCGCAATTGGTGCAAGCACCAGAGCTAGGACAATTTGGGCAAGTTGGGCAAACGGGAGGAACAATCTGGGTTTTCAAAATGTAGTCGTCGGAAAATTTTTGTGGACTGTTCCAATACCAATACCACTTGTAGTAATCCGAGTTACCACTCATGTCTGGAGGAGGTGGAGGTGGGTTATTACCGCTACCATCCGATGAATTGCCACCATTGTTATCTGGACAATTGGCATTTACCGGTCCATTTGCATCAAATCGGACGGCATTTACCAGCTTGTATTTATTACTGGACTCCATTTGTATCAACAAGATTAATGTGTTGGTTTCTTTTGCAATATACACGACTTGCGTGGTATTGGCATCGTCATAGACAATCCATGAATTATAACTAACGGAAGGAATGGTGTTTGACAAACCGCCATTTTTTAGAGGAGTATTTGATGTCACGATTACATTTTTAGCACGTCCATATGCGGTAATGGAATTGTCGGTGCGCATAATCAAGTTACCATTGGATGCATCGAACTCAATGTATTTCGCGAGTTGATAGACTTTATTGGTTGTGCTATACCAGTTATCGGTTATCATTTGGTTGTCATTGGAATCACTGCTAGATTGAGCCGCAATGGTAGGTAACAATGTAGCGACATATCGAACCGCATGAATGGGAGAATTGGTGCTGGCAGCAAATTGATACGTATACACATTCACTGGTTTATTGGATGATTGATTGTTTGCATTGGCTGGTGTTTCGGTTTGCACAATATGGACATAGGTGTCAGTATTCCATGGAATATAGAACAATTGATATTTGCCAGTTGTTTCGCATTTGGTGTTATAGGACCATTTGTTATAAGAACAAGAGGTGTTTGTTAGGGTGCTTTCGGGTGTAGTATTTGCATTGGCGTCCGTGAAGGCATAGTCATGTTCTTTTCCGTCGCGGGTGGAAATATATAAATTGTGGATAGTTGTTCCAGCAGCATCTACGTTTCCGCTCACATAATTTCCATTGGCATCGACATTGCCCATGAATTTGGTCGAATCCACTTCGATGACATTTCCGTTCGATTGGTCGAAAAACAAATTGTCAAACATTTTGATGACGGGTTGGGAGCCATATTGCGGAATCTTCACGGTATTGGTTGGCGCTACGTTGGCCTCGTAACTGACAAAGCCTTCGCGTTCAAAAATGGAGGTATTCATGCAATATCTACAAAAGATGACCGATAGAACTAGAATAATGACCAATAATAAAAATATGAATAATGGCGATAATTTCATGATATATACTAGCTTGCGAAAATAGTAGGGTGAAAAATTGATTTTGCCAGACCGTCCATTGTTTTTGCTAAATACATCATGCCGAAAACTTCCCCACCACCTCTCGCAAAAATCCACGACCCTGGAAACCGTTATGAAATCGGCGTCGATGAAGCCGGTCGCGGACCTCTCTTCGGCCGTCTCTACGTAGCCGCCTGCGCTTTACCTAAAGATGACAGTTTTCATCACGAGTGGATGCGCGATTCAAAAAAAATCCATTCGCGCAAAAAAATGCAAGAAATATCGGCCTATATCAAATCTTCCGCCTTAGCCTGGCACATTCAATATGTGGATGCCGACGTCATTGACACTATCAATATCCGCCAGGCCGTCCTTTCGGCCATGCACGAATGTGCGAAACAAGTCATGGCGAAACTAGCTGCTTTGCCTGCGGCAGCTACTTTGCCACAGCAAGACGATTCCACCTATTTGCGCGAAGTCTTTCTCCTCGTAGACGGCAACGATTTCACCCCCCATCTCACCTTTTGCGAAGAAACACAATCCCTCGTCGAAACTCCCTTCGAAACCGTCGAAGGCGGCGACAATACATATACGTGCATCGCAGCTGCAAGTATATTAGCGAAAAACGAGCGCGATACCTACATGGAAGAATTATGTTCAACATACCCCCTCTTAGACCAACGCTATGGTTTAGCAAAAAACATGGGCTATGGCACAAAAACCCATCGCGACGGGATTGCGAACTGGGGCATCACACAATGGCACCGCAAAACCTACGGCATTTGCAAAACGTCAACCCTTACCCCTATACCAGAATCATCATAGCATCGACCACCGACTTTTCCAGCTCCATATATTGAGTGGTGCGGTCCATCGTGCTATAGCCAATCAAAAATCGCTCTGTCCCCGGCAAAATAACAAAGCCTAAAGAATATTCCACGGGCATTTTTTCAAAAACAAACCATGGCGTGTATTTTTTTAGGACAAACGTCGAAGCATCCACCACCACAAACAAATGATAATAATACCGCCGGTCTTCATAACTCACACTATGACACAAAAACCACACCTCATCTCCGATGATTTGTCCATTCGTTGAACCCCGCACATGTTTGAAAAAGGACGGCATCTTATGTGTAGCAACTGTGCTAAATTCTCCTTCAGAACCAATCGTTCCTATTGTGAGCGGATACCATCCGTATATACAATGTATGACACCGCCAGCATTTGCAAACAACACCCAGTTTTTCTCAATGTCTCGTTGTTCATCTTTTTTTAAGAATCGCTCGTCTTTGCACATACAATAATCTATCACACCATGTTCTACCACCATGATTCCATCTTTCAATCCGCGGTTTGCATTATAGATTATTTTCTGATGGTGTGACAACAATCGCACGTCTTCTAGTCCGACATAGAAATCGTCGTGTTTTGTGTTATAGAGTAGTATTTTTTGATTTTTGATTTGCCAGGTTACATCTCGAATATCGACCGTTGCGACTACATTGATGGTGTGGATTTTGCCGCGATTGCTGTAATTTCCTCGGTCGTCGATGGAATAATTGACGTATCGCACATTGACCAGGAGTTCGCCTAAATGATTTAGCGCAAGGGAGGGGGTGCTGGGGACAAATTCCGAGGGTATGTCGAGATTGTCGCCGATGCTTTGTAATAGGTCTGTATGGATACTCGGTCTAGCGAGGGTATTTAGGATGGGTGTATAAAATTTGTAATTGCTGAGGATATTGCGGAGACTCGCATCATCGATTTGCGGATTTGCGGCGACTTGCATGCATAGGGGTATAATAGGGGTGTTTTCCGGATTTGTGTAATAGGCTAATATCGTGAATTCGTAATCGAGCTTCCATTCATAGACGTCATTGTGCATAAACAAATAGTCGCGTTCGGGATGGTCTTTCATCGATTTGCGGGCGAGTTGATAAAACATTTGGGCGATTTTGTGTTTGCCTAAAATACGATAGTTTTTGACTATTTCATACAAGTTCTCAACTCGGTTCGGAAAAACGTCATAGGCATCCATCCACGCCGCTATGGCCATGGTGACATTCCCCATCCGCGCATAGGCAATACCGATGCGATAATGACTATACCAGACTTCTTCGTGCCATCCACCTAACTGAACCCGGCGCTTGTATGTTTCAATGGCGAGTTCGTATTTTCCGGCATCGTGGTAAGTATTGGCTAAATAAAAGGTATAGCGGTCATTGTTCGGTAGGTCGACGAGACCTTGTTTCAAGAGTGAAATATCGCGTTCCCATTTGTCGCCCTTTGACCCACCATCTCCTATATCACGAATAAAGGCAATGTTTTTGTCGATGGTAGAGTGCGTCGAATTCGGAGGGCTTTTCAAATACTCGTGGGTAACTCCCCAGTACGTGCAGCCGCGGTTGTTTTTGATGATGCGCACGTTTTTGTAATAAAAGGCGTCGTTGCCCTGGAACATGCAATAAATGTCGTGGACGAGTTGTTGCTTGAAGACCTCGGGAGTAACCTGTAGCGAAAATATCATATCGGCATCTAGCAATAAAATGTAATCGGCCAGGGGTTCATTTTCGCACGCTTGGAGGGCAAGTGTGCGATTGTATCCGAAATCGCGGAAAGGTTCTCGTATTATTTTGCCGGGTAGTTTGTGTTCTCGAAAAAACGCCTCGATAATGGAGACGGTGTCGTCGGTGCTTCCCGTGTCACAAATGCAATAGGAATCAATGATGGGGGAAACGGACTGCAAAAGTCGGCGAAGAATCTTGCTTTCGTTTTTGACAATCATATTTAGACATAATGTGGGCGATTTCACTGGGTTGTTCATGTATTTTTGTGTAGCGCCATCATTCTATATTATTTTCACTTACTATTATAACTAAGATGTCATTTACACGCTTTCACGATGACCCACATAGAATAAAATATGGATTGCAAATAAGCACCTTTTCGGGTCGTTATGCACTCGATACACCTGGTCCAGGTGTGAACTTGCCCTACATGGCCGACCCGCAAATGAGAATACAACAATGGGGCGCGAATTTAATGACGAATTCCGTGAATTTAGAGAGTGATTTGCGCGGATTAACCCGTCCCTTGAATCGCGATTTAGTCGGTGTCAATAATCATCAAACCGCTGCTGTATCGAGTTTTAAAAATTCGTATCCAATTGCCGGACATTTTATTGACGAATCCAGGGCGACACATCCAGCCTGGGCCTATAGAGATTTAGAACAACATCGATGGGAACGACCCTTTTTAAATCCACAGGCAAATGTGGAAAAGAAGTTCCAAGACAATATTCAAACCCGTATTTTAGAAAAGGATTATTTCAAGCCTACTGACCCGACCCATGGAGGAACGTGGTAAAGCTTGCGGACCTATGGTAACCGAGAGGTTATGCTAGCGGACCTAGCGGACCATGGTCATTGAGTTCGATTGCTTTTTTGGAAAAATATTATAATATTATATACACATACTATAATATTATGGAATTAGCAATACCTTTAGTCGCATTAGGTTCTCTTTATGTCGTAAATAATCAAAAGAAAAAAGCAAAGCAAGAGGCCTTTCGCAACGGAGACGCCTTACCAAACACCGATATTCCCGACGTGAATTATTCGACGGAATATTCCGAAACAGAATCCGACATGACACAATCCTCCCGATTGTCCACCACCAACAAATATTCCGGGGGCGGTGCCTACACCGACAAATATTTCAGTCCCGAATCAAATAGTCAATATGACGGAGAACCACAAAACAAAAATGCATCTTATCAATCTTTGACCGGAGAATCCGTCGATAAAAACTATTTTCAACACAACAATATGGTTCCCTACTTTGGTAGTACCATTCGCAGTCGTCAAATCGACGCAAACTCAAATGAAAGTGTATTAGATTCGATGGCCGGTTCAGGTTCTCAAACATTCGCAAAAGGAGAACAAGCACCTCTCTTTGCCCCTTCCGAGAACTATCAATGGGCCTACGGTGCTCCGAATCAATCCGATTTCATGCAATCCCGTATGAATGTGAGTATGCGCATGGCGAATGTCAAACCCTTTGAAGAAGAACGTGTAGCTCCTGGTTTAGGCCTTGGATACACCACCGCCGGCGCAGGTGGATTCAACTCCGGTATGGCCATGCGTGACCATTGGCTCGACAAGAACGTTGACCAGTTGCGTGTCGGAAACAAATTAAAACCCACCGGATTAATGTTATTGGGCCATGAAGGTCCTGCCATGAGTCGCGTGACTAATTTAGGCGGAATCGGACAAATGGAAAAAAATCGCCCCGACAAGGATTTTGCCATGGGACCTGAACGATATTTCACCACCACGGGTGCTGGTGGGTCGGCATCCACCTTACACGCCATTCCCGTGGACCGTTATGTCAGTCGTCCAGAAACCACTATGGAATATACGGGTGGTGCGGGCTATGCAAACGAAGCCACCTATGTTCCCGGTGAATACAAACCATCCACCAATATCGAATTAGGTGCCGTTCCCATGGCCGGCGCAAACGCACAAGGCCGCAACTATGCCCACGATGCCGAATTCGGAATCAAATCGTCAAAAGCCTACATGAACAATCGCGCAGCAAACAAACAAGACGACTATTTCGGTGCCATAGGTGGTGCATTCGGCGCTGCAGTAGCTCCGCTCATGGATGTATTACGCCCTTCTCGCAAAGAAAACACCATCGGTTCATTACGACCTTATCAAAACGCGAAATCTGCCGTGGGACAATCGTATTTGTTCAATCCGGCCGATAAACCCGCCCCTACCATCCGCGAAACCACCGAGAATTCGAAATTCCACTTGAATGTGAATGCGAATCAAAACGGCGGTGCATACAAAGTGACCGAGCATCAAGCCGTCGACAACAATCGTCAAACCACCGATGATTTCTATTATGCCGGCGGTGCCAGTGCCGGCGAACGCGGACGACAAGCCCGTCCTTATGACGCCGAATATCGCCAGCGCAACAACGACATCAAGTCCTCCACCATCAAGGGACGCATGGTGCCTGGAAATATGTCATTGATGAACAACTCCGTCAATATGCGCGAAGCCGAACGCGACCACCATCTGAAAATGAATCGCGCGGCCGTCCCAACCATGCCATACCAGACCCCGAACATTGACAACATGGGTATCTTACAAGGCAATGACGGACTCTATTCGACCATTCAAATGGACCGCACGACTCCAGACATTATGAATGCTTTGCAAAAAAATCCATATGCACTAAGTGTCATGGGCGGACTGTAAACAAAAAATACATATGTATATTTTTTGTTTTGATACACAATACTATTACACATCGCTGACGAAAAGTCTCGACATAATCACTGCTTCACGGTTTTCTTCTGGTGGCATAAAGAGCGATTCTAACATGGCATCGTCGCGGAATCGAACCGAATAGTCTTGCTGAATGTTGTTGCGACCAATGCGACCCATCGCCTGGATGATTTTCTGCTGTGTCATGTTTTTCAAATCTTTTCCGATGAATCCGTGACAAAACTGGTAATTCGTGCCATAGATGTAATCGGACGAGGCAATAATGACAAAGAGCTTTTGTGTATCGGCTAAACGTTTCATGATTTCCATATATTGCACGTCGGTGGTTTTGTCAAACATGCCGACGCCTAACAAGAGGAGCATTTTCATTTGCGTATCGACGTTTGTCATCATGATTTCTTTGACGACGGATTCGGTGATTTTCGGCACAAATGCATTCTTGACAGTGTCTTGTGATTTTGTCCAGAATTGTTGATGGGTTTTCGTATTTGGAATATAGACCTGGTCCATTTCGACATTGTGGATTTGTCCACGCAGGGCATTGATACTGTTCATCACGTTACGCACTTCTCCGCTAAATTGCTCGCGTTCCATCTTTTTCTCCTTGTCGATTTCTTTGCCCAGTTTGTCTTCGAGTTGTTTGTCTAGTTTGTCCAGGTCACGCTGGATTTTATTGTTGTGCTCGATTTTCTCGAGCAATCCGCTCAAGACTTTCTCGGGGATTTTTGTTTGCTGTAGACAAAACAGACCGATTTTGCGAATATCTTCGGCTAAATAAATCGTCGGACCGTCGGTCAAACTATGCGCATCCGTGGTAGTAATCATAATACCTGCCGTTGGGTTGGATGGTGCTTGCCCTTTTCCTACGGACCCAGTTACTTGCGCTACACTATTGGATCGCACAATCTGCTCATTCGCATTTTTCGGCGCAACATCGACACTATGAATCTTTTGAAAGACGGTGTCGAGCGGTTGAGTGCTGGCTAAATGTTTGAAAATATCACTATTCCACAAATTGCCACACATTTTTCGAATGCATTCTAAATAATAGAGTTTGATGGAATGCATGGTAATATTGGCAATGTCACCGTCGAAATAGGCATCTATTTTATAGGCATCGGGTATAGCACCACTATGTTGATTGATATAGACGAGAAATTTAATGATTTCTTGCAAATCGAAATAGCGCAATAGCGATTTGTTGTTTTCACAATGGTCTACGCATTTCATCAAATCGTCGTAATTCGCAAACAACAAATGCGGAACCACGCATTTGCCGTCCTTGTTGAGAATCGAAATCGTCTTTTTGCAATCATAGGATTCGATGGTGTGGATTTCGGCACCGTCAAATCGCATTTTAAAGTCCATGATGGTGTCTGCAATTTCGTCTTCTTTCGGCAATGTCGCACATGACAAGACCATTTTCGAAATGCGATTTTCCGCCCAGTTTTTATGAATCGTTTCATGCAATTCGTGCTCTTCATAATCCATGGTAATGGTCGGTTCATCCCAGTAGGTCAGAATGTTTGATTCTTTGTTGAAGGCGAGCATATAACGCATGGCCACTAAATACGATTTCACATCGCAAATCATCATTTCCACCTTGTCACCGACGGAATTGTCGACCTTGTATATGCCACCCGTTTTGTAATTCACGGTATAATCCGTCGCCGCATAATAATGCAAACGAATGTCCGACGCCGTTTCGCAACCGAATGCAAAGGCGATTTTTTTGCCGATGGAAATGGAGGCTTTTGCTAGAGCCAGACCCACGTGTCTCGCAACACACACAAATATAACACGAAAATTGCGAGTCAGGCCGATGGGTGATAATGTTTTGCCCGTGCCGGTTGGTGCCATATATAAGATGAGTTTCGGCGTGTAGATTTTTTCCATCGGATTCACGGCCCCGTATTTTTTTTCTAAATAGGCCAGACGGTCTTCTTGAGCTTGTAATGACTCGCTTAATGTATCTTGTATTTCTTGTTCGTCGAATTTGTGTGCGCTCATGATTTCAAAGAGTTTGGTCGATGTAGATTTATGTTTCAGACGGTGTTGATTGCATATGGAAAACAATTGTTTTTGATGTTGATAGAGGGTCAAATCGTCGTATTTTAGCAAATATGGATTTTCTTCGATGGTTTCCGGCGATGTTTTGATAATGTCGGTGAGGTTGGTCTTTGTGATACCATAGGCAATGACGGAATCGACAAAGACACAAATATGTGGATTGATGTGATGGATGGATAATTTTTTGAATTGAATCAGTGTATACAGATAAAAGGCATAGGGTTTGAGCACGGGCTTGGATTGGATGGATTTTTGTTTTTTGATGGTATACGAGGCTTCCGTCGGCGCGAGTTTTTCCAACAAGTTTTCGCAAAAGTCGAGTAATAGATATTCGAAGATTTGGTCGCGGGTGCTTTCCACTTGCATATTTTCGATGCGAATAATGTCAGCCTTTTTCACCATTTTCAGATTTTTCGTGGTGATTTGTGGAACCGCAAAAGGTTCGAAAATCCCCGTGGCCGTTTTGTATTTTTGCACCATGTTTTCGACGATGGTTTTGAAATATTTGTCGTATAAATACGATTCATTAAAAGGCGTTTTTTCTAGTTTCATATATTGTATAATAGAGGCGTGATTGTTGCTGCGAATATTCACGTCATTTGCGCCATCATCAATCAACTTGAGGATGGTCTTTTCCGCATCGGACACTGGCATTTCAATGCTGTTCCATTCTGTTTTCGTAAGCTTGTTCTGTGAGAGGTCCATGTTGTTAGTAGATTGTTGAAAATAGGTTGATGTATCGTGCGTGCTAGGGTTTTATTCAATTTTGTGGTAAAAACGAGATAAACAAAGAGAACTATAGTGTAATAGAATAATGTTGAAATGGTTTGAAAAAAAACCATATCGAAAAATCGGATTTGAAGATGTAAAATATGCCATTGACCGCGGCGGGACGTATTTGCTCATCAATACGCTCCCGGCGTCGGAACAGAGTTGTTTGATAAAAACCACCGTGGATTTTACTGCAGAAGAGGCCGCCCTAAATGAGTTGATCAATCGGTTTACATTGACGACGAAAACGATTATTGTGTATGGGAAGAATAATATGGATATGACGGTGGAGAAAAAGTATGACCAGCTGGTGGGTCTAGGATTTAGCGATGTGGCCATGTATTGCGGGGGATTGTTTGAATGGATGCTTTTGCAAGATGTCTACGGTTCCGTTGAATTTCCCACGACGGGTCGAGAAGTGGATATCTTAAAATTTAGGCCGACGAAAACATTCGGTGTGGCGCGTATTGGAAATGGCTAAATAATCTGCAAACGGTGTATACATCATGAGCGAAGCCGCCTATCACGAAATCGTCGAATATTTGTATGTTGGAAGTGCGCGAGCATTAGAGTCGAGTGATACATTTTCCATGATTGTAAATTGCACTCCTGATATACCATTTCCGAAAAATTGTGCAAACTGTATTCGCATACCCGTGCACGATGACCCCGCCGAATGTGCTAAACTGATAAGTCTTGTCGATAGCACGCAAGTTCTCGCGAAAATGTGCGAATCGATTCTGGAAAAAAAGCCCGTGCTAGTGCATTGTTTTGCGGGACAACAGCGTTCCTGTGCCATTGTCGCCCTCTATCTCATAGTATATCACCATATGATACCCGACCAGGCTATTGCACACATCAAACGAAAACGGCGCATTGCTTTTTTCGGGCATGTCAATTTTGCGGCGGCGATTGTGTATTTTTATGCTCGGACCGGTGGAAAAATACTATGAAACATAAATTTAGCACAATAAGTCAATTGCGTGAATAATAAATATGACACAAATATATAATATGGCGGAATATGCAATGATTGCGCTCATTGCGCTTGCAATCATAATATTAGCATATTTATGGTATAGTCAATATAAAGAATCGTTTGATGTAGAGGACCCGAGTAGTAGCGCCGTGGTAATGTCTCCGCCAAAGAATGCTGTGCAAAAAATACCAAAGATTATTATTCAAACCTGGAAAAACAACGAAATACCTGCGAAATACATGCCTCTCATAGAGAGTATCAAGCAGGCCAATCCGGATTATGAATATAAATATTTTACGGATGATGATATACAAAGCTTTATGCAACTACATTATCCACAATATTATCGCACATACATGAGTTTGCCGATAAAAATTCAAAAAATCGATTTTTTCAGATATATTGCAGTATATCATTATGGCGGGTTTTACATGGATTTAGACATGAACGCCATGCAAAATTTCGACGATTTGTTGAGTTACGATTGTGTATTTCCGGTGGACGAAATCATCAATAATTACATGTGTATGAATCCGCGATACAAACCATTTTGTGACCAAAATCATCGCTATTTATTAGGACAATATGCGTTTGCGGCTAGTCCGAAGCACCCATTTATTAAATTGTTGATTGATAGAATACATCAAAATATATTGAAATACATCTATAACAAGAATGACACGGAATTATACGTCTATAAAAGCACGGGACCGGATTACGTCACACAATTGTATATTGATTATGAAGACAAAGACAATATATTGGTATTACACAATAACAAAAGGCAATATTTCGGCGATTATGCCCGACACAATTATTTCGGTTCATGGAAAAACAATGCCATGAATTGATTTGTGTCATAAAATTGATTATGTAATCAACGTATATTTATTGATTACATACTACCATGACAAAACCACTTATTATTAGCATTGAAGGAAACATTGGGGCCGGTAAGAGCACATTGCTGGCGCGTTTGCAAGAACATTGTGCCGGTCGCTCGGATATTGTGTTTTTGCGCGAGCCGGTGGATATCTGGGAAGCCGTGCGTGACCCGGTCGATGGACAAAATATCTTACAAAAATTTTATGGCGATTCGGCTAAATATTCCTTCCCCTTTCAAATCATGGCTTTCATGAGTCGCCTGTCTTTGATTGAAACGGCGATTCGTGAACATCCGGATTGTTCTGTCATTGTTTGCGAGCGGTCATTGTGCGCCGACCGCAATATTTTCGCGAAAATGTTGTCCGACGACGGACTGATTGAAAGCGTATGTTACCAGATTTATGGGAAAATGTATGACGAGTTTTCGAGCAAATATGAGGCAAATGGGATTGTTTATGTGGATGCGGAGGCGGAGGTGTGTTTTCGACGCATTGCGAAACGTGGTCGCGACGGGGAAGGGGGAATCGCCCTGGATTATTTGAAAAAATGCAAAAAATATCACGACGAATGGTTACTCGGAGGTTCTAGTAATATGTTGCATTTGCAGACAAATGAAGATGCAACATATGAAGTGGGCGATATCGGACATCGCTGGCTCATGGAAGTGATGGAATTTATATGTAAACGCGTCGGGTCCGTTTAGATTTGCGCTGTTTGCGGGATTTGCGGGATTTTCCGCCTTTTTGTGGTTTTGTATTACTTGAGCCGTTGACAGTATTTGTTTTATTTCGAATCTCGTTGCATTCTTTTAGTTGTTTTTCGGCCAATAGTCTGGCTTCATTTATTTTTGTTTTTTCTTCAGTCAATGACACATTTGTTTTCTTGAGTGACTCCACCTCTGTTTCGGTTTTTTTACATTTTTCTAACAGCTTGATTATGTTGTCCACTTGTGTTTTGTAGGCGTCAAACGAACCTGACGTATTTGATAATGTGTCGATGATTGTTTGTAGTTCTTTGATTGGCATAGTTATATTAGTTGTATATTATTCTATAACATAAATCGAATTGTGTTATAGATATTATTTGTTCGATGGGCGTTTTTTCGATGATTTTGATTTGCGTTTGGGTTTTTTGCCACCTCGTTGTTTGCGGGTATTGCCGCCTTTTGGTAGGGTGCCTTTGGCGTCGGTTATTTGGCTATTGAGTGTTGTTATTTTGTCGTTGATTTGTTTTAAGTCGTTGGCTAATTTGTTTTTCTCACCTGACAATTTGTCTCTTTCTCCTCCTAGCTCAGTTAAATTTTTTTTAGCTTGAGCTAGTTGGTCTTCGATTATTTTCTTTTGACCAGCTTCTTCATTTAATAATTTTTGTTTTGCTTCAATTTCTTTTTGTTTTTCTTCAATCGTTTTTTGTTTTGCTTCAATTTCTTTGTCTTTTGCGGCAATTTGTTCTTCTACTTTTTTTTTATTCGTTAGTAATTTATTCACTTCTGTAATATATGCATTCACATTTTCAGTTAATTTATCAATTGGTTCAGACATGTTCACACCTATATAATAGTATCTTATTTTATTTTGTGCTTGCTTCTATTACTTTTCCCTTTGCTTCTAATACTTTTTCAGTGACGTCTACGATTTTTTTATTCAATTCGTCTAAATTCCCATCCGATTGTAACACGTGTTCGTAATAAGCGGGTGTATATGGCCTTTCTTCGGTATATATCGTTTTTGTCAAGTCGATTCTTTCTCTCGTTTGTTTGTCCACGGATATAACCTTGCCATCCTTATCTATAGATTCATGTTCAGGAACTATGTCGGTTGTCATTGTTTCTAAATCACCGATGCGAACCGATGGTTCTGGTAAAATAATAGGCATTTTAAAATCAAAAGACAATGATTTTTCTGGGAACGCGATGGCGAGCGCGATTTCGAGCAGTTGTTTTATACCATTGTCTTCTGATTTATCTGTTTTTTCGGAAAGTTTGGCTAAAATATCCATACTCATTGAGATGAGCTGATGTTCAGTGAGCATGGTTTTTTGGGATGGCAAATATTTATCTTTGATGTATATATCGATTTGCTCTACTATGTATTTTTGTTTAGCATCAGTATCGCCGTAATCTTTGATTGTCTTAAGAATATCCGTTTTTATGTTTTCGTTTAATAACGGCACGAGAGTTTTTTTAAAAAAATTAACAGAATACACTCCAAATGTAGGCAATTCGTTTTGTATTTGCTGAATGATTTTGTTATATAATGTTTCGTCAGGGTCGACTACAGTAGGTTCGCCGCCATATTGTATTGTTTGCATATCAACACCCCCTGATTTTAACTTTTCTTTGATAGATTTTGTCAGAACTTTATTGATTGCGACTAAAATCTGTTTTGCGCTTTCTATATTTTTTTGAATTTCTTGCTCTGATGCATTCGACTCCACTGGCGGTCCTGATAAACTGGTCTCTTGCATTTTATTTACATATTTCCATGTTAACTCATTTACAGCACTTTGAACACGTTGTGCAGTTTCTTCTGAATAGTTGGAATAATCTTCAAACGTGATGGTGTTAAACTTTTCCTTGCCTTCGACCGAATGTTTGCGCCCTCCGGTATTATGTATAATAAAACGGTATGTAGGAGCATCTTTCGCGGCAAGTAATCCATATTTGTAGGATCTGTCCCATGCGCCGGAACTATACTGTTTTCCTTCCATGGTTTCTCTAGATTCACCGCTCTCGGTACATCCTTTGCATTTGTATTCTTCGTCAAATGTACAATCTGCCCCCGTTTTATGTTGCCAGATCATCAAACCGATCCAGTTATCGTTGTCGCCGGTATAGGTAATATAGTCTTTGTATTCGGACGAGCATGTAGTGTTATAGGAGAATTCTTTCCGCAATGATATACATTTGCCGAGTGTTTCTGGAACATATAGGGAAAAGGCGTTACCTTTTGCTTTTTGTTCGCCTAAATAATTCATCACGCGTTTTTTGATTTTACCTGAATCAAAAATATTGGATGTTATGTGAAACCCGGCAAAGACTAAATTTTTTAGACCAGGTACTTTGTCATTTACTTGCTTGAGTGCCTGCAAGATAAGTTGATATACCACGGAACATTCGCGGTATATTCCGCCATCAATTGATAAAAATAAATCGGGGAATGTAAGTCTTTCTACCTGTTGCATTAACTTGATCACTTCACCTGCGCAATATGTTTTTCCCGACGCACTTGGCCCAAATCCCATAATCAACCGGGGTTTTTTAGGCGCAGCGGCTGTGGGTGTTTCTACAACGGCGTCTGTGAGTGGTTTTACAACCATGTTTACAATATCTTTATCATTTTCCCATTTACCCGTTATATTGAAACAATTAAATTCAAAATGTAAGGTTGCGTTAACCCATCTGAGTTTACTTGCTTCTATTAATCGCATCATATATGCAGTCGATTCAACCTCTTTCTTAACATATTTTGTCAATATTTTAAAACAGTCGCCTTGACATTTTTCCCATTTGTCTTGTGATAAATCACCTAATAATTGTGGGTCTAGTTTTCCCAATGCAATTACAATGTCATCATATACGGTTTTAAAATAATCACATTTTGTACTACCGAATGAATTATGGAGAACATGATATTTATGCGGCGCACTCACGTTCGATAAATAATGTGCAATATTTTCCAGAATATCTTTGCTTTCCGTGTCGCATGATGGATAATCATCACAATTTATCCATTTATGCTGTAATGCCTCGGTCGCAGTAAGTCTTGTTTCAGGGTTGGGATCCATCATTCTTGTTTTTAAATCATTGTAATCAGGGTCTTCATTATATTCGTTATATTTAGATTGTTCGTTTTTGGTATATGTAATATTGCCATCTTTATCCAGCATAGTATGAGTAAAAGAATGTAACATTGCACCCACTGCATAAATATCAGAATTCATACTGATTTTGTCATGAGTGTCATAATTCGGATCCCTAAATCCGCGTGTCCCAACTATACGATGAGTATCTTCCAAGTCTTTCTTTGACATGTATCTGGCAAATCCAAAATCAATGATTTTCGCATTTCCATCATTATCAATACCAATATTTTCTTTTTTTATATCTAAATGAACATATCCATTCTTACTTAAGCATTCTAATCCCTGTAAAATTTGTACAAATATTTGTTTTATAACAGGTTTCTCAATGTATTTCTTAGGATCAAATATATCAAGCAAGTTTGGGTGTTTGAGTTTTTCAATGATTGCATATACACGGGTATTATAAGGTTCACTCGCGTGTTTCAAATACCCAAAATCATACACTTTACATATAGAATTACAGACGAGCCCATCATCCTTTGGTTTTGACAACACAGATTGAATGAATAAGCCGGTAAGTTCATTCATATCGATATCCATAAAATTTTCTTCTCGCGGTTTAGTGATTCTTATGACTCTGTCTGGAATTTCATTTCCAGTTGAATCGACCAATGTATAGACAATATTAAACCTCCATTCGCCTAATAATTTACCTACAGTATAATTTTCACTATTACTACATGTTAAATTATAGTTTACGCCAGGGTTTAGTCGATTTTTTAGTTTTAAATCTTCTATCAATGTATTATCGTTACACATTGGTTTAATAGTCATGATTTTTTGTACCTTTAGGCGGCTTGCTATGTCATCTGGCAATGTTACAGTTCTACTCGACGACATGATAGTTATATATTGCGCATATTCTTTTCGTCCACTTTATTCATAATGTTCACCTACGAACATGATAAATCAATAAATATTTATGCTATTACACAAACAGCGGAGACAATCCTAAACCGACGCCTAAACCTAGACCGTTGCGGGCAGACTCACTGACGGTTGGTAAGAAAACATCTAAGATAGAGAAGGTGGCGGCGGCGGAAAGTGCTAAAATAACAATCTCCTCTAAGTTAAGAGATTTCTTTGGGATGACAATACTGACAACAGCAATGACCAAACCCATAACTAAGTACTTGATGATACGCTTGATAAGTTCTGCTAAATCGAAACCCATGGTTTTGTATATACTATTACAACAAAAAAAGATGGCTAAATATATAAATAACAAAATCACTTAAACATTCTTTTCCTAAATATCCATAGTGAGAATGTCGGCCTTCGAACGAAAAACCCTAGAAAACGGACAACCCAATCCTAAATATATCGATTTATGCGATGAAGACCAGCCATTAGCCGGTCAAAAATTCGCCTGTTTGTCTTTTGTATCTCCCGAAAAAATCCTAAAAAAGCGCGAAATGTTCTTGTTTGACCAATTTGTAAAACAATGGGATTTCACCAAATCTCTTGCTAAATACTTTGACTTCCTCCATTTTATGGCCTATAAATACAATTTGAAAATCGACGACCTCGTGGCCGATTTCAACGATTTTGCGAAAGAAGAAGACGCGAAACTCAAGGCCGATTCCGTCGAAGACGATTACAAAAACTTTTTAGACAAACAAGAGGAATCGCTAAATGCCCAATTCCAACGCGAACACGCCTTCCAAACATCCACCCGTGGTCTAAAAGTCCGCGGTGTCTTCCCTACACAAGAGGAGGCAGAATTACGATGCAAAAAGTTGCGCGAAGCCGACCCAAATCATGATATTTTCGTCGGTCCCGTCGGTATGTGGATTCCATGGGACCCAGATGCTTACAAGACTGGTCGTGTCGAGTTCATGGAAGAGGAGCTCAACCAACTACACAAGGAGAAGCTCAAGAACGAGGAGAAGGCCAAACAAGAATTCGAAAACCGTATCAAGGAAACCAAGAAGAAGGCCATCGAAGAAAACATCAAACTAGCCGAGAAATCCGGCAATGTATTGACACAAACCATTGACGAACAAGGCAACTTGATTGGCGTCAAAGAAACCATCGATTTCGAAGGTCGTGAAGTCGCTGACAGTGAAACCACCAATATGCGTAACGAATTATTACGTGAGAGCGTCGTCGCCAAAGAAAAAGACGAATAAGGTGATGACTAGGGTCCTATAAAATATAATACCATCGATGGTATCATATTTAGCTTGATTCCATTATCCGCATCCATTCTATGACACGATGTATAAACCGATGGGTCCGATTCGCAATCAAATCATGTTTTGCACCTGGCATAGAAACCATGTGTTTGCGTTTCGATGACGATTCTTCCATCAATGCATAACTGCCGTCAATTTTCGTAATATTATCTTCCGGATCGTGTAATACGATGAATGGACAATCGACTTGCGGTAAAAGGACGGGCATATCCTCGATGAAATTCATCAGCGATTGCAAAGTAGTGACCCATGGAACACCGTGAAACGTCAAGCCCTGTGGATTTTTCGGATAACTGTCCTTGTCGACATAATCGATATAATGCGGACGCCAGATATCGTCGCTATTCACATATTGCGAAGTGTCAAAGGGCACTTTATCCACGATTCTTTGCAAGGGTAACGCCAGTGTGGTTTTGATGACCGGCGAGACGTCGGCGAGTTGAATCATAGGGGCCGCTAAAATCAATCCGCGGAATTTATGGTAACGCGCGTCGTGACGTATGGTATTGGATACCGCCAGTGCAGTCGCTCCACCCATGGAAAGACCGCATATGAAGAACGGCAACTGTTGCGCGGTCGATGGCGCACGCAGGTTCGTCGAATCGGAGGGATAGGGAGTCGGTATATAAATAGCCGCTAAAAGACTCATGACGTCGTCAATCAAATCATGGTATTGCACAATACGACAGCGGTCGCCCTCCGAATATCCGTGTCCGTGGAAATCGAGTGTAATATATGCGATTTTGTGAGCATTGAGTTCTCGGGCAATATAGGCATTGGTCGGACGATTGCCATGTCCGGCGTGCCCGTGTAAGGAAAAGACGATGGATTCGGCATTTCCGTCGGATGGCCAATAGGTGCGCACGTGGAGTTTTTGTCCGCGGGAATTCGTGACATATTCGAGGGAATTCGGCAAATTCGGCTGTTCCGACTGAATGCAGGTCTGGATATATGCATCGGATGCGTCGTCTGCTTCGGCAAGAAGGGTTTCTAGATTGACGGGTGGGCTATAAGACGAGCGCTTTGGTGTTATAGATGCATGTATGAGAACAATGGATATTGCCACCAAAATAACGATGAACCATATAGAGTGGGCAAACATGTATACACTAATGGATGATTTTTTATGTTTGTTTGGAGCGAATTTTGTATTTGAAGAGTCTATATGTCACAAGCATCGGTCGAATCTTCAGATGTTCATTTTGATGTCGAGAACCCAGCCGCTCCGCTAAATTGCGTGCCGACCACGATTGCCTATTTGCAGACCACGCCTCTCGACGAACTATTTACGAAAATCCCCATCGTATATAATTCGCCAGAATATGGGTGGGTCCGCGCATCGGTATTTAGAAAAAATGCGAATAAAACGTGTGATATTGTGTATAATAGGGGGCGTCGATTGTTGTCCGTCAAATGGTCGGCCGTTACACATAGCCGGATTCGGGCGATTGATACTCCCGACGAAACATTGGATGCGGTGGGCGAAAATAGTGCGGTGCAAGTTCTCAAAAACGGGACGGAAACCTGGATGCTGGGGGTGGTTTGTCGACAACGCGACCGAACTGTTCCAAATAGCGAAGAAAAATATGATGTGTGGATGACGGGTGACCAAATCGCTCTGCAAGTGGGCGGTGCGCAATTGCGAAATTATGGGTGTGGGTCTTATTCCAATACTGAAGACATTATAGCGCGCGACATGGAATATGATTTGTCGTTTTTGCGGGTCGAAATGCTGGTGGAAGGGCTCTGGTTAGAGGTATCACTCTTGTGGTATTTTGCGGATACAATGACGTGTTCGGTCGGACTATATTACGAGAACGAAGACTATGAAACATTATATGCAGTCATCGCAGACGTACCTCTCGACAAATTGCGAATTGTGAGCGAGGTGAAAATGGATTATTGCATTGTAAATGAAATCGTCCAGGCACATTTTGACGAACCCGTGGCACCTGCATATGTCATTTATCCGGGAGAAATGTATTCATGGGAAAATGATGAAGAATCGCGGACAAATAGTTTCGGCGTCATCAAAGAAGCTTTAGCAAATGATATGTATGTGGTGGAGAACCTCAGCACAAAAACGAAACATTCTATGCATAAATCCGAACTCCGTTATCCGACTCAGTATACGCCCATCATCGAACAAGATGTAGCGGTCATTGCCGATACATTCAACGAAAAAGAATATTTCGTCAAAACCCGCAAATATGGCACCCTATCCTATACTACATTTCATGATGGTAGACCATTGGCCGATTGGAATCGCAAACCATTGCGCAAGTATTGGAATATATTGGTTCCATTATCGAAACGCGCGAAACTGAGTGATATAGATGTTTTGATTCCCGAAATCCGAAACTATTCGATTCGTTTAATCGGCCTAGATATGTCACTCTTTCGCAAGGAAGGATTACATATTGTGGTGACTGAATCGATGGGTCCATTATTTGCAGGTGATGTGGTCAAACAGTTGGGCGATTGTGTTATAGAGTCTGTTGAGAACTTTCGAAAAGTAGTGGAAAATAATCGAAAAATGGGGGTTTTGAGTGTCCAGGTTCTCATCTCTCGAAAAAAAAGTAGTCAAATAGATTTCACCGAACTAGATGCACCGAGTGTAGAGTCTAAGGAATCTTATGTTTCTTTGCCGAAGCAGGTTCCTGCACAGGGTGTGCATTTTGATGATACGCCTCAATACGTTCCACCGAATTTCTCCATGCAACAACGACCTCTCACACAGGATGAGGTTCATCTATTGGTAGCCGACGAGAACAAGGACAATCGAAAACCGACCGATGTGTTGATGGACCGTGTCTCCTACAATATGGTGGAAGAGAAACTCAATACCGTTTATAACAATGACCGCTCCATTAGTTCGACGACACTGGATATCTTAGCCCTGTATTTGAATGGGGAGAAGGTTTTGTATATAGAGGCGAAAACCTATTGCGAGCAGCAGTTGAATTTTTTGATGCTACCTACGATTTTGATATCGGTAGTGGCGAGTGTATTGAGTTTGTTTTTCCAGGGGAAACCCTATGGTGGAGTCACGATTGCGGCCATGACGGCGTTCAATTCGTTCATGCTGGCGCTGATTTCGTATTTGAAACTGGACGCAAAATCGGAGGCGCACAAAACATCGGCCTATAATTATGAGAAGCTGGAATCCATGTGCGAATTCAATTCGGGAAAAGTGTTGTTTTTTAACTATGACAAGAAATATGTTCTCGGCATCTTAGAAGAAGTCGAGAAAAAGGTGAATGAAATCAAGGAACTCAACAAGTTTATTTTGCCGGAATACATCCGCCACAAATATCCGTATACCTATTCCACGAATATTTTTACACTGGTCAAGAAAATCCATTTGCAGGAAATCATTTTGATTAACCGGCTCAAAATCAACATCAATCGGTTACTACAAAGGTCGAAGATTACACCACGCACACCTCAGATTGCAGACGAAATATATAATTTAGAAATAGAACAAGATAATTTGATGGAGAACATTATTAAATTTCGCGAAAAATACATGGATATGGATGTTGGATTTGCGAAGGAACTGGATGCGAATATGGAAGAAAACAATAAGCGTTTGACCCTGTTCAAATGGTTAAAGACATGAGTGCTGAAAGACACGAATGTCTAAGCCGTTAGGTTAAAGACGTGAATGTTTTACACATTCACAACTAAGGCTTTAGTCTAAAGACATGAGTGCTGAAAGACGTAATTGTATTACACATTCACAACTAAGCTGCATTGAGTTTTGAAATCAATGCATTGATAAGAGATATAATAGATGTTCTCGATTGATTGAATTGAATCGCGTTGATAATATGATAGAGTGCATAGATGATTTCGGTTTTCGTAAGGGGCAAAGGAACGGGCAAAGGAGTGGGCAAAGGAACGGGCAAAGGAACGGGCAAAGGAACGGGCAAAGGAGTGGGCAAAGGAACGGGCGGTAAAACCGGTGGCAAAATAGTCAACGGCAATACATTGTCTTGGTATTGTCCGGAAACGTTACCCGGAGGCGACGTATTCATAGTAATAATAGCGGTTGCCGTCGCCAAATCAATGCTAATACCCAGTGCATAACGGGTGCTGGATTTCCATACTAAACAAGTGAAATGCCCAGTGCCGGATGAAAATCCAGGACGAGCAAAATTATACAAAGACACTTCGTTATACCAGGCATCGATGGATTTTTTCAAAAGTGTCATTGTATCTGTGCCATAGCCCTTGTAATAGGCCAGGTTCTCACCATATTGCGTGTTTCCACTGTGACTGAAATCGTTTGTAGTCAATAAATGATACGACCACTGTTGCGAAAAGGTAGCAATGGTATCATCCCACACAAGGGGCGGCGATTGATGTTTTGCGCGATAAGCATTGATATAGTCGCTTATTTCGGTTTTTTGTTGCGGGGTCAAAGACGGTTCAAAAGGCATCGTATAATAGATATGTATATATTTGTTCTAAAGAATGCGTGAATGACTGCATATTCTGGTCACATTTGTATTTTTGTGTAATACAAATGTATGATTGTGTAAAATTGATTTAGACAGTCATCTTGTCAGTATTCTATAAAGGATGCCCAAATGCTCTTGTGAAACAACCCATGGAAAACACCTCGAATCTTGTGTCACCATGATTCCAAAACCGATTTTGAAATGGGTCGGCGGAAAAACGCAGATTTTAGGCGTCGTCCTTGGTCATTTTCCCACCACTATGAATAATTATCGCGAAATATGTTTAGGCGGAGGTAGCGTGTTGTTAGGGTTATTGTCTCGTGTAAAATCCGGCAACATCATCGTCCAGGGGAAGATATACGCCTATGACATTAACGAACCCCTCGTCTATGTCTATAAAAACATTCAGTCGTCCCACAAAGAATTGTTGGTAGAATTGCAAAAAATCATAGGCGAATTCAATACATGCGGCGACGGCGAGGTGAACCGAACACCCGCGAACCTTGTCGAAGCAAAACTATCGCCCGAAAATTACTATTACTGGATGCGAGCACAATACAATGCATTGTCGGCCAGCGATAAAAAAACCGTCGTCGGTTCGGCCATGTTTATTTTCCTGAATAAAACGTGTTTTCGCGGGGTTTTCCGCGTGGGACCGAAAGGATTCAACGTCCCCTATGGACATTACAATCATCCCGAAATCATCCATCCAGCCCATATAGAAGAAATCCACCAGATTATTCAAGGCGTCATATTTGAATGCGCGGATTTTAGCAAATCAATCGACACCGTCGAGCCCGGCGATTATCTGTATGTAGACCCGCCATATGCCCCCGAAAAAGCAACATCGTTCGTGGGTTATACTGAAAACGGATTCAATCTAGACAACCACCATCAATTATTCAATCTATTACACAAACTAAGCGAAAAATCCGTGACATTCATGATGAGCAATGCCGACGTCAGTCTAGTTCGGGAAACATTCGCAAATGCAGCCTATCACATCTCATCGATTGAATGCAAACGATCCATCCATTCTAAAAAACCGCAAACAAAAACGATGGAAGTTTTTGTCAAGAATTATTAGACCATGCCAACAAATTCCTTCATAAACAATGGGCGCAAATAATACGCGCGCGTTTTAGGCGCACCTTTACCGGCACCTTTTGTGCGATTTTGCAAATATTTTCCAATATGCGAACTGCCTTCCAGCGCACCCGTTTCTACAAAATGTTTCCGTATTGCATCATAATCATCGCGCAATGCTTGAAGTAATGTTGCATATTTTTCTTCGAGCAAATCAATGATGGTTGGTTGGAAATATTGAATATTATCCCCATTTCGAAAATAAGGAACGTATAACACCTTGCATAATTTTTTGTATACTTTTGATTCTTCAAAGGAATGTGAAACGAGCGATTCCTTCGATAACATAGTGACGGCAATAGTTTCTTTTGGGACATAATGGTCCGTTTTTGTGCGTTTGAGGGGGAATATTTTGACTTCGCCGTCACTACAGTCTAAACATGCTGAGCTGGTGGGGATTCCCGTCAAACTCTCTAAATAATTTCCGGGCATTCCTTTGTGTTTTGTTTTTGGTAGATTGTGTAATACATTTGTATTTTCCACGACTTTTGCGCAGACTTCTTCAATCGTGGGTCTTTCCATATTTTTGTTTGATACTTATATGTCTATGAAATATAAGTATATCAATTTTCTACCATTTACTCTTTTTTACGGTAATCGATTGACCCGTTTTCTTTTTCGATTTGCTAGGGTCAAAGGCTTCGTCTTCGTCGTCCGAACCCAGCGATTTCGAAATATCCCAGAATTCTTTCGAACCCAGTTTGAAATCGGGTCGGGATTCGGCTTTATACCAAAACACCTGGTCCTGCAATTTGTTCGATTTCGCATTGTTGTTGATGACCATGCATTCGTAGTTCTCCGTGGTCTGGTCCATGACGGCGCAAAACGATTCGAGGGTGGGAAACATGGACGCGTAGTTTTCCCAGATACGTTTGCGATTTCCCAGCGTAGGTTCTCTCAATATAAAAACATAATCGATGTTCGTGCGGAGATTCGGTGGAATACCGAGTGGATATTGCATGGTAATGACCAACATCAGCTTCCAGTGACGTCCGTTCATAAAAAGCAGCCGCATCATTTTATCACGTGTCCACGACTGGTCATACAAACAATCATCTAATATCACAAATGCGCGGGGGTCGATGGTGGTTCGGCGATACGTATCCATCTCTTTTTGCACCTGTTTCAAGACGGCGCGCTGGCGTTTCAAGACGTTCTCAATAATCACCGTATTATACTCTTCGTGAATGAATAATTTAGGCACCAGGGCGCCATAGAAACCGTTGCCCGCTTCTGTTCCTGAAATGACTGTGCCGATGGGTATATCCTGGTGGTGATATAGCAAATCTCGCACCAAATATGACTTACCCGTATCACGGCGTCCAATCATGACAATGACCGGTCCCTTGTTTTCATCGGGCTTGAACGTAATGGCTTTCATATCGAATTTGCGAAGTTCTAGTGACATGTTCTCCTAAATTTAGACTATGTGCATATATTTTTAGCCATAGGGTGACGTATTACAACAAAATATACAACTAGTGTATATGAACCGTTTTGTTATTCTATTATTACTCGCAGTATTGATTGTTGCATTAGTTCTCGGCATGACTCTATCGAGCTGTGTGCAAGAAGGTATTGTGACCGACCGATTAACCTCTGTTATCGCCATTTTGAAAATGACCAGTATTACACCAGAACAACAATATGATATGATAAAGACGATAGGCATTGGCGACTCCAAATATGCAAATATTATCAACAATCGTTCGCTTTCAAAAGCGGATGCCATTACCAAACTTAAAAAGGTCATCACCGACAATGGTATACAATTATAATTGATTTATCGGTAACGTGGTCCTTACATCTCTATGGAGACGACCTCCGGGTAGCAGATGAGTTCAAACATCACTGTTTTTATATTTCGGATTAAATATACAAACGATGGAAGGATATTTAGGAAAAATAAAAATTGACTATCGAGAACAAGACTTGCTAGATATATCGGATTTTAATAGTCAATATACCTATTCGATGATTGAGAACCACCATGATTATCAACCATATACGATGACCGGCCTACAAAGCTACAATCCCATTTATGCTAAATTGTTTGACATAAACAAGTCCGGAACCAACATCGTATTGCAACATAAGTATCATATCCACAGTCTTCATTCCATATTCAATACGAGAACCGGGGAAATCGTAGAAACCCCCATCTTTGTCAAATTTTCCCCGCTATTAGACCCCATCAAATACATGATTGGCAAATACCCGGTGCAAGATGACAAAATACGTAAATTGCCACTTTTTTCTCCTTCAGAATCATCCACCTTTCCGAAACTCGCCGACGAGAACAATGCTTCGTATATCGACGGTTTTTTCAGTTTTTTAAGTAGTCAATTGTTAGAACACCACGGATTTTTACACGGCATTGATTACTATGGTTCTTATTTAGGCGTGCAAGACAAATTCAAAATGAATACGACCGATGACATTGAATATTTATATACGTCTGATTACTTCAATCGCAACGTAGGCAAACATTTTTTCATTTCCGATGATGTGCGACAAAACATCACTGAAGGATTCGGTTCGCGCGCCAATAAAAACAAACTCACGATTCAATCGGAAGACTTAGGTGCCGAAGATTTAGGTGCCGAAGAGTTAGGTGCCGAAGATTTAGGTGCCGAAGACTTAGGTGCCGAAGACTTAGGTAAATCATCAGATGAAGACAACGAAGTCATCTATGAAAAATCATCCAATAGCACACAGTCGTCAACCGATTCTTCCAACAATAGCGACATCAATTACAGCAGTTCCGATTCAGCGTCTGATTCCGAAAGCGAATCATATGACGACGAAAGCGAAAGCGAAGAATCATCCATCCCATCTTCCGAATGCGACAATGTTTTCGCCTTTCTCCCAAAATTCCCCGTGCAAATGATTTGTTTAGAAAAATGCGTCGGCACATTTGATGACTTGTTAGACAAGGGTGTTATAGATGAATGTGAAGGGGCTAGCGCCCTCTTCCAAATTGTCATGACGCTCCTTGTCTATCAACGCGCCTTTTCATTCACTCACAATGACTTGCATACGAACAACATCATGTATGTCAATACCGACATTGAATATTTGTATTACATGTGGGAGAACCGCGTCTATCGCGTCCCTACCTACGGCAAAATCTACAAAATCATCGATTTCGGGCGCAGTATTTATCGTTATGGGGGGAAAACGTTTTGCAGCGACAGTTTCGCAACGGGGGGCGACGCAGCCACCCAATACAATTGCGAACCCTACATGAACGAGAACCGTCCGCGCCTCGACCCGAACCCCGCATTCGATTTGTGCCGTCTCGGCTGCTCCATGTATGATTTCTTGATTGAAGACGAGCGCGAATCGGACATGGACGATTACCAGAAAACAGTGGCGCGCTGGTGCAAAGACGACAACGGACACAATGTATTATACAAACGCAACGGCGAAGAGCGCTATCCGAATTTCAAACTGTATAAAATGATTGCGCGCATTGTGCATCATCACACCCCGCAAGAACAGCTGAAATTCCCATTGTTTGCGCAATTTTTGATGCCGGAAGCAGAGCGCAGTCGTTTCGTGGATGGCGAACCCGGAATGATGAATGTGGATGCCATTCCTAGTTACGTATAGGGGTGTGTTTTTGTGTTATAGAATCATATCTATAACACAAACCATACAAAATTATTTGCGACGATATTGCCCCTCTAAGAGTGCGTCGAAATCGTAGCCCTCTTGAATGCAATGACTCCAGGTAAAGGTGTCATAGATGTATTGCATGGAATATTGGGGGTTCTGCGGATTTGTTCCGTCATGGACGTCCTTGTTCGTAGGACCGACATAGGTATATCGGTCATTGTTCGGCGCATCGAGCATCTGGTCGTCTTCGTAATGACCGTAGCAACAAGTGTCCCAGTTGCCGAAAGCGTCTTCGTCTTCTTCGTAGCAGACGGCCTTGTTGCAGACGTATTCGGTGACGGGGTCGGTGGGCCAGGTGCTCGAGGTGCTAAATCCGCCCGCCATCAATTTCGCCTGGAAGACGCGTTCGAGGGTGGGATGGATAGGCCAGAAGGAGGGGTCGGCGGGGGAGGCGGATTCTAAATGGTCGCCGGCGTAGATTTTGCTGCCGTCGCCGCCGCAGATAAAGGCGGTCCAGGCGTCCCATCCTTCGTCGGGCATTTCGCCATAGGGTGGGATGGCTTCCATGCCCGAATTCATGATACTGTGCTGGAGCATTTCGAGGAGAGTGGATTTGCGGTCTTCGTTGCACACATAAACACAGGTGGACCCGGACTCGGAGTCGGCGGTACATTTGTCCTGGGGCAGCAAAATGTCGGAACGATAGAATTCCTTCATGTAGAAAATCCAGTTTTGACAAATATTGAGCTGGCCGTCGACGCCATTAATATATCCGGCCTCTCTCATGTCGTTGAGGATATCACAGCCGAAAGACCCACCTATGACACCGTGAGTCGAGGCATGTGCTGCATAGGGGATTTCCTGCAAAAAATCGGCTAAATCCGTGTATCCTAAGAGGTCGTAATGGGATTTGCATGTGGGGAATGTTTTGTCAGTGGCCGTGTATCGCGTGATGTATTCGGATGGATTGATGTTCCAGGGGGCGCGCATGTATCCGTAGGCATAATCCAGGTCGTCGAATTTCGTATTGGCGGCGATTTTGAAATTCGCCCATTTGCCATCGGGGATTTTCCCGTCATCGATGCTATTGGATTCATAGAGCCATCCCCAGCTCATATTATTGGGGAGCGGTAGCGACCCGAAGGTGTTTTCGGTGAAGAGGGGGGATTCATAGGTCTGGATACCGTCGGCCGTCTCGATGGTGTAATCCCAGTAGGGTAAGGTGACGGAGGGGTCGACGGCTTGCATGGCTACTTCGAAAATATTTGTCATTTTCACATGTTGCGCTAAAAACCCATTGCCCTCGTGAATGTGGTCGGAATGTATCCACGCCGCATTGAAATAGTGGAAATCGAGCAAATACGAGTAGCTGTGGAAATTTTCGCCATAAGTGTGTCGCCCGGCTTCTTCGTCGAGTTCCCATAGTTTCCACATAGCCTCGATGGTGGCATCGCGGTCGGCTGTGGTCAGTGTGCGGAATTCGCGACGGACATACATGCATAAGAGGGTGCCAGTGCTTTGCTGCGCGTTTTGTGTTATAGTCATTGTATATTGGTCTTCGTGGGGGGTGCAGGCGAGGGTGAAGGGGGTGGTTGCTGCGTCGCCGGAGATGCAGCTGTCTGAGGCACTGTTTGTTTGACAAATGGTGTAGGTAGCCGATGTTGATGGGTCGGCATTGATGAGATGGACCCACATGGTGGCGTGGGGTTCCACGATACCCGCGTGGCTAGTGAGAAAATGATATTGGTAGAGGTCGGATGTGTCGGGGAGGAAAAAGTCGAGAGGACCGTAGCCTTCTCGTTTTGTGGTGAAGGATATGGCATGTTGTTGCTCTGCAAATTCACTTGATAGTGGAATATATGTTTGTATAGTTAGCATGGTAATCATTGCGGTTACCATGAAGGATAGGATAACGGTGAATAGTGTGACAGCCGAAAGTGATTTAGGTGGTGGTGGGTCGATTTCGTGGTATTCTTGTTTCATATAGTTTTTGATGTCGAATATCGGCATGTAGTTAATATAGATTGAGATTTTATGTTTATGTGATTTCGAGAATAATCATTTGGGGGAGATTTAGGAAACATAGGTTCTCAAAAATACCTGGAGGGTTTTTGTTTGGGGGGGGATTTAGGGAAATACATTGGTTCTCAAAAATACCTGGAGGGTTTTTGTTTGGGGGGATTTAGGGAAATACATTGGTTCTCAAAAATACCTGGAGGGTTTTTGTTTGGGGGGATTTAGGAAACATACACATGTTCTCAAAAATACCTGGAGGGTTTTTGTTTTGGGGAGATTTAGGAAACATACACATGTTCTCAAAAATACCTGGAGGGTTTTTGTTTTGGGGAGATTTAGGAAACACAGGTTCTCAAAAATACCTGGAGGGTTTTTATTTGGGGGATTTAGGGAAACACAGGTTCTCATCACCTTCCGAAGTTTTCATTTGGAGAACATTTAGGAAAATACATATTCACATCTTTTGAAAAATACCTGGAGGGTTTTTGTTTTGGGGAGATTTAGGAAACATAGATTCTCATCTTTTGAGAACTACCCTCCAGAGGTTTTGAGAACATTTAGGAAAACAGGTTCTCATAACTTTCCGAAGTTTTCATTTGGAGAACATTTAGGAAACCTAGATTCTCATCTTTTGAGAACTACCCTCCAGAGGTTTTGAGAACATCTAGGAAAACAGGTTCTCATAACTTTCCGAAGTTTTCATTTGGAGAACATTTAGGAAACATAGATTCATATCTTTTGAGAACTACCTCCAGGGGGTTTTGAGAACATTTAGGAAAGAGGTTCTCAAAACTACTTTCCGGGGACATTTAGGAAAACACCTAGCACGCGAATAAAATTGAAACGAATCATTCTATAACATATACTACCATCAAAGCAAATGAACGGCAAGCAGCGAACCGGTCTAGAACGAAACACCATAGATAAATATTACACGAAACCCGAGACCGTGAATGCATGCATTGAATATGTCAAACAATATTTAGCGGTCGAGCCGACCGACTGCATCATTGAACCGAGTGCCGGGAACGGCGCATTTATTCCCGCCATTCAAACATTGTCACCTCATTGCATCTTTTATGACATACAACCCGAATCGAGCGAAATCGTGCAGCAAGATTATTTAGCCGGAACATATGGTGATTTGTTGCAAAAATTCAGGAAGATTCATGTCATAGGGAATCCTCCATTTGGTAGGCAATCTTCTTGCGCCATTCAATTTATCAAAAAATCGTGCGAATTTTGTCATAGTGTATCCTTTATTTTGCCGAAAAGTTTCAAAAAAGAGAGTTTGCGCAAGTCTTTCCCTCTGGCATTTCATTTGCTATTTGAAATCGATGTGTCAGAGAAATCGTTTTTCGTCGACGGTGTTGAACATGATGTCCCATGTGTCTTCCAGATATGGGAGAAGAAGGCGGAGAACCGCCGGGTGACTGAAAAAATCGACCCTCTCCATTTCACGTTTGTGGCGAAAACGGAAAATCCGGACATTTCCTTTCGTCGCGTCGGCGTGAATGCAGGTGCAATAGATACAAATATCGAACAAAAAAGCGTCCAGTCGCATTATTTTATAAAATTTGATGAAGGTATTGACGTGACAGAAATCGTCGCAAAACTGGCCGCAATTCGTTATGATTTTAATAATACGGTCGGGCCGAAATCCATATCAAAACAGGAATTGATTGCAAAATTCAACCCGATATTGGGGCGGTAAGATTTTCATCGGCCGTCTTTTTTTTGAATCGTCGGCGTCCCGACGAAATCTCCGCAATCACCTCGCGGTCTCGAAATTTGCCATTTGAACTTTGCGCGACGATTCGAGCGGGGTTCTCGTTGAGAAATTTCTGGAATTGGTTGAATGAGCATTGCAATCGACTTTGTGTGCTGTTGCATTTAATATTCAATTGTATTGCACCCGATAATGCCTGTGCTGCGTCCCGAATACTATACATTTGCGCATGCTCTTCCGGCGTAGGTCGACGGCGTTGCGGGACCGATTTCACTGCGCCGTCGACTGCTTCGACTTGTTCTCGGGTAAGTGTCCCGAACAAAATTTCGCGGGAATTGGTTAAATCGACTTCAATGATACGAACGAGTTGTTTTGTGTTCGTATCATCATTTTGCACATACATAATGACTATCATATGTAACGGTTCTCCACTAGAAACCGCATCAAACGTCCGGAGTGCATCGGCCATACACACAATATTCATATGACACGTGCATTTGATGGATAAATCGACCTGATTGAGGCGATTGAATTCGCGTGGCAAATCCATTTTGCTGGTGTATTTTATGTTTTTGATTTCTTCTTGCGTAGCACCGTATACGAGGAGAAGTGCTTCTTCCCATATTTTTCCGTGTTGTTGAACTTCGGGCATTTTTTATGTGTTGGTTTTTACGTTGTTTATGTGTTGGTTTTTGAATTGTTTTGATAAATCTAATAAAATTGGTAATTCAATTTTCTATTGCACCGAAGACTTGAAAATATACTTGTAGGTATTTGTCGGGGCAAACCCGTTGAACGCACTGGCCGCGGCAATCGTATAGGCCCCGATTTTCTCCACATAGACGCATTCGCCGATGGCCAGTTCGGGTAACATGATGTCTTCGTTGATGACGTCGATGGAATCGCACGTGGTGCCGAACAATTTGCTCCGCTGCATCTGCTGGTCTCGCTCATTGAATGGCAAAATCGTCGGCAAATAATGGTCGTTCGCAATGCAATTGAAACTGCCATAGACACTCTCATTCAAATAATACATGTTGATTTTCTCGCCAGTGGCCTCGTCAGTCACCGTCTTTTTCCCGATGACATTGAGCACGAGAGTGTGACTCCCCTGGGCGAAATATCGCCCCGGCTCCGCAATAAATTGTATAACACCTCCATCAAATTCTTCGCCGAAAAAGTCGCGGATACCCCGGTTGACACTATGTGCGATAGAATCGAATCGGATTTCCACCGAATCCGAACCCGGGAATCCACCGCCAATATCGATGATGGACACCTGGATGCCGAGCGATTTCGCCATAGTGGCCGCTTTTCGGCAATCGCTTAAGGCCTCGTAGAAAGAATCGGCGGACGAACATCCGCTACCTACATGGAAGGAGAACCCACATACGTCCAGTTTCAGCGTTTTCGCAATATTGAGGAGCTCTTCTACATTGGCCGGTTTGCAGCCGAATTTCGTGTTGAATCGGCATTTGCTCTTGCTGTCGTCGACGGCGATGCGTAGGAGGATTTTCGTATAGGGGTGATAGAGTTTGATTTTGTAGAGTTCGTTCTCATTGTCGGCCACGGTGAAATCAACGTCATTCGAACGCGCATACCGGATTTGCGACGACATTTTGCAGGGATTCGCGAAAATGATGCGGGAGGGGTCTTTGGTGATACCGATGATGGTGCGCATCTCGTTTTCCGAGGCGCAATCGAAATTGACGCCGAGGGAGGCGAGGACTTCGAGAATCACGGGATTCGGATTGCATTTCATGGCATAATAGGGTTTGACGTCGGGCAAAAGCCGCATCCATTCATTATACGAATGCACGATAGCCCCTAAATCCACAATATAAAAGGCGCGCTCGCTCTGATTATTTTCTAGGAAATCATTGATGATGTCGTAGGTATCGCGGTCGGAGCCGTAGAGTTTGACTTCGTATTTTTGCAGGAGGGCATTGTCGAGCGTGCGATATTCGCTATGCGGTCTCTGTTCAAGCGGGTCTGCGTCAACCATGGTGTTATAGATAGTATCGTATGTTTATACTTGTTACAACGATAAATGTATATGATTGTAGATGAATCGAACAAAGGGTATAAACATAATCATATACACCATATATTATGATAAGCCGAAACATACTCGTATCGACACTTGGTGGATGGACGGCTCTCGGATTTTATCGGGGCATACAGCATCACGATTATCTGCACAAGGAGAAGGTGGAGAACCATCGTCAAAAAATGGCTAAATATGAAGCCGATAAATTGCGTTATCCTGAGATTTACTGCGATGGCCCACCCACTAAGCCCACGAAATATCTTCTCAGCAGCGTCGCCTATGGATTCTACGGGTCCATATGTTATATCAACCCGGTTTTCACGCCGTTGTATGTTGCGAAAGAATGTTATCGTTTTGAGACACTCATAAGAGGGTTCGACGGCGAAAAAACTAAAAAATATTATCAGACGTTAGAGATATTCGAGTAACATTTTCAAAAAATATTTATTTTTTAATTTTTTTATTCAAAAATAAATTTTTTCAAAAAAACATTTCTTTTTTGCATTTTTTATTCATACATGTACACAAAATTGATTCACCCCATTTAGCGATACAATAACAACAATTTCTCAAAAAGCATGACAACTATTACCAAACCATCCGTAGGAGCTCCTCATTTTCGCCAATACGCAAAAGGTGTGCGCGGAAGCACCTATACATTCATTCGTGCCATATTAGATTTGATTGACAATGCCATCTTGACTGCAACAGAACTATCGATTCGACTCATCATGAATGAGGATTCGAGTGCAATAAAATGCATTCTTATACAAGACGATGTGCCTCACGGGTTCGAAAATATATACGAATCCGATTCGTCGAGTCCATTGCATATCGGTCATGAACGCACCGGCCAACGAGACGACGGGGAGACATCGCAATATGGTAGAGGTCTCAAGGATGCCACCATGTTTTTAGCAGATACTTTTCATATTTATACACGTTCCATTTCCGATACACGCGGCGACGCTCGTGTTCATGTGATGTTCGATTTCAATGCCATGATGGAATGCGCCGACTCATCGCAATCCTATGAACCCGCCGTCTTTGAATCCATGGACGAAGCCGCCTTTGCCGCAATTCATCCTTATGGCGTCGGCTCCACCATTTGCATCGAAAATATGCGTTCAAATACCGACAATGCTATCGGCACACCTGCCGAATGCGAAGCATCCATCATCAATGCTATAACACAAACCTACACATCCATTCTTGCAAAAAATCCTGATAAAAATGTATATGTGAATGGCAAGCGTGTCACCGTCGACGACGAAATTTCTACTAAAATTCTCAACAACCCGCAATGTATTGAACGCGCAATCACTTACAAACTAATGGTGACTATTCACGATACAAATGGTGCTATAACTGCGATTTCCTTCAAACGCGAAGGGAAAAATATCAGTTATGGAAAATATAATTTGCAGACTGGAGAACTTGAAGGACAATCTGCCGAAACCGCCGATTACACTGCTGCACAAAACAATTTCAATGCATACAAACTGACCTTTATGGGCACATCTACCGTAGATACACCATTAAGTGAACTACAGTTTAAAAATTATCTTCGTGTGATTCGCGCTGGACGTAATCACGACGACCTTCCACCTGAAAAAAATAATCAGGATGGTTACAACAATCATCAATTCAATTGTATTCTGTATGATAGCAAATTTCTCAATCCATTTATCGGTATTACTAGTGACAAACGTGTGCAAAAGCGCAACAATAGTTTGTGGAAATGCTTAGACCTTATGCATCGAAAACTCATGAGTGATTTGCACACGAAAAAACTGCGCAAATCGAATTCTTCATCGGATGAATCGTCCGTCGCTTCCACCCGTACTTCTCGCAGAGGAAGACCACCAAAGAATCGCGCACTTATTACAGAGGAAGTTGTAGCAACCGTTGCGCCTGCCGAACATGAATCTCGTTTAGCAGATGCGCTGATGGCGGTTGCAGAAATGGTGCCATCGACAAATGCTACCATAGTTCAACCCGATATTCGACCTGAAATACAAACCGCACACCATACCGACCGCGAAAATCGCTATGTCAAAGCACCCGATGCCAGAATGATGATATATAAATTAAATGAATTCAAACTAAACAATCCACACATCAGCCTTCGAGACGAATTGCTACATAATATCGGATATATTGCACAACATGGCGACGGTGACGCGTTATTGCTAAAATTATTGCTTGATATATATAGCATATATACTGACGAACAAAATGTCATCGGCGGGGCATTATTGTCGGAAACTTACCAGAAATACATTAATGACGACGATATCGTCGCCGAAGCAAACACATAAATCTATTACACAAATCTCTAAAAAATATGTCTCATGAAGTGATATATTTTTTAACACGAATCGCCTACATGTATTTCTCCTTAAATTCTTCCGGCGTCATGATAGGGACGCCTTTTTTCAATGCGTCTTTTGTCTTGTTCGATTCGTCGGTTTTCGATTTCACAATCAGAGCCAGGGTAGTGGCCTTGATGGAATCCGCGAGTTTGCCACCCGCGGCTTCAAGAGCGCTGATAATTTCCTGGTCGCGGACTTTCGTCATGACGACTTCTTTGCCATACAATGGATTCGATTGGTCAAATTCCTTGACTGGTTTCGGAGCAACCTTTGCCGTCAATTTGTGTTCGAGACCACATTCCTTCAAAAAGGCTAAAAAGACGGGAATATTCTCCACAAACAATTGTGCCGATTTTTGCTCAATTCCTTGAACCGTCTTGACTTTGGCGATTTTTTGTGCCGGCGTTTCTTCCACTACTAAAATATCAGGATGTGCCTCCATAATGGGGGCAAGTTTTCGCTCTCCGAATCCGCGACCGAGTTTGCCCGAGGCCACCATGATTTTGAGTAGAGTGGCTTCGCCGACTTTGGCGGCAATGTTTTCGACGTATTTAGGTGCCATAGATTTGAATCCTGCGGTTTTGAAATCGGCCTCGGTCATTTTGAGGATTTTCGCAACGGTGTCGAATCCGGCGTCCATGATTTTGCGGACATTGCCGGCCTTGAGGCCATCGACTTCGAGTTCACTGAAAAACGCGGTGACGTTTTTCTCTTGCACGGTGCGGTCGTCTGCCGCATTTTCCAGTAAAATATCGACGTGTGTTTCATTCCATACGTATGGCACTAACGGCATCAGTGGTTTTTCGGCGGGCACGGTCGTAGATAGGATTTTCGGTATGACATCGCCGGACCTTATCAATTCGACCAGTGCACCGACACCGATTTTATTGTCTTCGATGAATTTCGCATTGTATCCGGTGGCATAGGTGATGGTGACGCCACCTAAACGAATGGGTTCAATGCGAACGCGGGGCTTCAAGAATCCGTCTTTGCTAGGCGACCATTCGACATCTACGACTTTGGCTTCGGCTTTCTGGTCGGAAAGCATCATTTTGAAGGCAAAGGCGTGGTCAGGATTGCCGGAAATGCGGGGATGAATCGCGTCGTCAGTGACAATAATACCGTCGATTTCATAAGGATGGTTTTTGCGCATATCGACGAGATAATCCGACAGTAGTTCGTTAGTGAGGGCGGTCTCCATCTTGTGTTCGACGACTTTGAAACCGAGTTCGGTGAGTTTTTTCAATTGCTCACTGGGTTTGAGTTTTGGAACCACGACTTCGTAGGTGACGAAATCGAGGTCGGCGGCCTTATTGTCGACGGTTTTAGCATTGATAATACCCGAGACTAAATTGCGCGGATTGGCGAATTGGTCGGCGTATTTGGATTCGAATTTGGATTTCGAAATCAAGAACTCGCCTCGCACGACAATACCCTTTGTAACTGGTAATTTGAGGATTTTGAGGAGGTGACTAATGTCTTGGCCGATTTTTCCATCGCCTCGGGTATATAATTTAGGCGTTTCACCTTCGGTGGAATAAAGACCACTGACCCCGTCTAATTTGCACGACAATACGTAGGGGCCTTTGTATTTGGCGACCCATGCAGGTAAAGCGCCGGAGTCGGGTTTGATTTTGTCCATGGACCACATTTCGTAAGGCAGATTGACTTTGTTTTTGCCGGTAATGATGGGTGCACCGATTTGTTGATTGGTGATGTCTTTGGGGAATTTCGTTTGCATATATTCCTTCACAATGTCGTATTCATTGTCGGTCAAAAGGACTTCGTTGATGGTGTTATAGTATTTGTCACTGGCTAACACAATAATAGCGGCGAGTTCATGCTGAGTGAGCGATTCGATGGCAGAAATACCTGCGGTTTTGAATTGTTGGATATGGGTTTTCGTGTTGGTGATGTTTTCAGTGGTCATATCGGCAACGGTGAATGGTTTATGAGATGGTTGTTGCGTTGTTTTTAGGTCAGTTTGTTTTTTGGTTTTGTTGGTGGGGGATTTCTTTTTGCGCGTTTGTTTTGGGGCAGATGCTTTAGGTGAGGGTTCTTGTATGGATTTAGGTGAGGGTGCTTTAGGTGAGACAGCTTGTATGGATTTAGGTGATGGGACTTTAGGTGAGGGTGCTTTAGGTGAGGGTGCTTTAGGCGATGGGACTTTAGGTGAGGGTCCTAAATCATGTTTTGTGAGAACTTGATGACAAAATTCTTTCAGTTCGGGCGATTTAGGAATAATTTCATCTACGCAATCATCGCATTTAGACATGGTATATATACAGACTAGATATTTCTAGCAGTGGATTACAAAAATTACAATTGTATTACAAAAAGCACAACTATATTTTTTGTGAAAATTTATTTGTTATAGTTAATATATATATCAGAAATGGTATTCACATTTTCCGATCCAACGACCTGGTCAGACGCTGATTTTACGAATGGTAACTTATCTACCACCGCACTAGCATCTATGACTGCCACAATTGCTTCCCAGATTACTTCAAGTCAAATGGGCAAATTTTCAGCAGCCCAGATTGCAGCTTTTCCAACGTCCACTGTTTCTAGTATCGTTGCCATAGACGGTATTGATGCTTCAGCCATTTCATCCATCGCGGATTTTTCTTCCATGATAGAGGCGCAAATCAAATTATTAACCAATCCTCAGATTTACGCTCTTGCTTCTAACAAAAAATTAACATCATTTTCGACAACTCAATTAGGTTATCTTACTTTTGCACAAACCAAACAATTGACTTACTCTTACACTGTATCCAATTCTGATACATCTGGTATTGCTCAATTGAAAGATTTATCTTACTTACAAGTGCGTGCGTTGAGTCATATTACCCATGCTGAAATTCTGACAACTGAAGTCATTTCTGAACAATTGAGCACAAGTACTAGTTATTGGATGCAAAAATTAAGCGCTTCTCAATTAGGTTCCTTATCTACCGCACAATTTACTGCTATTGTTGCTGCTCAATTCGGATATTTCAGTGCAACTCAAATGGCTGGATTTACATCTACCCACATGACAAATTTATCACTAGCTCAATTTCAAGCAATTACGGGTACTTCTGGAACAGGAACCAATGATGCAACTGACTCTCTAGTATCTGCCATTTCCGGTATTACAACTACCGCAATTGATGATATAACCGCAAGTCATTTTGCCAGTATAACAGAATCTCAATTAGGTGCATTAACTACTTCACAAATAGCTGTATTGACAAATTCCCAAGTGTCTAATTTGCCAGGGTCTGCAGTAAGTTCGAGTGTTCCATCAACTTCTCAAATGGCTGCATTTACTATTAGTCAAGTTTACTATTTTGCCAGTGGCATCGGTAATTTTTTCAACTTGTTAAGCGCTTCCCAAGTCAATGCATTAACCGAAGACTCCGGCGTTTCTCGTATTTCAAATGTAAGCACTGCTGCAATTAACTATATGAAACCATCTGTTATTCACGGATTAGATGCCACCACTACCGGTTCTTTGACTTCTACTCAACTTGCAGTCTTAGATACCTATACAAGTTCATACGACCAGGTCCAGGCATTAAACGTCGCTGATTTAAAAAGCAACATCGTTTATTTATCTTCTACCCAAATCAGTAACTTAACCTATGCAGCGGGTGCATCTGGTTCAAACACTAGCACTAGCGGAAATGGTCAAATTGGTGATTTAACGACTTCATCTCCAAATCAAATTGATTTATTATCTAGCACCAATTCTTCATCAAACTTAATGGTCGCCGGTTTCACTGTTGACCAAATCCATGTTGTATCCAATAATCAATTTGCACAGATTCATGCCAATGCATTTGCATATTTTTCAGCGGCTCAAATTGCAGCATTCCAAAATGTTAATATCCACGGTTTATCTGCTAGTCAATTTGCTAAAATCACTTCAACCAACATTGCCGGATTCAGATACACAAAAGTCGATAGTGAATCAGTAAGTGCTAATGATAAATATGGTTGGATTCAAGCTATTTCTACCGACCGTATTAAGGAATTGACTTCTTCCCAATTTTCCGGATTGACTACTTCTCAAATCCCTGGATTAAGTCTAGACCAAGTCGCAAACCTACCTAGCGGCGCAGTGTCATCCTCTGTTCCATCTCAAACACAAATTCAATCATTTACCGTTAGTGGCACCACTGCTACTAATAGTGTAGTCGCAAATCAAGTTGCAAACTTACCTGCAGCTTATGTGTCTGCGTTTGCAGTTGCCCAATTGAACTATTTTACCACAACTCAATTCGCACAATTATCGCAAGCTGCCATTAAAATATTATCGAACACTCAATTAGCTGGATTAGATATTGACCACGTAGGAGCATTGACTAAATCCCAATTAATCACTTTAGATTCTACCGATTCCAACTATAACGCATGGACAGCAACCACCTCTGGCCAGGTCGCTTCTTTGACTGCATCGTATATTACCGCTGCACAACTATCGAATTCTACAGATGGGTTTGCTGATGCACAAATCAGTAATTTTTCATCATCTCAAACCGTAGTATTTTCATCTACTCAATTGGCGTCGATTGTTTCAAGCACCCGTTTGAATAAGTTCAATGCTGGAAATTTCCAAAACACCTTACCATTAACCGCCTGGCAAATTTCTATATTAGATTCTACCAATATGGGTCGTTTAACCGTCAACCACTTAGCAAGTTTAACTACTGCACAAAAAGTAGCCGCCATCACCATCACTGCCATCAATTCTACCAAAGTATCATCACTTGACCCTTCAAAACTAACTACCGGTGCAAATACATCGATTACCCCAACCACTGCTGAATCTGAATTAGGAGCATCTGCTAAATCTGTCATTCCTCAAATTGAATTTATGTCCGAAGCCCAAGTGCAAGCATTAACTATTTCTGGTTTTACCGAAGCCCAAGTGCAAGCATTACATATGCCTTATGTTAGTGCATCACAAATTGCTACTCTTTCAAAAATCGGCTATTTATCCGTGCAAGGAACTAGTGCAAACGCATTAGCAGTTCAAAATACACTATTTTCAACAAATTCATCGATTACTTCTGGTGTTATTTCCGTTACCGCTTCCGATTTTTCATCCAAACGTTCCACCACCCAAGGTCAAATCGAACAAATGTCTGACTCTCAAATTAGAGGATTTACCACTTCCCAAATCCCAAAATTAACCGGAGTTCAATTGGCCGATTTCACCCAACAACAAATGAAATATTTCACCGACAATCAAGTCAAGTGTTTTTCATCTAGTGCAATCTACAAGAAGGATGGAACCACCAGTGATGCTACTGACTATGTAAATCAATTCGCAGCCATGGGTGAAAACTTGTTGCATTTACCTTATTCTCAATATGCACTTGTTCGCACTGCCATTACTAGTGGTATGAGTGATAACCAAAAAGCAAAAGAAAATGATTATCATTTGTTAGCTAGAGCTAAGACGGTTACAACTAAATTAGCTAGTGTAATTAGTGCTTTGACAGCAAACGACACTACTTATGATATCAACGCAAAATCGTCTTTTTCTGTTATTAACGCCTTGCCAGCCGGATTATTACATATGTTGAATGCTGAACAAGTTGCATTACTTAACGCTGACAATATTTCACTAGTGAAAAGCACAGATATTACCACCATTTCAGCAAATGCAAATTATGCGAATATGAGTAAGGAAGCGCAAGATGTGTTAGCCAATAATATCTTAGGGTCAACTTACAATGATTGGTCATCATTAGCTACCTATGTAAATTCTTCCGCCTATGGATATACACCATCTACCGCTAGTAATTATACCTACCCACCACTTGATGTATTAGGTGCTATGTCGAATAGTCAAGTCACTTCCCTAAAAGGAGCAACTCTCGTAAAAATGTATGCAAATGCAATAGATACAACTTCTACTGCGAATAGATTAGTGCAAATTAACGCCATCTCTAATTTGTCAAACTTGGGAGCAAGTGAAGTCAATACTGCCGCCAATGATACCGACTATGGAGCAGACTTATTAAGTGCACTTGCTTCACATTTAACCAATACCCACTTTTCAGAATTATCGGCAGCTGTTGTGCAAAAATTTACTGCTACTGCATGGGCAAATATTTCCGCAGCAAATATTGCGGTTATTACATCAGCTGCATTTGCTACCGGTTTTGAAAGAACCGCCATTATTACTTCAACACAAGCAACTGGAATGACTACTGCTCAATTAAATGCATTACACAATATTGGTAGTTTGTCATCTGATGCTGTTGCCGCCGCATTTAGTGCATCGAATGTAACAGTAAGTAGTATATCCGACACTCAAATCCAAGCATTAGGTGCAAAAATTGTCAATATTGCTGCAAATAAATTCAGTTCCCTCGTCTCAACTGCTTTTGCATCACCTTTTGCCAATGCTGCAGTAATTACTGATGC